GGGGGTGAAGAAACATTTTTTGAAATATGTGACGATTATAATTTAGGTGGTACTTGGTTTTACTCTGGTGGTAAGAATTTAGGGTCTTGTGGTTGTGTACATAACCCTGAAAAACCACTAGAAGTAGGTGAATTTAAATATAATATGTCTGCTATTGTACAAAATGGAGTAAAAACTAATGATATAAGAAGTGGATGGGAAAAGTTTACTGACTGGGCGGAAGATTGTATTGGTGATTACCACTGTGTTGCAGATATAGCTTCTATTGCGGTTTTATTTATTCCGGTTCCAGGATTAAATGTGGCATTATCAGCGGCAATAGATTTAGCAAACGCAACATCTTATATGGTAGAAGGTAAAGAAGGTTGGCAAATAGATGCATCTTTAACACTATTAGGTGCGTTATTTACTGGCGTAGAAGCATTAAAATATAGTAAAAACGCTTTAAAAGGTGGTTACACAAGTGCAAAATGGGCAAAGGCATTAGGAAAATCAGTAAAAGAATTAGGTGGGGCTGAATTTAAAGGATTAACTAAAGCAAAAGCTGCAGAAAAATGGAAGAAAGTTATGAGGGAGACACTAGATGATTTGTCTGCCGCTGATTTACAACAACTAGATGATGTTTTAGACGCATTTGTTAAAATGGATAAAGCAATAGTAGATGATTACGCAAAAATAGCGAATGGACTGTCTAAATTAAATAAAGTAGAAAAAGAAGCATTTGATAAATTATTAAGTAAATTAAAGAAAGATCCTAATAAACTAACTAAATTTGCAAAAGATATTGAAAAATTAGATTACAACGTTAATAAAGTTTTAAGAAAATACTCAATTAGATATAATACTAAACAAGCATTTATACAAGCAACTATTTTTGGTACACTTCAAGCTAAAAGTAAGGATATTGCAGAATGGTTAGCTGAAGCAGTGGGAGATTTAACTAGATTAACTGGTTTACCGGTAGATAAATGGGTAGGTATAACAATTGATGCGAACCCAAACGATGCATCCTCTAAAAAAATTGCAGAACTTTTTGATGATATGGATGAATACCATTATTTTGCTAATGCAATTAATATATCCGCCCCTTATATAAGTAAACTATTAATAAAATATGGTATTAATATAGATAAAAATATAAAAGATATTGTTTTTAATGGTGTTAAATCTATTACTGATAATGACATACTAGAAATATTATTAATGGAGATAGATGATATTGATAGACAAGAGAAAAATATGGTGAAGAATGGTAACACCAAAGAAGAAATTAAAAAATATATTACCGATAGTTATAATAATATTTTAAATATTGCTGAGAAAGAAAGTAAAAATAATGAATTATTAGAACTACTTGAAAAAGAATCAAAAAAGATTGAGAATCAAGTTACGGATGAAGAAAAAGATAAAATAGACAGTTTTGTTGACTATAACGATATTATGAGTATTTATTAAAAAATAAAGATATTTATTATTATGGAAAATAATTTAAATAAACAAATAAAGAGAATAAAGTCTTTATTTAGTGAAGAAAGACTTTATGGTAACATCATAAATGAACAATCAGTTATTAATCCTGATACTAATAGTGATGGACAAATAGATGCTACCGAATTTTCTGCATCTGGTGACATAATTGATTTTGATGAAGCACAACTTTTTGTTAACAATAAGTTAACGGATAATCCTAACCTAAATTCTGCATTATCTTTGTGTATGCAACAACCCGTTATATCTAAAGCATGGTCTGAATTTAGTGATGATATTAAACCTAATACTTCTTGGTCGATAAAAAGTGATGGTGGTGTTTGTTTTTTAAAGGCTAGAAACACTAACAATGTCGCCGCAACAACTGTAATAAAAATTAGTAATGTCTCAATTTGGGCAAATAAATATGTAACATTTTATACTACTTTAGGTACACCTATAGATTTAAGTGATAAAACAGTATTTGAAGAAACTATGAATACCCATTGGGATAGAACATGTACTGGATGTATTGAAAAACATGTTTTAGGAAATAAACTTGCTGGTATTACTCAAAAAATAAAATGGTTTAGGTGGCAAGCCCCAATAACTGATGTAGATAATATGAAATATGGTCAAGTATTTTTAGAGTCAATGTATGATGATAGTGGAGAAAAAATTAGGAAAGGTACAAGAGATTTAGTATTAGAATATATAAATAACATGTCTAAACGTTATAATCCAATAATTGGTGGTAGTAGGGCATATTCCATAGCTAAAACCGAACAAGGTTTATGTAATGAAGCACTTGGTGGTGGCGGATCAACTTTTTCAGGTGGAGACATATCTAAAATAATAAGTCAATTAATAAATTAATATAAAAATGAAAAGAAAAAGTTTATTTTTAGATGTTAAAAAATTTAACTTAATGTTAGAAAGAATGGAACATAAAGTTAATTATGATGAATCTGTTGTATTAAAAAAGAAATTATTAATAGAATCTCCAATAGGTAAGGCAATGAAAGAACTTATGTCTAATCCTAGTGTATATAATAAAGCAAGTAAAGAACTTAAAGCAATTGGTGCAGCAATAAATGGACAGGGTTTTGATGATTTAATAGATGCTTTAAAAGAAACTAATGTTACAAAGTTTAAAGGAATGGTAAGAAATTCTTTAAAATATTATCCCGGACTGTGGAATAAATCAGTTGAAAAATCATTAGATGACTTTTTAGATATGATGGTAGTTGTTGGAAAAAATGAAAACCCTAAAACTCTATATCCTGAATTAATTGATTTTTTAACAAAAAATAAAAACTTGGATGTTGATAACGCTATAGCAAAAATAGATGATTTATTAGACGATGCACCTGAAGCATTTAAAACTAAATTTGGTGATCAATTGGATTTATTTCCAGGTGGTGAAATGGGTGCTACAAGACGTAAGATAATTAAAGATAAAGTGTTACAAAATGTTTATGGTATTAGTGATGAAAAACTAAGGATAAAACTATTAAAATCTTATGCTAATGATGTAAGACTAAAAAGACGAGGTTTAAAAAAATATGTTAAAAGTTTAACAGGTAATGCAGGAGATTATTATGTATTATCTATGAAGAAACAACCGGGAGAATATATGATATTTTCTAAAGACAAACTTGATGGAGAACTTTTAGTAGAGTTAAAGAAAAAAGGGTTTACTGTTGAGGATGGTGCTAAATTTTATCCTAAAAGAGGATATGTAAAAAGATGGTTATTTGGTGACGAAACGGTTATGGTAAGAAATCCAAATCTGAGAGCACTAACTCGAACACTGTTGGTGTCTCTAACTGCACAAGAAATTGCTGATATTATTTATTGTGCTAATGTTTATGCATCAGACGAATTCAAAAGAATTAAAAGTGGTGTGATGGATGATTATAAAGAATTAAGAAATCAAATGGTGGATGGTACGGTGGATGAAAAAGAGGCGTTAAGAGAATTGAAGACGATGACAGAACCAATTAATTTTGAGGATTGTTATGCACCATATATATCCGAATATCTTCTAGGGGGTGGTGTAACTTTAGACCCAGAGGCACAAGCAATTTTTAGTGGATGGAAATCACTTCCTTTAGTTGGTCCTATTGGTGTCGCATTCACATCTATTTTTGGTGATCCAGATATGAATAGGGTTGTTGAGGATGTTACATCAACTGCTACTCAATTTATAAAAAAACAAGTTAAAGATGAATTAGGAAGTATGAGTCTTAAGAGTATCTTAGAATATGAATGTGATTATACAAGTGATGACACTACTTCAATTATGGGTAATATTACAAAGGATTCAACAAAATTAGATATAATAAGGGTTTTGGAAATTGCGGGTGTTAACACTCAACCTATAATCAATGATGTTGCAGATGTTATTATTAAAGGAAATGAAAAAATAAATATCGTACAGAAGGATCTTGATAAAATGCAAAATCAAATTAATATAGAAGTAAGCGGTATACCTGATGAATTTAAAAACAACCTTAATACTGTAAGTATGACTTCTCTATTTAATAAAGCTTGTCAAATAGCTAGAGGACAAGTTATAAGTAAAAAAATTAATCAAATAAGTAAGTTTAAATCAACTAATATAGAGAAAGTAGAAGGTATTTTAGGTTTAGCTTTACCTGCTACTATAGAGAATCCAAAAGATAAATTGGAGGAGTTGGCATTACCTTTTTGTAAAGATGATTATATTGGTAATACACCATCAGAATTAAAACCAGAAAATATAAATAGTAGTCTTGAAAAAGGAGCAATATTATTTAAATACTTAAATAATATAACTAGATCAGGTGATAAGAATAAAAAGAAATATGCAACTGAAGTATCTAATTGGGAAAAGTGGTTTCAAGAACAAATAAACGAGAATTACGATGAACTCAAAATAGAGAAGATGTTCGAAAGTTATGTAAACTTACTATGTAAAAAACAAAAAGAAGAACAATTAAAAGATGTAATAGAGGATATAAAAACTCAAACTTCTAAAGGAGAACTAAGAGTTACAGTAGATCCTAGTGTGAGAGACTACATGTGGCAAAATTCATCAAACTTATGTTTAGATGCTCAGAATATAATGTTAATTATGTTATGGGGTCAGGGAAATGAAGAGTTTAGGAAAATTACAGATGATGAAGAACTAGAAGGTGAACTTTATAAATGGACTGATGATGGGAAGACACCTATATTTAAAATTAGTGAGGATATTATAGATGCGTTAGGTAAAGAGTATTGGTGTAAGGGAAAGCCGGGAGGTGAAATAATATTTAATAAAGAAAAGAATCAACAAGATTGTAGAAAGGATTTAGTTAATACTTTTAAAAAATTAGATTGTTGGAATACGTTTTACGGTTTAGGGGAATAAAAAAACCAAATTTTAGTATTTATTTAATAGAATAATAATTTATATTAAATAAAAAAGTTTTATGGAACAAAATATACAAACGTCATTAGATCCTAATTACGTACCTGAAGATTTAAAAACTCCTTTTGATGTATTAGATTTACCATCACAAGGGTTATTATATAAAAATAATTTAAAACAAATTAAAGTAGAATATTTAACCGCAATGGATGAAAATATTCTAAGTGCACCAAACCTAAGTTCTAAACCCGATATAATGTTAGATTTACTTATAAAAAGAAAAGTAAAAGATTTAAATATGGATGTCGGTGATTTATTAGAAGGTGATAGAATGGCAATACTTATATTTCTAAGATCAACTGCGTTTGGTACTAAATATACACAAATGGTTTATAGTGAAGATTACAACGATTTTGTAGAAGGTGAGATTGATTTAGGTGATTTAAAACAAAAAAAATTATTAATTAAACCCGATAACAATGGAGAACTAGATTATATTTTACCAACTTCTAAAAAGAATATTAAATTTAAATTTTTAACTTCAAAAGAAGAGCAAGAAGTAGAAATCGCAGATAATAACCAAATGAAAAGGAGTAAAGATAAAGTATCACAAAAAATTACTTTAAGATTAGAAAAATCAGTTACAGAAATAGACGGTGAAAGAGATAAAATAATAATTTCAAATATTTTGAAAAAGATACCTTTGTTAGATTCTAGAAGTTTACGTAAATATATAGAAGATAACGAACCAGGAATAGATTTTAATACAAAAGCACGGATTCAGGGGGGAGAATCCGTAAGTTGCTTTCTTAGATTCACACCGAATTTTCTATGGCCTAAACTCTGACTATTTACTACACTTACATAAAGAGTTTTCTTATTTAGTAAAAAATGGTGGTTTTTCTTATAAGGATATTATGGTTATGCCAACATATAGTAGAAGACTTTTTATAGATAATATTAATGGTAAAAGTGAATAATTATTTTTTTCTAAATATTTATATAAAAAAATGGTGTAATGAAAAATTTTAAATATTATAATAACATTATAAATGAAGTTGTAGTTTATGTTGATAGTTTAATTGGTGAACAATCTCCAGATGATTTAAGGGATAAATATAGTGAGATTTCTGACAAAAATATTAGTGATGAAGATAGAGTACAAGCCATACTTGATATGCAGGATGAGACATACAGTAGTAACCCAAAAAATATTGACATTAAAAAGTTATTCGATGCAACAAAAAATGGTGAGTGGCCAGAAGGATTTCCTACACCGGATGAATTAGAAAAAGAATTTAAAAATAAAAGTTCTTTAGAAATACAGGACGGTCCATTTAAAGGTATGACCTTAACTGCAGGAGTTTATGATGCAATAAGGGTTAGTAGAGGTATTAAGTCAGTAAGAACTAAAACAAACCCACTAAAAAAGAAAAAGGGACACGCTTCTATTTGTTATTGTATTAACTTTGCTAGAAAATATACAGGTTCACCTTCTGGAAGTCCTGCTGATGATGCAGCAGCTTGCCCTTCTTATAGGAAATGTTATAAAAGTTTTAGACAAGGGGTAAAAGCTGAGTTATCTAGATCAAATGAATTTGAGGCTAAATTAATTAATGAATATCGTGATGATTGTTTAGAAAGAGACGATTATAGGAAAGCAATGTTTGATATTAATGTTAGGAAAGATTATACATACGCTGACCCTAACGTTCCTGGTTCACCTTATTGTGCACAATGGGATAAAGAGATTATACCTGCAGGTGAAAGTTTAATAAGTAGTTTAAGTACACTTTTAAGTAAGTTCTTTAGAATTAAGAATAAAAATTCCCTTTTGAAATCTGCAGAAACAGGAAGTGTTGCAGATAAAATAGTTGTAAATAAAAAAATTGAAATTTCATTTACTAGACCAAATGATTTTGTACATCCTGGTGGTTCAAGAAATGATACCCCACCAACTTTTCCTGACTGTGTAGATAATTCTTTCGATATTACTGATACCACAATGGAGTTTGATATAGAAAGTGCAAGTCCGTTTAATGGCGGTAAGACTGTTATGTTATCTAAAAATAGTGGTGGAAGAAAATATTTTTTAATGACATTTAATAGTGCGGAAAGAGGAGTAGATCAAAACGGTACTATAAAATTTGTTAAAAGTTTAAGTGATAATAAAGAAATGTGTCCAAGTATTGGTTGGAATGGTAAAATAACTAAGTTAACGATTTAAATTAAAAAATGGCAGAAGAAGATCCGTTTAAGAAACAGTTAGAAACCCTCAAAAAATTGAGAGCAGAAGCTACTGACTATCGCAAAGAAATGGATGGTATAAGTAGGCAAGCTAAAAAAGATCAGGTTGAGTCGGTAAATCGTGAAATAGAAAAAATTAAATTATTAGTAGAACAAAAAAAAATTACTGAAGAAAATGGTAAAGAACTAGTAGCAATTGCTGAAAAACAAAAGAGAGCTTATTTATCTATGTATGAGGTTACGGGTAGAATTACACAGGAAGTAAATACTACTTACCGTTCATTTCAGAATTTTTTAACAACCAGTGCCGATCAATATAATTATGCACAAAAAATAGCTAAAGAGTACTTAATGGTATCAAGAAATATTGGTGCTAGTGGTGCACATCAAGAAAGACTAACAAGAAACTTTAAAGACACTTTACCTGAAATTGAAAATATGGGTGGTAGTATGGAAGATATTACCAGTATGATGGAAACATTCGCTGATGAATCAGGAAGAATGAGAATATTAGATCAAGAAGACATAGTTAATATTGAAAAAATTTCTAAAGGTATAAATTTAAGTGCTAGTGAAACTGCAAAAATGGCGGAAATGTTTGACTTAATGGGGGTATCTACAAATAGTATGACTGAAGGTTTAGAAAATGTATATAAAGAGTCACAAAAACTAGGTTTAAATGCAGCTAAAGTAGTAAAACAATTATCAAGTAATATGAAGTCAATACAATCTTATTCTTTTAGTAGTGGAGTTAGAGGTATGACAGAGATGGCTAAACAAGCAGTTAGAATGAGATTAGACGTTTCAGATGTTTTACAAATGGCAGATAAATTCTATCAACCCGAAGCTGCTATTGAAGCTGCCGCTAATTTACAGATGTTGGGTGGTGATATTGCACAGGCTTTTGGTGATCCTTTTGAAACTATGTATATGGCACGTAACAAACCAGAAGAGTTAGCTAAAAAGTTAGGTGACATGACTGAAAATATGTTACAATTTAATGAAGAAAGTGGTAGATATGAATTACCTGCAGAAGCCAGAATGCAACTTAAAGCTGCTGGTGATCAGTTAGGTATTAATACCGAAAAAATGGTTGAGATGGCTAGACAATCTAGTAAAATCAAAGACTTAAAAATGAAATTTACTTCTATAGGTGACAACGATATTAAAGAGAACTTAGCTTCATTAGCTAAATTTTCAGAAGAAAAAGGTGAATTCGTAATACAACACAATGGTGAAGAGTTAGGTTTAGATGAAGTTAATGAGTCTATGGTTGACGAAATAATGGAAGCAAATGCTAACGAGGGTAAATCAGATAGTGACTTATTTAAAAATATCGCAATTAACACTCAAACAATGAGTGAACAGATGCAAAGTGCGTTAGAGTCATCTAAAGCAGCAATCGCAGGAACGACAGATCTATATGAAATAGGTGCAGAAAATATGAAACAGTTAACTACACCTATGAAAGCTAGTATGGATGCGGCAGTTAAATCGTTTCAAGAAAATTTTAAACCAGAATCATTATTTCAAACTGAGGGGTGGAAAAATAGTACCGAAGAATTTGGAAAGCAATTAGGTGAAATGGGTGATGATATCAATGACTTTATAAAAAATTTACCTAAAATTCCTAAATCGAGTAATAATGATGGCGGTCCTGTTAATAATGATGAGGGTCCTGGTGGTGATGGTGGACCATTGGCGATGACTACTAAAAAATTCGATTATACAATTAGTATTACTGGGGATTTAGATCCTTCGTTAATGGCAGCATTCCAAACTAAAATTCAAAATAATGTAAAAAGTTGGGTAGTAGACTCTGCAGAAATTAAAAATTCAGGTGGTAATTGGGAAATTGATTTTACTTAATTTTAATATGTTAAAAAAAACCTATTAAAGTATTGACTTTTTGAAAAATATTTTTTATATTTGACCAGAACTAGACCTTAAAAATTATAAATAATTATTAAAACTAGAATAAATATAATAAAAAAACTAGTAATAATCTATTAATAATATCTAATATATAATTTTATCTCCTGAAATTTAGCCTTTAAATATTTATATATAAAGAATATTTATGTCAGGCATTTTAAATCAAACATTGTATACAACTAATTTTGGTGTACTAAGTACTGAAGACTTAAGAACTGAATTATTAAGTAGGAATTTACCACCACCAACTAATAGAACATTAACTGAGGGTGGATTAACATCTAAACTTAATGATATTGGTAATATCATAAAAGTACCAATTAATGGCACTCAAAGTGAAAATACTGTCGTATCATATGATGAAGATGGAAATATTATTACTGAAGGTGAAACATTTAGGGATACCCAAAATGTTAATAATAATAGATATATTCCACCATTGGACGGATATGAAGAGTTTGGTGTTGTTATACCTTCTGAACCTTATCCTGATTCTTCAGTAAAAGATAGAATTCCTTACCCCGCATATTCTAATACTGAAAGTTTTACTTTATTAAGTAGAGGAGATTCTCCTTATGTTACTTTTCCATTTGATGTTATAGACAAAATGTCAACACTAAATTATAACAATGAATCATCTTTAGGTATTATAGGTGCTGGAGAATTAAAAACTAATGTTATTAGTAAAGTTTCTCAAATACAAAATAAAATGTCTAGTGATTTAATTAAATTTGCTATAACATATTTTCAACCACCTGAAGATGAAGCTATTGATTTTGAAGATAGAATGAGAGGAGAACCTTCAAACGGAGGAATACTACCCGATGAATCGATAGGTTGGCAAGAATATAATAGACAATTAAAAAGTAATAAAGGGGGTAAGAGTAATGATAAAAATCAGAGTTCTCCTGTTATATCTACAGAACAAAGAAGTAATTCTTTAATTAGTAATACAGGTATCAATCAAACCACGTTTTTATTTAATGCTTTAGGTTTAAATTTATATGTACCAAATTATAAAGACAGAAGATTATCATCAACATCTGATGGTGGTACATCTAGTAGATATTATATAGGTAGTGAAAGAACTACTAATAGAGGTAGTAAAATAATGACTACTTTTACTTCTGAAGATTTTAATGGTGCAGATGGTATTAATTCAGAACAAGTAGGACAGACTACAGTTGGTAGGAATTATTATTGGGAATTTAAAGATACTAATAATTTTAATAATAAAACTTTATTATCGGAGACACAAAATTTAGTAAATAACTTTTCTGATGATGTGTACATAGATCAAACTAAAAAGTTTTTTAAAGATAGAGTAAAAGGTAGATTAATTAGTAGAGGTAATGCTATAAGTAGTGAATCTTTTGAATCTGCAATTAAAAACGGTAAATTTTGTAGGGTATGGACACCAAATAATCCTTATAAATATAGTAATGCAATTAGAAAAAGTGGTTTATTTAGTTCAGATAGTAAAAGTAAACCAGGTTTTTCTGTTACATCTGATAATGCATCTTTAAGTGTATTACAAAGCAACGGTTTTGTAAAAACACATTCTACAGAAATAGATAGAACAACATCTTTTAAAAAATATATGTTGTCTATTGAAAATTTAGCGTGGGCAGATAATTTAGCAGATTTAACATTAGATGAAATTGGACCTGGCGATCCATTAAGTAGAAATAAAGGTAGAATTATGTGGTTTCCTCCATATGATTTAGGATTTGATGAGAATATGAGTGCCAATTGGACTAAAACAGATTTTATAGGTAGAGGTGAACCTGTATATACATATAATAATTCTACTCGTAGCGGACAGTTAAAATTTAAGGTATTGGTTGATCACCCTAAAGTAATAAATGCATATAGAGGTAGAAGAACAAATGAAATAGAAAGATTTTTTGCTGGTTGTATATCACCACAAGAGTTTTTAGATTTATTAGATAATAGTCAAGGTGTTAGTCAAAATACTAAAAACGAAATAGAAAAAAAATTAAATATACAAAAACAACAATCTACTGCGTCTAACTATAGTGCTAGTGAAAAATACATATTAAAATTTGATAAAAATAGTGACACAGGTGTAAGTATCGATGCGGCATCTATAACAGAATTTTTAAATGTCCAAAAAAATAGTGATAAAACAGTAAAAATTAATATTAATGGTTTTGCATCTAAAGATGAAACTAATGCAACTACGTTGGCTAGTAAAAGGGCTACTGACATCAAAGCACAAGTAGAATCGGTAGTAAACTCAATAAGTAATGTAAATTCTACTACTGTTGTAAAATCTAGTGTTATTGACATAAGTGGTGATGAGAATAGTAGGAGAGTAGACATTAAAATAAGTTATGATGCGGTTAATGATAATACTGCACAACACCAACAAACTGATATGAATAGTAATTTAGTTTCTCTACCTTTAGATTCACAAATAGTAGATAATTTAAGAATTGATGAAACAAGATATTTTGATTTCATAGGGGAGGAATATCCTGAGTATTTTGAAACTATTTCAGAAAAAATTAAATATTTTCATCCAGGATTTCACTCAACTACGCCAGAAGGTTTAAACACAAGATTAACATTTTTACAACAATGTTTAAGACAGGGACCTAGTATATATGATAAAGCTAACTCTACTGGTATAAAAGCGCAAAACTTAGCTTTTGGTAGACCACCTATATGTATTTTAAGAATAGGTGATTACATTAACACTAAAATCACAATTAATAGTTTAAGTATTACTTATGCTACTGGTAATTCACCTCAGTGGGATTTAAATCCAGAAGGTATAGGTGTACAACCAATGATGGCAGATGTTACATTATCTATTGATATTATAGGTGGGCAATCCTTACAAGGACCTATTAGTAGATTACAAAACGCATTATCATTTAATTACTATGCAAATACAGAAATGTATGAAAGAAGAAGTGATAAATTAGAAGTTGAATCATTTATAGGTGCTAGAATAATTGATGGTAGAAATAGTCTATTTAGTGAATTATTACCGGGTATTGCAAATATAGGTCAAAAAATAAAATTAATAGGAGACTCACCTAATGCTAGTCTTAAACAAGAAGTACCTCTAAATCAGGCATCACAGAATACTGGTGAGTCACAACCTACAATACCATCTAATAGTATTGAAATAAATATTAATCCTAATGGACAAAATGTAATAGTGGAAACACTTGTAAATTCAATATTAACACCATTACCAAACCCCATAAATGTAGTTATAACTGATAGTGGTAGTGATATAGTACATATAGATGAAGTATTCACTAGTAAAAGTAATACTATAGAACTAAGTAACATACCAATATTTAGTATTGCTTTTAGTCAATCTCAAGATATTGTAGACTTTAATGGCGATATATTAGATTTACAAGCAGAATATGATTCATTATCAAACACAAGTGCATATAACATAAATAGAAAAAGTCAAATACAAACAGAGATACAAAATATAGAAAACAGTATAGATCAATTAAAAGAATCTATAATTAGTGTTAGTATAAGTGTATCATATGAAAACGAGGGAGAAGAACTTCAACGTAATCAAACATTTACTATTTCAGATAATAAATTATTATAAGTATTATGAGTACAGAATATTATAACCGATATCAAAAATTCAACTTTAATGGTAAATACACACCGTTACCATTTATCAAAATAGAGCCTAAATCTAGTGATAAATCAGTTTTATATAGACAAACTCAAAGTAGAATGGACAAATTAAGTCAAGAATATTATGGAAACCCTTATCACGGTTGGTTAATTATGTTAGCTAATCCACAGTATGGGGGGGTAGAAGAGTCAATACCAAATAATGAAATAATAAGAATACCTTTTCCGTTTAAAGACAGTTTACAACAATATATTTCTGAAGTACAAAAATATCAGAAATTAAACGGAACGGGTTAAATTTTAAGTTATGGGAGAAGAAGAAAAAGATGTTGAGGTTAAACAAGTTGGTGCGGGTTTAATGTTAGTAGATCCTAACCCTTCAGGTAGAAATGTTTTACCTGCAGAAGACATGTTTATTTATATTAGTTTGACTGCGGAAGAACGTAATAGGGGGGTGGCAACTATTGGTGAAAATGAAAATGAGTTTGAAGAGAGTAGATTTGGTATTATTGAATTTGTATCAACAGAAGTAAAATACAATCAAGCTGGTGAACCACAAAAAAATATAATGGGAGATGTCAAATCTTATGCAACTACAAGTTATACTAATATTGGGGGTATTCAAAACAGTTTAGGTAGTGGATTACTAGAAGGTTTCGGTATAACATCTATTAACATAAAATACAATACTAGTTTAATACCACAAGTAGACATTGATTTTACAGATGTAAGGGGTAGTGGGCTATTTGATGTTATAGAACAAGATAATAGAAAATCACCATATAGTATATTTTTTAAAATGCCTTATCCTATTTTTACTTTGACTGTAAAGGGATATTTTGGTAAACCTGTATCATATTGTTTAAATTTGGTTAACTGGACATCAAAATTCGATGCTGGAACTGGTAATTTTAATATTTCCGCAAATTTTTTAGGGTTTCAACAAGCATTTCTTGCAGATATTACAATAGGAGATGTAATTGGTACACTTAATACAGAAATAGGAATTAAAAATTTAAATGAGTTACCACTCACAGTTGGGACAATTAAAAATGGAACAAGTGATGGAACTCAAACAATAGCTACACCTTCATTAGATGATTTTGTAAAACAATTAAGTAAATTACAGATAGACTTAGAAGAATTAAAAATAGAAAATACTAAATATAAAGAACTACAAATATTAAATACACAGGAGAAAAAAGTAGAAGAAATATTAAGCTTTATTGGTAGCCCAATACCAAAAGCAAACATCGATACTTATAAGGACAAAACTAGTGCACCACCTTACTTATCACAATTAAATTCACCAAATACAACAAATACAAATGGAATTAAATCAGTAAATTTAACTTTAGGTGAAAATTATTTATCTATAAGAGATTTATTATTTGTTAAGTCTACAATGATTCCATCATTAAACTTATATATGAATGATTTAAATGATCTTATTACAGACTATGTTAATTTTTATGGTGAAAATAAAAGTAGTCTTAGTAATAATGATAATATCGCTAAAGGAATATTAGGCGGATCAGCAACAAAAAACACAGAGTACTGGAGATTTTCCGAAAATATAGATGGTAAAAACGTAAATTACGATGAGTTTACATTAAATTTTGGGGGTGTTGCTGGACAAAGTGGTTTATTTTCTCCTACACAATTAAATAACATTAGCAATCAAATTGATTTTTTTATAGATATAGATGTTACCAAAAAAGGACAAATAACTTTACTTGAATTTATCGATGAATTAAGTCGTGAAGGTAGTATATTAACTAAAAATAATCCAAGCGAATATGATGAAGCTAATAATAACTTTGATGTATCTCAAATTGTTATAAATGACTATTCTAAAGACACTAATAATAATGAGCCTGGTAATTTAAATAGTGGTTTTGGTAACGCTACACCTGGAATAGTATTAGACTTTAGGGCAATCAGAATGATGGTGAATGATATGTTAATTAATATTCGTAAATCAAAAAAGAAAAAAGAGGAAAAATTAGTAGAAGAATTAAATAATTCTTTATCGGAAAGATTAGGGTATAAACCTACAATAGGTACAGTATTTCAGATACTATGTAATAATGCACAAGCTTTTTTAATGACGATATTTGATATTGGTTATTCTGCAGAAAGGAAGAACAAAAAAAGACAAAAAGCATTAGAGTCTGCCGGTGTCACCAGTGATTTACAATTAAAAGAAGAATTTGATTTTAAAAGTCAAACAATATATGCGTTCCCTTCTTTGTTTGTTAAACAAGATGGAGGTTTTGTAGAAAAATTTATAGGATCAAAAGAAATATTTAGACCTGAAGATACGGATGCTAGAACTGCTTTTCCTGAAATTAAATTTATTGAAAATTTAATTGAAGCTTTATTAAAAGAAGAAAAAAGTTTATTAGGTATTACTAAACAAGTTAATAAAGCTAAGGGTAGTAGTAGTGGTAATGATACAGATAATTGGATACCAATAAATCCAATAGACTGTGAAAAAAATCCGTTTTATTTGTTAAATGTTGCACAAACAAAAACCGCAGAAGGAAAAGATGTTTTATATGAAAAATTTATAAAAGCTTTAGTAGATAGATTTGTAATATTAAAATATTATTCAACCGCAACAGGAGATTTTGGTACTATGAGTAAATATGCTACTTGGGATGGACTTTGGGCTAAAATATCCTTTATTGATAAAGAAAGTAAAGATACTATTTACCAAATTTTAAATCAATTTTTAAAAGACAATCCATTAACGAAAAAAGATTTAAAAGATAATACTAATAAAATAACTAAAATTGTTAACGAAAGAATAAAAGAATTAAATAGTGTCGAATACCAACAAAGTAATGATGAGGACACCATTTATAAGATAGATAATCCAAAAATGAGTAAACTTATTTTAGGTAATAGTATTAAAGGTAAAAAAATAATTAGAAATAAGGTAAATTTAACGGAAGAACAAAATATTGAAAATGTTAAAGAAGTTTTTGATAAGTCAGTAATTGATGATAGTGTAAGTAAATATACGGAATGGAGGGATTATATTGCTAATCGTAATTTATCTTATACATGTTGGTTAGAAAAACAAAGTAAATTATTATTAAAAAAAGCAGGTGAAAAAGGTAGTTTAACTTTTTCACTAAAAAGTGATATTACATTAATTGATGGAGGAATCAACCCTGCAGACAATCCAGCACCAAATACACCTATAGTTACCGATTGGATTAACCTTTATGTTAAAAAATCTGAACCTGTAGAAGGCGAAAGCGATACAGAAAAACCAAAGTATTTAACAGATTCAAATTTATATAGTAATAACACTTCAGATTTATCTAAAGCACTTTTATTATTATCTACATTACCATTTAAAACTTGGACTAAAACAGTAGAACAAGAAATACCTGAAACTGGTAAGTTAAATTTTATAACCCCACCAATTATTTATACATTACCTAAATATTTTTTATACTATATTGGTGGTACTTTATGGAGAAATAGTTTAGAAATTGATCCCATAGTATGGGATAACTCAATATATAGTGGTTCATCTATACCCACACAAACAACATATATTAAACCTTTATGGTATGGCTCAGAGACAAGTTTAAGTAGTAGTTTGTTAGATTTGCCGGTACAGACAAAAAATAATTTAATAGATTATTTTACTAAATGGGTAAATGATGGAAGTTTTTCTAAATTTAGTAAAGCGGTAATAGAATATTCTAACGATGATTTATCTATTGATGAAAAGTTTAAAAAAGGTATAAATTTAACAACCTTTTTGAAAGAAACAGAAAAATTAATTGTTGTAACTAATGAAAATAGATCTTCAGATTTTGATTCAGTCAATTTTGACACTTATTTAAATAATTTTAAACAAAGTTTTAATAAAGAAATTAAAAGTAGTGATAGTAAAACAAATACAACAGAATCAACTGATAAGACTAATAATATGGAGGATATTAAACAAGCTGCATATAATAGTATAAAAAATGTATACGATAGATGGGTGGCAGGTAACACATCCAAAAGGGAATTAGCTTTTAACGCTTGTGCCAAAGACAATAAAGACTTATTTAAGTATTTTAGGTTTGTCGATAGGGGGTTTAACGATATTGGTGATAAAGCTATAATAAATTTAGAAAGTGTTATTAGTATAAGTCAAAATTTAACTACTAATATGTATTTTTATATGTCTAAATTACTTAGAGACAGTAATTTTCTTTTTCAAATACTACCTAATTATGTTAACTATAGAGACCCGGAAGAAGTTTCTACTATGTTTAAACCCATAACTAATATTTCGGATAGAAATAGTAGTAGTGGTCCAACATATCTTTGCATTTACGCAGGAGGTGCGTCACAAGTATTAAATATAGAAGAACAAAATAGATATACATTTAAAAACGATGGGTTTAATTTGGATTTTCCACCTTCTGATATTTTAGCACCAAAGAAGTCAGAAAAAAGACAAGCAAGACAACAAAGTAGAAAAGAAAAAAGGAGACTTAGAAGAGAAGCTAAAGGTAAATCAGTATCTAATGCTTCTGAAGATAACGTTAATTTAGTTGGTTTTAGAGTATCATTTGGTACAGAAAACCAAACAGTTTTTAAAAGTGTATCATTGAATCAACAAGAACACAAAGATACTGCGGAATACCATAAAACATTAACTGACTTAATTGATAAAAGAGGTGGTACTAGTAGAACTTATCAAGGTACAGATTTATATAAGATGTTTAGATCTCGTTCATATACTTGTAGTGTTGAAGCTTTAGGTTGTATGAATATTCAACCTATGATGTATTTTCAATTAGACAATGTACCTTTTTTCGATGGTGCATATATGATTTTAAATGTTACACATAATATCACCCCTAACCATATGACTACATCTTTTACTGGTGTAAGACAAAGTAAATATATAACACCAGTTGTAGATAAAATGACTACTTTTTTAAATATAGGTTTAGACGATACATTAGAAACAGAACCTATTTTACTTCAAAGTTCTATAAGACAAGAAATTAATTTTAATACTGGTATTCCTGCAGATAAAGGTCCTGATGAAAATTTTAATTTTGATTCTATAACTGAAAGTAATTTAATAACTATGGGGATAAGTAATGCATCCACAAATTTAGCTACTAATTTAAAAAATACTTTAAAAGGATTTCGTATTAAAAGTAATTCACAAGTTACTATGTTCTTAGCAAATGCTATGACAAAATCAAATAATTTTAGTATAGATGTTTTAACATGGAATAATTCAGATAGCGATAAAGGGTTTGAATTATATAGTCAAATCGATAACCGATTTGGTAATCGAGATTTTGATACTACTAAAGACGCTTATGTTTTTAGACCTAGAGGTTTTATTCCTATCATAGGTAGGGATCAATATATGAGGTTTAGTGAAGATACAAAAACACCTATGACTAAATTAACTGGTGATACCATAGATATTAAAACATCATGTGAAATATCTGCATGGAGATGGACTAATTATCCTTATAGTGGTAGTTACCAGAACAAAGGCAAAATAGATGAACAACAAAAAGCCAAAGCGATAAAAGAAGCAAGAATGAAAGTAAATCAAGAAAAAATCAACCTTTCACTAAAGGAAATTTCTCCCGAAGAAAGAAATAGTAGGGTGACAGAAAATGATAAGTTAGAAAAAGAAATAAACGACATTAACAAAAAAATTGAAGAATTATCTACACAAAAAGATACGAGATTAAAAAGTGAAGAAAACTACCCACCTGGTGGTTGGGCAAATGGTGGACAAGCTGAGAATTTTAATCATACTGTAAATAGTTTAAATTTTAAAGATGGAAAAGATATAGAAGATTCGTTTGAAAACTTTGCAATAGTTTTAAACACTTTACCGGTAAAAGGTGGTGGAGATAAATTAATAGGTCAAACAGTTGGTGGTACTAAATTTAAAAATAAAGGAGTAAATTTATATAAAAAAAATAAAAATTCTGATTTAACTATTGAACCATCCACTGTATAGTTTGTTTTTAACATAAAAAAATAGTATATTTGTAATATGTATATTGGAAATATAGTAACTAAAGATAAATTTTCAGATAAAAAATATAATGTTTGTGAAAATATTTCACAAATAAACGATAATTTTATAACATTAATTATTGGTTGGGATACAACTAAAGAAATTTATGGTGAAGAAAATGTTTCAATACTAAATAAGAAAATTGACGATAAAACTTTTTGGACTTTTAATAATAATGAAAGAAAAGTAGATTTAGAAATAGACTTAAAAAAATTTCAACACAGATGTTTGGATTTTATAGATAATAAAAATAGTTATGTTTTTGTTGATTTAATACATGATAATCCTAAAAAAATAAGAAAAATAATAAGAAAAATATATTCATTAAATAATATTATTACAATTATTAATGATGATATGGTATATTTATACGATAAAAATTTAGTTTTTGGATTAGACTTAAAAATATTATTATTTTTAGGTTTAGATATAGATAAAATTAAACATAAAATAAATCAACTTTCTAAGGTAACTTTATCTGAAAATGAAATATTTAATAAATGTATAGGGTGTGTAGATTATAACAATAAAAAAATCATACCATACATTTATAGATATGGAACAACAGACAAAAATAATCACACTAGCATCATTTGTTGATGAGGATAGAATAGATGGTTTCAGTGATTATATAGAAAAAAGGTTTAAAATACCTAAAGAAAAATTATTTATTTATACTTCCCCGCAAGAAATAGGTAAAAAAATTTTAACATTTAGATTATATTTAAGGGATGGAAAAAAAATAAATACTAAATCATTTTTCCCTACCACTATCATAACACACAAAAAGGGAGAGTGTTTTTATACTATTAATGCACTTAATAAATTGATTGAAAGTGAAAGTAATGGAGAAACAGGTAATTTAAATCATAAAGAACATAAGATAGAATGGGATAAATACCAAAATAAAATGTTGATAACTAAAAAAAATGAATTAACTATTATAGATATTAAACGTAATTTTTCTTAAAATTCTTATATTTATAATAAAAGACCTTAATATGGATAATAAAAAAGACATACAAAGAACTAAAGATTTAGAAGACTCACTTAATGAATTTCTTAAAGTTAATGAAGAAAAAGAGTGTGAAGGGGAAGAATGTTTAATTAATGATGGTAAAGAAATTGTGGAAAGAGTTAATAAAGTTTATAAAACTACTGACGGAAGACAATTATTAATATAAAAAAAATGGATAAGAAAAAATTAATATCGGAAGAGTTAAAAAGACATATGGAACTATTGGAATATACGTTTTATATGGAAGATAAAGTTGGCGGTGATGATACTGACGAACTTTTATTAGGTGCTAAACAACTTTATGAACAAGATCCTGTACCCGCTGAAGATACAGTAGAAGTAGACACTGAAGAAGAGACTACTGAAGACCCATTTGCAGAAGAAGGTGGTGAAGAAGAAACTGTAGATTTAGATACTGAAGAAGGATCAGGTGAAACAGATCCATTTGCAGGTGAAGAAGGTATGGAAGTGGAAGATGAATTCGCAACTGAGGAAGGTGGTGAAGAAACTGTCGAAGTAGATGTTACAGATATAGTAGATAAAGCAGAACAAACAAGAACAGAAATAGAGGGGATGACTGCAAAAATGGATGAATTATTAGGTAAATTAGGTGATTTAGAAGGTAAGGTAGGTGATATGGATCAAGTTATTAATAAAATAGATGGATTAGAAAAAGAAATCGCAGATAGAAACCCAACACCGGTAGAAAGATTAGAAATGAGATCGATGGATTCTTTTCCATATAGTGTTTCTTTAACTGATTATTGGTCAGATAAAGAAGGATATGATGTTGGGGGTAAAGAAGAGGAAGAATACACCATAACTCAAAAAGACGTAGATGATTATAGTGCAACAGAAATAAAAAATTCTTTTGACTATGATAAGGATGACGAAGATTATTAAATAATTAAAAAAATTATTTGACATATTAACCAATAATGACTATATTTGTTCATTATTGGTTTTTTCATGTATTGACTTTTAAGAAAAAACTTATTATATTTAGAAATAATTATTAACATTTAAAAAAAATAGAAATGAGTAACAGTTTAGACGCAATTTTGTCTCAGTATGAAAGTAATACTGAAAACAGTTCAAAAAAACCTAAGTTATCTAATGAAGATAGACTTAAGAAGTATTTCACTGAAAAACTTCAACAAGGTGTAAAAAATGCAACTCGAAGATTTAGAATTTTACCTGCAAAAGATGGTAAGTCTCCATTCGAAGAAGTATATTTTTACGAAAGACAAGTGAATGGTAAATATGAAAAAATTTACTGTAATAAATTAAATGATGGCGAACATTGCCCAATGTATGAAGCAAAAGAAGCTTTATTAATGGAGGGTAGTAAAAAAGCTAAAGAAATGGCTAGAGAGTATACTCCTCGTAAATTTTATGTGGTAAAAGGTATTGATAGAGATAACGAAGATCACGGTGTTAAATTTTGGAGATTTAAACACAATTACACAGGTAATGGTGTTATGGATAAGTTAATGCCACTTTTTAAATTAAAAGGTGATATTACAGATGCTAGAGAAGGTAGAGATATTATTATAACTACTAACCGTAATGAAAAAGGGTGGAGTGTAGTAACATCTATTATGTGTGATGATGTAAGTATGTTAACTGAAGATACTACTAAGGCTAACGATTGGTTTAACAACGAAGAAACATTTAGAGATGTTTACGCTAAAAAATCTACAGAATATTTAGAGATTGTAGCAAAAAATATGACTCCAGTTTGGGATTCAGAACAAAGTAAATATGTTGCAGAAGAAGAAAGAGAAGAATCAGAAACTGCTTCATTAGAAGAAGAAATAACTTACTTAAGAGAGGAAACTAAGACTCAGAACTCTGAATCTTCATTTGAAGATGATGATGAAGTTACAGTGACTAATTTAGAAACCGGTGGTAGTGATGATTTACCATTTTAATTTAATATAAATGTTAAAAGTGGGTCATCTTTTTAGGTGACCTATTTTTTTAAAAAAAAATATATGGCTAAGAAACCAATTAAGAAAAAAACAAGCGATTTTTCTAGTATACGTAAAAAGTTTTCTTCTAGTGATAAGTATAAAGAACAGAAATACTTTGATTTAGGAGAATCATTTCAAAAAGCGACAGGAATTCCTGGTCCTGCTATGGGTCAAATTAATATGTTATTAGGACATTCAGATACTGGAAAAACAACTGCACTAATACAAACTGCAGTAGATGCGCAGAAAAAAGGTATATTACCAATATTCATTATAACTGAACAAAAATTTAGTTTTGAACACGCAAAACAAATGGGTTTAGAGACTGAATATATTGAAGAAGTAGATGAAAGTACTGGTGAAATAGAAGCTTATTGGGATGGATTCTTATTATATAAGTTAGGATTTGAATACATTGAACAAGCTTTCGAATATGTGACTGAAATTTTAGATGCACAATCAAAAGGAGATATACCACATGATATTGTATTTTTGTGGGACTCTATAGGAACAATACCTTGTAAAATGAGTTTTGAAGGTAAAGGTGGTAACCAACATACTGCTAGAGTAATATCAGAAAAATGGGGTATGGGAATGGCTCAAAGGATAACCTCTTCTCGTAAAGAGAGTTCTCCTTATACTAATACAATGGTATTTGTTAACCAACCTTGGGTAGAGTTACCCGATAATCCATTCAGTCAACCCAGAATTCAACCTAAAGGAGGGCAATCAATTTATTTATCTTGTGCGTTAGTATTCCTTTTTGGGAATCAAAAAAGTGCAGGAGTATCTAAATTAAATGCAACAAATAAAGGACGTAAAGTAAACTTCGCAGTTAGAACTAAAGTGGGTATACACAAAAACCATATGAATGGTTTAGGTTATGCTGATTGTAGAATACTGGCGACAACACACGGATTTATTGAAGACGATAAGAAAGCTATTGATTCTTATAAATCTGACTACAAAGAATATTGGTCTACAGTATTTGATAGTGTCGGTGAAGAAGTAGATTTTACAATAGAAGAAGGAGAACATATTGATGCACCCGTAGAATATGCGGATCAATAATTTTTTATTAATTTTGTAATCAATATGTTAAGTGTCGAGACCAACTAAAAAACCTAAATATACCCACACTTTATTAGTAGATGGTGATTCATTGTTAAAAACCGCCTATCATGGTGCAAAAAATCTTTATTATAAAGAAAACCATATAGGTGGGATTTTTCAATTCTTAACTATGTTAAGAAAAAATATTAATGAGTACAGATACGATAGAGTTTATGTATTTTGGGATGGTGTTTTTAGTGGTAGGTTAAGATATGATATCTATAAAGATTATAAAGGTAATAGGGATAAAGATTTTTATTGTGAACAACCACCATCAGAACCTGAATTATATATTCAAAAAGAGAGAGTAATTGATTACTGTGAAGAACTTTTTATTCGTCAATTTATAGATGAGGTTGTAGAAGCAGATGATGGAATAGGTTATTATTGTAATCAGATTAAAGATAATGAGAAAGTTGTTATAATGACTAATGATAGAGATATGTTACAACTACTTAATGATAGAGTTGGAGTATATGTTCTTAATCTTAGAAACATAATTACAATATCAAATTATAACGAATATTTTACACATCATTATAGTAATGTTAAGTTATTAAAAATGATTTCTGGTGATGCTAGTGACAATATAAAAGGTATAAAAGGTGTTAGTGAAAAAACATTAATAAAATATTTTCCTGAATTTTCTTCCAAAACTTTGACATTGAAAGAAATTTTTAGTAAAATTGAAGAAATTCAAAGTCAAAGAAAAAGTAGATTGAAAACATTAGATAACATAATTAATAAAGTTACTGTGGGAGTACAAGGTGAAAGTATTTTTGAGGTAAATGAAAAAATTATTAATCTAAAAAAACCTTTGTTAACTGAACAATCTAAAACCACTTTAAATAATTTATTTAGTTCTCCTATTGATCCCGAAAATAGGACAACTAAAAATGTAATTAAGATGATGTTAGAAGACGGATTAACAATGGCAATACCTGGGGGTAGAGACGGTTATATTAACTTTTTACAACCGTTTTTACGAATAATAAAAAAAGAAAAAAGTTATTTTAATAAAATTAAAAATTAAAAATTATGAAAAAAAGATATGATAATCTTCCTTATGAATTTTTATTATTGATTAACGGTAAACCTATAGTCGGTAGAAACTTTCAAATAAATGGATATAATGAAAAAAGTTTAAGATCCACAGAAATTAAAAATGTTATTGATGATGCAACTGAAGTCATAAAGAACCAATTTAAATTAAAAAGTAATTTTTATTTGTGGAAGTATTATAATCCTTATGCTATTCAAACTACAGAAGAATTAGAGGAATTAAGACATGATGTATATGAAAATGAAGATTTATTCACTTTACAAATTAAAGTTAAAGGAAGGGTTGTAGCACAAAAGATTTTTAGTGGTAATGACTACCCCCCAAAGGTAAGATATGATGTTGATATCAGATCAATTATTCCTGAAATCATCTCTATTATACAGAATGGGATGAGTTTAAAAAAATATAGTCAAGAATATTGTGGTTACACGCTTTAGTGTATATTTATTAATAAATCAAAAAGGATTAAATAATGACTAAAGAAAAAGATAAAAATTTAGGTTATTTAGGGTGGAGTTTTCAAATTAAGTTAGTCAAACAATTAATTGAAGATAATAAATTTTGTGAGGAGATTATTGATATAATCGATCCAAAATATTTTGATAACGAATATCTTAGAATAATTGTTGCTAGTATTAAAAATTATTATGAAAGTTATGAAACAATTCCTACTTATGACACTATTTTTCAACTTATAAGAGTAGAAATAAAAAGAGATATCGCTAGAGATTCTGCGATTGAAATGGTTAAAGAGGTAAAAAATTCAGATAATAAAGATTGTTTACACACACAAGAAGTTGCAACTAAGTTTTGTAAACAACAAGAACTTAAAAAAGCAACAAATAAGATACAAGGAATATTAGATTCGGGAGATTTTGATAGGTATGATGAATGCGAAGACATATTAAAAGAAGCTTTATCTGTTGGAGGAGAAAAAGATAATGGTATAGATGTCTTTCACGCAATAGATGAGGTATTAAGTGACGATTTTAGAAGTCCTGTACCCACAGGATTAGTTGGTATAGACAATTTAATGGATGGTGGATTATCTAAAGGAGAATTAGGTGTGATTTTAGCACCTTTTGGTGTTGGTAAAACTACTTTAATAACTCGTATGGCAAATACTGCTTATAATTTGGGTTACAATGTAGTGCAAATCTTCTTTGAAGATAACCCAAAAGTCATTCAAAGAAAACATATGACATGTTGGAGTGAAATACCACTAAATGAATTAACTGATAGAAAAGAAGAAGTTAAAGCATTATTACCTCAGTTTAAAGAAAAAGAAGGAAATTTAATATTAAAAAAGATGCCGAGTGATGGCACAACAATTAATCATATAAAACAATATTTAAGAAAACTAACATCTAATGGTACAAAACCTGATGTTGTTTTTATAGATTATATGGATTGTGTTGTACCCACTAAACAGTTTAAAGATGAATATGCTGGTGAAGGAAACGTTATGAGACAGTTTGAAACTATGATATCTGAATTAGACGTTGTTGGGTGGACTGCAGTACAAGGTAATAGAAGTTCTATAGGTGCGGATGTAGTGAAAGCAGATATGATTGGTGGTTCGATTAAAAAAGGACAAATTGGACACTTTATTATATCAGTAGCTAAGACTTTAGAACAAAAAGAAGAAGGTACTGCTACTATGGCAATACTTAAGTCTAGATTTGGTAAAGATGGTATTATATTCGAAGATATATTATTTGATAACGGATCATTAAAAATAGACACTAGTATTTCTAGTGACGTTTCATTCTTAGAACACCAAAATGGTGAGGAGAAGAGAAAGTCTCAATTGGTTATAGATGCCATGAAAAAGAAAAGAGAGACATTAGGGGAAAATTAATAATAATAAATAAAATAAGTAGTTAAAAAATGGAGTTATCAAGCAAAATTTTATCGGATATTACTGTATATATGAAGTATGCAAAATATCTACCAGAATTAAACAGAAGAGAAACATGGGATGAATTAGTTACCCGTAATAAAGAAATGCATCAAAAAAGATACCCTAACATTGCGGATAAAATAGACGAAGCGTACCAATTTGTGTACGACAAAAAAGTATTACCCTCAATGAGAAGTATGCAATTTGGTGGAAAACCAATTGAAATATCACCTAATAGAATTTATAATTGTGCATATATGCCTATCGATCATATAGACTCTTTTAGTGAGTGTATGTTTTTATTGTTAGGTGGAACTGGTGTAGGTTACTCAGTACAAAAACATCATGTTGAGAAATTACCGCCCGTAAATAAACCTTATGAGAAAAGAACAAAAAGATTTTTAATTAGTGACTCAATAGAAGGTTGGGCAGATGCAATTAAATTATTAATGAAATCCTATCTTAATGGTAAGAGTTCTAGAATAGTATTTGATTATTCTGATATTAGACCTAAAGGGGCTAGATTAGTTACTTCAGGAGGTAAGGCACCAGGACCTCAACCATTAAAAGAATGTATCGTTAAAATAACTGGTATATTAAGTGAAAAAGAAGATGGTGAACAACTAACTACTTTAGAGGTACATGATATTGTATGTCATATTGCAGATGCGGTATTAGCGGGAGGTATTCGTAGAGCTGCATTAATTAGTTTATTTTCTGCAGACGATCAAGAAATGATTGGTTGTAAATCAGGTAATTGGTGGGAAACAAATCCACAAAGAGGTAGATCTAATAACTCAGCGTGTTTAATGAGACATAAGATAACTAAGGAATTCTTTTTAGATTTATGGAAAAGAGTTGAATTAAGTGGATCTGGTGAGCCAGGTATTTATTTTAATAATGATAAAGACTGGGGTACAAATCCTTGTTGTGAAATAGCTTTGAGACCTTATCAGTTTTGTAATTTATGTGAAGTCAACGTATCAAACATTGAGTCACAAGAAGATTTAAATGAAAGAGTTAAAGCCGCAGCTTTTATAGGTACACTACAAGCCGGATATACACATTTTCATTATTTAAGAGATATATGGCAGGAAACTACTGAAAAAGAAGCATTAATAGGTGTTAGTATGACAGGTATTGGTTCAGGTAGAGTTTTAGGTTACGATATGGAAGAAGCTGCTAAAGTTGTTAAAAGAGAAAATAGTAGGGTTGCTAAATTAATTGGTATTAATAAATCAGCTAGAACTACTACAGTTAAACCTGCTGGAACTACTTCACTTACATTAGGTACTTCATCTGGAATACATGCTTGGCATAACGATTATTATATTAGAAGAGTTAGAGTAGGTAAAAATGAATCAATGTATGGATACCTTCAAAACAATCACCCAGAATTAATAGAAGACGATTATTTTAGGGGACATGATACCGCAGTTATATCTATACCACAAAAAGCACCCAAAGGTTCAATATTAAGAACTGAGTCACCATTTGATTTATTAGAAAGAGTTAAAACAGTTGCAACTAAATGGGTTAAAAGTGGGCATAATAGTGGTTCTAATTCACATAATGTCTCCGCAACAATATCTTTAAAAGAAGAAGATTGGGAGTTAGCTGGTGAATGGATGTGGAATAATAGGGAACATTATAATGGATTATCCGTTTTACCATATAATGGTGGTACTTATGTACAAGCACCATTTGAGGATTGTACTAAAGATGAGTATGAAAAAATGATGAAAACACTATCAGAAATAGACTTATCTAAAGTAGTAGAAGAAAATGATGAAACAAATTTAAGTGGTGAATTAGCTTGTGCTGGAGGAGCTTGTGAAATTACTTAAAATAATGATTATTATTAAATAAAAAAAAGGTATCAAACGATACCTTTTTTTTTTATATAACCTTTTCTTTTAAAAAATTTATTGTAGAATATTTATATACATATGGCAGAAGAAAGATTTATAAATATTGATTTTCCTTTTAAGAACAGTGAGAGTGGTTTTTACTTTAAATTAAATCAAACTGATAAAGATGCAATTAAGGCTGATTTACTTCATCTTTTATTGACTACTAAAGGAGAAAGATTGTATATGCCAGATTTTGGTAGTGATTTAAAAAAGTTTATTTTTGAACCTAATGATAACATAACACATAGTGAAATTAAAGACAATTTAAATGAGACAATAAAAAAATATATACCAAATTTAGTTGTCGATAGTATAGATTTTAAAAAAAATGACATTGAAGAATTAATAATAGTTGAATTAAAATATACAGTAGTAGATGGTACTTTCGCATCTTCTGATATTTTAGAAATAACACTTTAAATATGAAAAAGAAAGTAAATTATAATAGTAGAAATTTTGCCGAAGTAAGAGCAGAATTAATTGGTTTTGTACAACAATATTATCCTGAAGTATTATCAGATTTCAATGACGCTTCTGTAGGTATGATGTTATTAGAGTTAAATGCTGCAGTAGGTGATATGTTATCATTTCATACAGACAGAATGTTTAATGAAACACAAATAAATTATGCACAAGAGAGATCATCACTATTAGAATTGGCTAGAACTTTTGGTTTAAAAGTTCCAGGTAAAAGACCTAGTATTACAATTGTGGAATTATCTGTTACTGTTCCAGTAGATGAAAATGATGGTACTAAGGCAGATGAAAGTTATGCACCAATATTATTAAAGGGTACACAAGTTACAGGTGCGGGCAAAGTGTTTGAGTTAGTAGATGATTTAGATTTTTCCTCCCCTTTTAGTAGTAGTGGTATACCTAATAGAAAAGTTTTACCTAATAAAAATTCCTCTGGTGGTATAGACAATTATAATTTAATTAAACAAGCTTTAGTAGTCAATGGTATTACTAAAGAATATAAAAGAGTTATAAGTAGAGAAGATTATAAACCTTTTTTAGAAGTTATTTTACCTGAAGATAATGTAATTTCTATTGACAATATAATTACATTGGAAGGAACAAATTTAACCACACCCCCTACTTTAGTTGATTATTCCACCTTTGAAAATAATTTTTATGAAGTTAGTGCATTAGCTGAGGCAGAAAAGTTTATTGAAGATCCTAATGTACCTACGACAACACAAGGTATTTTAGCCGGTAAATGGAAAAACATACCTCAAAGATTTATAAGTGAATATACGGACAATGGTTTTTGTAAAATTACATTTGGTGGTGGTGAAATAGATGTTTCAGAATTAAACGATTTTATTGGGTGTAGAGGACAAATAACACAAATTGGTAATTTTGTTAATAATGATTCATTAGGAACTATACCTACACCTGGAAGAACTATGTTTATTAAATATAGAGTTGGTGGAGGCGGTGACAGTAATATTGGACCTAATGTGTTAAAAGGTTTAGGCGAAGTATTTATGGTTACTACAGGTGAAGACGCAACAATAAATTTAAATGTAAAAAATAGTTTAACCGCAAATAACCCAATACCTGCTATTGGGGGTAAAGATCAACCGTCCCTTAACGAAATTAGACAATTAGTTAAATATAATTTTTCTGCACAAGACAGATGTGTAACTATAAAAGATTATATGTCTAGAATAAGTTTAATGCCTGGAAAGTTTGGTATTCCTTTTAGAAGTGGGGTTTGGGAAGAAAGAAATAAAGTTAACGTAACAATTTTGGCTTTAGATGAAAATGAAAATTTAACAAATACTTCTACTGATACATTAAAAGAAAATATAGCAGAGTACCTATCTAATTATAGAATGTTAAACGATTATGTAACGATAAAAGATGGTAGAATTATTAACCTTTCATTTGAAGTTTCCGTATTTACAGATAAAACTACATCTAAAGGTGAAATTATGTCTTCAGTTATTGAAACAGTAGAAGAGTATTTTGATATAGATAGTTGGGGTATGGGAGAAAATGTTTATTTAGCTCAGTTAGTTGAAAATATAAATAATGTAGGTGGAGTATTAAATGTTACTGATTTGAAGATATTTAATAAAGTTGGTGGAAAATATTCATTAAATGAAATATCTCAACCATATATAGATGATGATAGTAAAGAAATAGATATTTCTGATGATTATACTTTATTTGGTGAACCAGATGCAATGTTTGAAGTTAAATTCCCAAATAAAGATATAAAAGTTAGGTTTAAATAGTTACTTTTCGTAGTTTATGAATTAGTTTTAAAAAAAATAGAAATTATGGGATGTAATACATGTAACGGAAAAAAACAAGGTGAAATGTCATATGATGATATTCCTGGAAAAGAAATTAATTTAATCCCATCTGCAATTGCAGATGGTAATTTTAACGAAATGAATATAATATTAAAATTAGTGACGACAGTAGTAATTTTAATGGCAATACCATTAGTATTAGTGGCAATTACCATTCAATTTATTTTACATATGTTTACCCCTAAGTGGTTACAAAAAATACAAGTAAAATGGTCACTATATTGGAAAAATAAAATTAGAGAAAGAACAGAAAAAAATAAAGTAAGAAAAAACACTGCAACTAGAGAAAAAAGAGAAAAACAGTTTTCTGACACACCAACATATAGTGCAGAAACTTTTAGTAATTTAGAAATAGTAGAAGATAACGAAGAAAATGAAGAATAGTAGATATGTCAAAATCAGTTCGAATAAGAACAACACCAAACGGAAAAGATAAGTATGTTAAGGTCGAACTTAAACAAGATTTTGACTTACTAGAAATTTTAAGTTTAAAAATTAAACAGGAAGATGTTTATGGAAATTTTTGTTCCGATCATGGTGTAGTAGCAGGTAGAGTTATAATAAATAACGGTTTTGGTGTACCAAATGTAAAAGTATCTATATTTATACCAAAAAATTCTAATAATCCTATAGTTGAACAATTATACCCTTTTGACAGTCCTTCACCTGAGAAGAAAAATGTTAACGGTATACGATATAATTTATTACCCGATAGTCAACAAACTTTAGATCACACACCGGTTGGTACATTTCCTGATAAAATAGGTATTTTAGATGATAAAATAAACTTAGAAATATACGAAAGATATTATAAATATACTACAACAACCAACGAATCAGGAGATTTTATTTTATTTGGTGTTCCTACAGGTAATCAAACACTACATTATGATATGGATGTTAGTGACATAGGTTTTATATCTGCTAGACCTTATGAATTAATAGAACAAGGTTATGCAGAAGAGTTATTTGCGTCACCATTTAAATTTAAAAGTAGTAGAAACTTGGATAGTTTAACTCAAATAGTTAGTCAAAACATAAATGTTTTAGTCCAACCATTTTGGTGTGACAGTTTAAGTACGGGTAGAGTTATTGGAATTACCAGAGAAGATATTAGTATAGATTCTATAGAATTAACACCTACGGCAATGTTTTTTGGTAGTGTATTATCAGATGATGAAAAAGACTCTGTTAATAAAAATTGTAGACCTAGAAAGAAAATGGGTCGTATGGAGGAAATGATTACCGGTAAAGGACAAGTTGAGGCTATATATCGTACTATAGATGGAGATATAGAAAAATACGATATTGATGAAGATGCAATAGATGAAAATGGTACATTTGCATTACAATTACCAATGAATTTAAGAAAAGTAGTGACAGATGAATTTGGTAACTTAGTTCCTAGTCCAGATGGTATTAAAGGTATCGCTACTGAGGCTGATTTTAGATTTAGAATCAGTATGGATGCCACAGGTAATGATAAAAGACTTAGGAGAAGGGCAAGTTTTTTAGTACCTAATTTAACAGGAAATTATAAATTCGATAACTATGATTTAAAAGAGTTACAAGAAGAAAAACCATATAAAATAAATAGACAGTTATCTACGTTTACTGAAAATACACCATATTCTGGACAAACTAATAATCAATATAACTATTTAGAGGATTTTTACACTTTAAGATGGAAAAAAGTTTATACTGTTAAACAATTCATTTCGAGATACCAATCAAATAAAAAAGACAGAAATAGAAATTTTATTGGAATAAAGAGAATTGAAGATGGTGCAGGAACAAATAAATTCCCAATAAATAGGTTATTTACAAAAATAAATGCAATATATTCTATATTTTGTTTTGTATTAACTGCAGTCGGAATTGTTATTGCTTTCATAAATGGAATATTAAATTATATTAATAGTTTAATAACATCCATATGCCAAATACCTATTATATGTGGGTTAAAAGTAGTTAGTGATATACGCATAAGATATGGTAATCACGGTTGTAGTAATGTTTCATGTAGCAGTTCCATTAATATATTTAATTTTCAGACTTACATAGGATTAACAAAAAAGATTGGGTTCACTGTTTGTTTAAAGTTAAAATTATGTTTTAGGAAAAAATGTGTCTTTGGTGGGTGGTTATGTAAACGTTGTAATGACACATGTTTTCCAGATACCAATCCTGGACATAGTTGTTGTAGAGATATAAGTGGGCCAGGAGGTCAAACTGCTAATGATAACGAAAATTGTACTAGTGGTGGTAATGATAGAAAATATGGTTGCCCAACAAATGATTGTGCATTGTGTATTGATGGTACACCATCAGATAATAAGGATAGAGGTTGTTGTCGTTCTTGTTGTACAAAAATTAATTTAATTGCGTTAAATTGTCCTGAAGATAATGCATTTCCCACAATTAGACCTTCTCTAATATTTACACCATTGGCGAGAAATGTATGTAATGAAACATTTGTTAAAATAAATAGTTGTAAAGAGTGTTCTGGAAGTAGCACACCTCAAATCAAAGAGTGGGTTAAGTGTAAATTAGAGGGTGTCGCTAATTGGTTAAATATGATAAGGTTTGAATTTTATAATGATTGGGTTAGTGGTACGTTATACTTTCCATTAATAAAAAGAAAATATAAACTTAAAAAGAGAAAAAAGAAAAGAGGACAATTAAAGAAAGATAAATTCTGTGATTTTGATTGTGCACCTGACTACCAGACACCAAATACGTATAACAAATATAGGGTTATAGTTGAAAATACTACTGCAAATCAAGAAGAAATTATTGATGTAAATGGATGTAGAGTGAGAATTAGAGGATCAAAAAGGTATGTTACCCCATGGTTTGGTAAATACGTACCTAATGGTAATGCGCAAGTATTAGAAGATATTGCAATACTAAATGCTAAAGAATCTTTAAAATTTACAGGTGTGGATACGGCATCCAACCCTTGTACTTTACGATTCGACGATCCACTTGTGTTTCAAGCTTTTGATGATAATGCAAATATAGAGATTAGAATAAATGATTCTAAAACTATTAAAACGTTTCCTGGTCCACATGGTAGACCTAATTATGTTGAGGTTGAAGATCCCGTAACTGGATTGAGTGTGTGGGAAAATAGAGGTGGACACTCACATCATAAAAATAAATGTAATACTGTTTATCGAGTAGAGAAAGAAGAATATTTTAGATCCTCTGTTGGTTGCCAAACAGATTTAGGTAACAATAATGCAGGTTCAATAGATGCAGATTTTATTACATCCCCACCCGATCCTGAGACACAACCAGGTGAAGACATACCTAACAACCTTCAACCACAAAGTTGTCCCCCTACTGGATGTATAGATCCTTGCCAAAGTGCGGTTCAAGGGTGTACTAATAGATGTCCTTGTACACAACATAATAGTTATAACGATAAAAATATAAAACACGGTATTATTGCGTGGGAAGACGGTAAAATATATTACGCATCAGTTATGAAAAAACCTGATGCGGCATATAATACTTTACCTAGAAATTATAAAGCAAATTTATTATATCCTACAGATTTAGTCGAAATGGGTAGTTCAGTATACTGCGATATAGATGATGTACCATTTGTAATTAATGATTTAGAACCCACAACTTCTAGATTAAGTGAGGAAGGTTTAAAATATGATTTTGAAAATCAAAATGCTAATCCTATAGTAGTTAATTCTGTGGAAGAGAAAGATGGAATAGTAAATCTTAGAGCTTATGTTTCTTTTGGTTGTACAAGGGTAAATTGTTTAAATACTACTGCAGGTGTGGTACAATCACAAGTAGGTATAGATTTAATTGATAGTAACGATTTAGGTATGGAAGTTGGACAGTGTTTTACATATTATGAACATGACTCAGAAACTAGAGATTATTTCTGTAGGAGGTTTAGTACTTTTAAGAATGACGATTTAGAAGTAAACTATATGAGACCAGGATCGAACGAATTTGATAATCTTTATGATGTTTATCCTTCTGCACAGTTTACATCAGGAATACCATCAGTAAATTACTCTATAGATGGTGTTTTAATACCTAATAGTATTAATGATGGTGATGAATTTGTGACAGGAGATAGATGTGGTTTAAAAAGTAATGGTAAATTTTTCTATGGTACAGGTTGGAAAGGAGGGAATAACCCATTTCCTAGTGAATTTTTAGATTTTCCTAATATGTCTAATATTAATGATAAAACAAACCCACAAAATTTTGGGGTAAAATATTCAACCTCACAGACACCATATTATCATTATTTTGGTTTAGTGCCAGGTAAAAGTGCATTACATAGATTAGTTTCTAAATATTTTGCAGATAAGATTGATGAAGTTACGTTACAAGGATTAGGTAACAATGAAAAAGCCGGTTCTAATACTTATAACCAACCAGGATTTAGAGATATTGGACAAAATAAATTTACTGCACTTAGAAGTTGTTTAGGTGAGGCAGTTATTACAAGTGCTTCAGAAAGTGCTGCAATATCAGATTTAAGTAATAGTGGTGTAATATCATTACCAAATGGAAATGCAGCAGTTGGTAAAAATAGTGGAGGTGCGTCCTCAATACCAAACAATCTTAAATATCAAATAACGGGAGTTAATGAGGTAGGTAATACTAATACGTTTTCCACTGATAAAACAAATAATTTTGGTCAGGCTAGTCCTACTAAGATAATTGTTACTTCACCTAATGCAGAATTAAAAATAGAGATTAGTAGTGGATCAGTAGGATCAGGCTTATTTGGTATGCCACTCCTAACAACGGGTACAGGAAAATTTATAATTTATAATGATAATACTACAACTCCTGTAAATACAAACGTAATATCAACTTATGGTTCACAACCAAATACAGAAACTCTTATTAGTAGACCTTTATTTGCGTTTACTAGTACAGTTACAGAAGTAATTAACTTTACAATAAAACAAACTGGTACATATAATGTTTATTTAGAATATGTTGCGGGTAGTAATAATACTAACGGTTATATAAAAATAACTTAGAAAATATTTATATATAGTGAAAGATAAATTTAAAATATTATTAAATAAAGAAAAATCAGTTAGATCAGTTAATAGGACTGAACACATACCTTTAAATTTAGAAAATAGTAATAAACTATTACCATTAAGTGATGAACAGGCGGTTGTTAATAGTTATGAACAATTTGAGAAAGAAAGAAAAGAATCACACATATATAGATTTTATGGTGTATTAAATAGTGTTGTTAGTAATTGTTTATATAATGAAAATATAAGGATTTTTGAGGATAATGGTGTTGTAACTAGTGAACTTATTAGATCTAATAGTATTTTTGTTACTGATGGTTGGTATGGTTATTTTGAACCGCCCGATACTGATGTTGCTCAAATACAAAATGATAATGAGTCATCTAGATGTCAATTTAAAACTTTTGACCCTGGTTTTGATAGATTGTCTATGATTGATTATGATGGTAAAGAGAACTATCTTTTGAAAATTACTTACCCATTTGAAAGTAGAGATATTAATTTAGTAGAAAATAACGGAAACATAAGTTTAAAAGACGGTTTACAAATAATAGATAAGGGATCAGTTACCATAAATAATAGAGAGTATGTTTATTTCAAAACACCTATAAATCATGCATTAGAAGAAGACGATGAAATTAGACTTTATAATTTTATAGATAATACTAATAATGGTTTATATCTTAATGAAAGAACTTTTAATATTGTTAAGTTAGGTGACGAAGAAAATAATAATCTAAATAGAATATTTGTTATAGATATAAATCCACAAGACATAGATTTCAGTAAAGGAATATCTACAATAAAAAGGTCAATAGATAACGTAGTTTCTGAATATTACGTAAGAAGATTAAAATGTTTAACTACAGAAGAAAAAGACTATGACATTTATCCTTCTGCATATGGTGTAAATTATTTTGATGATATGGAAGCGGGATTTTATTTTAAAAAAGATGTTGATGTAGAAGGATTAAGAGATAACTTAGGTAGACCACTAAGTACATTATTTTTTACTATTGTAAAAAATGATAATGATACAGATTATAGTGACATTAAAAATGTTTTTTTTAGAGACAAACAAAAAAATCTACCAGATAAAATAAAAAATAGATTTTGGATGCCAATTATTGGTGGTTATGAAACAGAACAAGATGTTAAAGTAAATTATAATATAAGGGCAGTTGGTTCTAATTATCCTGGAGGAAAACCAAATTACCCACAAAATTATTTTGAAAATATAGATGAGAGCAATCTTGAGTTTGATAATGATATTGTAGAATATAATGAAAAAAACTTAAGTGAAATTGTATTAGAAGAAGTTTTTCATAGAATTAATACTGTTTATAGAGATAATTTAAGTATTATTGATTCAGAAAAAGTAGATAAAAGAGAAGGATATATTTATAATCCTCATACTCCAATTACTATAAGAGAATATTCTGAATATGTTGAGGAAGGTGATTCACAAAACACACTAAATATACCTGATTATGCACATCTAAAATACTCTGCTAACACAGAAAGTTTACCAACAGGACCACTAAAAACAAAACCATTAACCACAGATTCTATAATTTATAGATGGAGAGATTTATTAGAAATTGGATTTATTGATGGTAATGGTAGAGGGGTTGAATATCCGTTTGAAAGTGGTGCACATTATATATATTTTGATAAGAATTTTTATCTTTATAGACAAGATCCACCATGTGTTGTGGACTTCACAACTCAACAAGTAACATTACCATCTGAGAAAGATAAATTCACTGCTTTGTGCTCAGAACCTACTTTTTTTGAATTTACACCGGATGATTTAATAAATTTATTAGGTAGTAATATACCAGTAGATTTATTAGATCCTCAGTTGCAACCTACCGATGTTGATATCAAATTTATTACTTATTCTGGCAATTATGAATTAGGTGAGAGGGATACTCCTGGTGGTTGTGCAGATTATTCGTCATTAAATCAAAAAACAATTACTGATGTCTGTTAATAAATTTAAAATACCTATTAGAGATATAAATATATCAGGAACTACAATTAATTTAAATGTTAATTTAGATTTTTCACCTGTGGATAATGCAGAATTAATAAAGACTAAATTAATTGATGACGAAATAGAAAAGGCAATAAATCCAATAGACGATTATAAAAAAGTTAGATTTTTCCCTTGTGATAATAATTGGAATATTATAAGAAAGTTCAAAATCAATATAAATTTCTTTAGAAAAACAAATAACGGTTATTTTTATAGTAACAGTCCAAGTTATAATGGTTCTTCTTATTATGGTGAAATAGGTTTTAGATTTGATGATTTGTTTTGTAGAACCGATAGTGTTATGAATAGTTTTATTAGATTTAGTTATTATGACACAAATGTATTACCTAATAATTTAATTGCATCTACTAATATATTTACACAAATACTAAATGATCAGAAAAATGAGTATGGATTTGTTTTAACTAAAGATGAATGTCCGGTAAGTTTTGTTTTGGGTGATTCAACTTTAGAACCAGAAACAGTTCATGAAGGATACTATATATATTGGTTTCAAGATTTAGTAGATAACGCCCCAAATAAAGAGTATGTCATATATCTAGAAGTAACATATCAAAACGCTAAAACAGGAGAATCTACCTTACATTATTCTAGAAAAACTACAGATTTTAATAATCTAAATTTCAATCAGATAAACGATAATAGATTTTTAAAAGTAGTTTTAAAAAATGATAATGGTATATATAAATACAGATTTGAACCTAATAATGAGCAAAATGCATTTAATGGTGGTCCGGGAGGAATAAATTTAAATCCACAAAGTGGATTATCTGACTTACCATATTTAACATTTTGGCAAGTAGAACCAAACATTAAAAACTAATGGAAATAATAAAAATAAAAAGATGTATTAGTAATTATGTTAGTAAAGAGTCTAATGATAATTATGGTAAATTATTAAATGATAATATATGTGTAAATGTATACTTAACTCAAAAAATGGAAGATCAAGGAATTTTTACTGATTTTTCTTTTAACCCACTTTTACCATATTTAACTGAAAGACCTACTAATTTAGGTGAATTTAATTCGTTTACTTATGGTAGATTTCCTGCGGCACCTCTTAGTTTTTATATTAATGAATCTATAAGAATAAATGGTACAACTGATGACGGTAAAATAGCAAATGTTTCCTCATATAGAGTAGATGTAAACACAGGAAAACCAATTTATGTCAATGATTTAGATATGACAGGTAATTCTGATTTGATTTTTACGGGGGTAATTAATCAAGATAGTGAAAAAATACACTATGTTATAAATGCAGAATCTAACAATATTAATAGTAGTGGGATACATTATATTACTTTTTTTAATGAGTATGTTGATAAAATAAATTCGGAAGGTAATAGAGAGAGATATAGGAAAACAGATTTTTATACAGATTTAAATAGTATAAATGACAATATAGTAACATTATCTGCAATAACTAAACAAGAAGAATATTTAGGGTTGGTTTTCAAACCAGAAGTTGATAGTGAAGTATTTATTAATAGAGGTGTGGCAGATATTTTTGAGAGACACGCTTTGTTAGGTGAAATAAAAACAACTAATGATATTGATACTAATAGGGGAGGATTTATAAGAACGTAAAAAAAATAAATTATGGCAACAGGAAATTATGGAACAATAAGACCGGCAGATGTATCGGTAGAGGACGTAGAAATTTTATATTCTTACAGTCCCAATAGAGGTGAAAATAGCAGTGAAAGTATACTGATTAATTTAGATCCAACACAAGTATTAATACCTGCGAATAACCCTAATGATAGTGGAGAGATTTTAGGTGGTATGTATACTCTAAAATTACCTACAAATGAATTTGCAGCTAAAGGTATTTACAATATAATAATAAGACCAAAACAAATAAGAACTACAATACAAGCATGTGGTGTTTTATCAAGTAGTCCTGATATTATAGGAATTGTTTTACAACTAAACGATCCAAATATTAGCGGAGAAGATAAGGTTAAATTCGAAAATGGAAATTTAGTAGGATATAGAGTGGAATACCTATCAACTAATACTAATAGTGAACAGAAAAAAATGCAAAATTTGTATAGAGTAGTCACATCAAATAATAGAGTATTAAGTGTTGCTGAAAATGTGAGTAATGCATCGGCACAAGTAGCGTCATACTCTTTTGATGATAGTTCTGATTTAGTATTTTGCACTTTAACTCCTTCTTCCGCACCATCCATTAAACCAAATATATTACCATATATTGGTGAGCCAGGTCAACCAATAATAATAACTAATACTTTTTTTAACCCAATTATGGTGGAAGTAGAAATGGTAGAACATGATGATGAAACTTTATCATATGCCTTATATGGTAACCAAACAAAATCTATAGACGATGGTATTTATACAATATATAACTATGATAACGAAATTTACAAACAGTATGTATTATTTGAAATAAAAGATCAGTTCACAGGTAAACCATTGTATGAAGTTAGGGAAGAATTGGAAAAACCAGATTTCACTAAGGAATTTGATGAAATAACAGATGTGTAGTAATAAAATGAATGCCAACAACCAACCAAAATAATAATCAAAACAATAACTTTAATAGAACTATTAAGGTTCCTGGTTACGCTAAAAGAAAATTTTTTATAGACAATATAGAATATAGAAATTTTGCGGATGATTTAGTGGGTAATCAAATTGTTAATGATGGTGGAACACCCCTATTTACGTTGGGTAATTTTAAAGTTACAACTAATTTAAGTCCTAAGTTAAATAAGACTTACAATCAAGGTAGTTATTCTGATTTTTTTAGTTTAGATGATTTAGACGATGGACAAAGTGATAGTTTATTAATACAAAAAAATCAAAAAGCGGGTTTAAATTTAGATGATAGTAATCCTTTAACCTATGTTTTATATGGTTCTGTAGAAGAAAAAATACGTGTTTCTTTAGAACATATAAAAGAATATTTTCCTGCGGCAATATATGTTGAAGACGTTATAGGTTCGGTTAGTGGAAACAATATAACGGAATACGTTTATGATAGTTTAGCGGACGAATCTACATTTACAGTTAATACAAATTATTTTAATAATCCTTTTGGTTTAGTATATACTTCGGATAGTAAAAGAGTTAGTGATGATGATACATCAAATCCATTAAGAAATATTACAATTAATTATAAAGATTATGTTATAGAACACAATGGTATTAGTAAAAATATAATAAATTTCACTCCTGCTACAACCGTTACTAATAGCTTAGTTAAATTTGTGGTGGAAGGTAATCCATTTCCTGAAATAACTGGTTTAAACTTCTCTCAGTTTAGTTTTTTAAATAGTATTGGAGAAGGTTCTATACCATTTTTTATAAAACCTAATGAAATAAAAAGCGAAAATTTTTTTACTCAATTAAACGACTTAGAAAAAAATTTACTTAATAGAAATGTATATCCCATTTATACTGCCACATTTAAGACACCTAAAGAAACAGAACAAGGGGTAATAGTATTTAGCGAAGAAAAAGTTACATTTCCAGTACTAAATGATGGATATAATCTAAATTTATTTGACGGTTTATATATAACTTATCTTAATACAATAATAGATATTGGTGAGAATTTAGACAAGTTTAAAACTGATATAATAAAAAGAAAATATACTGCTGAAGTAATAACTGGTTTTGATACTTTACCTTCTGGTGATGGTAGTGAAGATTTAGAATTAGATGGGGCTAAAGCAAATAAATTATTAAGGATATATGGTGTTGAGTTTGATGAGGTAAAGAAATATATCGATGGGATAAAATTTTCACATGTTATTACCTATAATAAAAATAATAATACACCTGATAGTTTAGTTAAAGATTTAGCTAATATGTTAGGTTTTGGTGATTTTAATTTTTTAACCGATGTAAATATTTTAAAAAATATTTTACCTAGTAATGGTAAAGGTTTAATGAGTGGTACTTCTACTAATATGAGTTTAGAAGAAATAGATATTGAATTATATAGAAGATTAATTTTGAATGTGGCTTGGTTATGGAAAAGTAAAGGTGCTAGAAAAGCTATAGAATTTTTATTTAGATTTATAGGGGCACCAGAGTCATTAGTTAATTTTAATGAATATATTGTAGTGGCAGATAAACCTGTTAATATTCCACAACTTCAAAGTATGTTATACATTTATACGGGAAGTTCAGACATAAAAGATTTACCTTTTGATAGTGATGGTTATCCACTTCCAATACCAAATGGGGAAGATGTTATAATAGGTTTTGATAGTGAAAATAATCCTATATTTGATACAACTTGGTTTCAAAAAGCAGGTGGATGGTATAGAGAAACAGGTGGATTAAACCCACCTATAGATATTCGTGAAGGTAATAACCCACATCAAGGTAAATATGATGGAGGTTCATTTTATATGAATCAATTTATCACATCTATTTATCCTAATCAAATAAAAAGTGATTTTATAACTTTAACTGGAAATACTATATATCAAAATCAATTTTTAAATTATAACGATGGTTTTATAAATGGAACATCTGATGGGGACATTTTATATATTACACCAATTAACCCACTAAACAATCAAATTATTACTGAAGGATTAAACATAGAATTTTCAGTAGTCACTTCCCCACCTGTTTCGGGTGGTACAACATTATTTCAAGATTTATGTAACAATGCAAAACTAGAATATGATAAATGGGTTGAGGATATAAAAGAAAAATGTGAATTAATATATTCACCTGAATGGTTTAGAGTACAACAAAATTATATTATTGCTAAAAATAATTTAAATAGAGAGATAAATAGTAGGAATGGTAATAATAATGAGGCGTTAGAAATTTGTATAAATACGGATTGTGATGGTATTAAAGTAATTGAAAATCCTTGTGATCTTTACACTATGGTAGAAGATAATGGTATTATTTATTTTACTGATGAAAAAGGTACACAAGTTAATTTCGATGAGTTTCCTCAGTGTTGTGTAGCAGCAGGAGGACAATATTTTACATACACTAATCAACAAAATGAAGAATCATTCTTTTGTGCAACAGAACCTCCTTGTCCCGGTATACCAATAGAAAATACGGGAGAAGCAATTTTATGGCAATTAGAAGGATTAAATGTTGTTCCTGATAATATAATACGAATTAAACCTGATAACACATCACTTCCACAATATGAAGAAAAGTGTTTGAATGAAGCCAAAAACAAAACTTTTAGAAGTGAAGAAGAAAGAATTAAATTTTTAACCGATTGTACTACTAAAGTTAGGAAAGAAATTTTAACACAAATTAGTACTAATACTGGTTGTAATGAATTTGAAATATCGGGTTGTTTTCAGTTAACTGAAGAGGGAGAAAAGTTTTTTGGTTTTATTGAAGACGAGTCCGAATTAGACGGATTTTCGACTAAGATAGGAGATAAGATTGCAGAATTTGTTATTTATGATAAAGACACTAATCCTGTGGGATATATTTCAAATGTTGCAGGCATTACTTTATCATTTAAGGGTTTAAGTGCAATTAATTACATAAAAAAACTTAATGGTACTGTTTTCCCTAATTATGAAAAACTTTATAGTAGTGAGGTAGTAAATAATCCTCAATTATCATTAGAAAAATATGTGGAAGCCGTAAGAAACGCACAACCAGTTACTAACTTTGAAAAATATTTTACTCCTGTGGATTGTGATGGTACTAATACTACTTATGATTCTACGGTAGAATGTTGTGCATATTATGGTTTTGATCATTATTATGTAAATAAAAGAAATGAAGATGGCACTATTACAACCGTAGTTTATTGTAGAGATAAAAATGGTGATTTTATAGATCAAGATGATTATGATATGCCAGATCCACAACCAACAGAACCAATATATGACACTGATGGTAGAAGACCTAATACTTCACCAACAATTACTAAACCCTCAAAGGGAGGTAAAAGTGAATTAAATAACCCTCAAAAAAGTATTGAAAAAGAAATAAAAAAGGTTGAAAAACAACAAAGAGAAGTTACTAAAAAGATTGATAATAGTAGGACTATAACTGGTAAAGAAAAATCTAAATTACGTTTAGAAAGAATAAATTTAGAACAAAGAAAGATTGAATTAAATACTCAAAAACAAAAAAATGAGTTAAAGAATACTAGAACAATTAAACCAGCCACTAGTAAAGGTTATACTAAGTATGAAGAAGGAACTAATTTAAATGCAGTAAAAAGTAAAGGAGACACTATTACTGTAATGTCTAATACTAAAGGAGTTTATAGTAAAGGTAACATAGGAGGTAAAGATGGTGAAGTAAATACTGACTTTGGTTCTCCTTTTGGTAATCCAGACTTTCAAGATATTACTAAATGGAAACTTGATAATATTGATCAATATGGTAGAGTAACATTTGTATCTGTTGAAAATAGTAAGACTACATTGGATTGGAACGCCACTAAAGATAGTGGGGCAGATTTATATAAAGAATGTTGTTTAGGTAAAGGTTATGGTTTTGGGCAATTTCAGATAAATCCTGAAACTAATCAGTTAGTACCTTATAACGGTGAACCAAACAACTTCACAAATGGTTCTATTATAGATTCTTGTGTAGACAAATCTCATATATCTTGTGAAGACACACAAGATGTTAAACTAATTTTAGGTAGTAATGGTAGTGATGGGTTCTTTTTACCCACCAATAATGAAAGCAATGAAGTAACCATTAAATTTGATTATATGATTAAATATAATGCGGAATCCTTAATTGCGTGTGCGGGTATAGATTCATGTCCGATACCATTAGATTTATATACTAACAGTATATATAATTTAGATTGTAAAAACTTTATAGTGTTTACTGAAGGTGAACAAATTAAAAACACATTAAAAGATAATATTCTTCATATCGATACCGATATTGTACCGTTGGAAGGTGAAACATTAGATTTAACTAAGCCAGATAAAGATGGAATACCTAATTTAATACCGTATTGGGACAGTAATAATATACAAGTATGGCAAACACCAGGACTTCAAAAAACTGTTACTGAATCAGATGAATGTTGTAGTGCGTATGGTGGTACATTAGTTCCTATTTCTAATTGGGATGAAGTGAATAAAGTAAATGTGGCAAGAATTAAAGAAGAATTTGCAAGTAATGTTAATGCAATTAATGTAAATGGTAATGTTTCAAGTTGGGTAGACGATGATTTTAAAAATATTATTAAAAACCTTCTAGATGACAATCAATTAGTAAGTAATATTATGGATGAATCTTGTGTTAATTATGTAACATTTAGAGGTGAAAATTATTGTGATGATTTCGAACAAATTATAACTACCCCTAATGTATGTGCGTTACTAACCCCTCAATTAATAGGTTCATATAGTGAAGTATTAAAACAATATTGGAAATTAATCAACCAATTAAAATTGATGGAGGCGGAATTAACAATATGTAACGATGCTAACCTAAGAATGAGTAATCTTATTGTAGAAATAGATAAAGAACAAATATCTGAAGAAGTAGAAAAAAATAAAAAAGAAAAAGAGTTTAAGAAAAGTATTGTAGATTTAGAAACTAAACATTCACTAAAAAAGAGAGAAGTAAGAGACCTTGATAAACAAATAAATGATATTGTAGAAGTAACTACGGCAATAGATTCAGTAAAAGAAGAAAATTTACCGAAGATAGATTGTAATCTTTATCAAGACCAAATTAAAATTATAGAAAATTTTAATATAGAAGAATTTTGTAGAAATCAAACCAACAACGTATCTGACAATCCAGATGTTGTATTTACTGCATACAACACTTGTTTATCTAATAAAAAAATGGAATTAGGTAAAGAGTTGAAAAAATATCAAGAATTATTCCAAAACTGTGTTAAAAGTAATGTAATTAGTGATGAATTAAGTAAGGCTGAAGCTAATAACGATATAGTAACAAAAAATAGACTTAATAGTGAATATGATATAACCTTAGATAAATTAAATGAATTACAAAGTACTATTTTCTGTGAAGATATAAATGAAGAAAATGATATTTTAAGATCAACTAAAGAACAAGAAAACGATATTAAGAAAAATGTTGATATAGTTTCAAAAATATTAAATGTTGATAGTACAACGATAAGAAAGGGTAATACTACTGATTTAACTGCACCACAAAAAGTAGAAGTTAATAGAGTATTAAGTACACAAAAAGCCGTCTCAAACAAATTAAAAATTAAAAAACAAGAACTTGAAGAAGAATTAGGTACAATACAAAAAAACAGGTTAAAGATAAATGAAGAGTACAAAAAAGAACAAAAAGAAAAAGAAGAGATTATAAAAGATATTAAAACTGTAAAAAATAATTTAGAAAATCAATTACGTAATACCACTCAAAACAAATGTTGTAAAGAAACTTTAGAAGAGGTTCAAGAACTACTTAGAAGTTTAACTAAAACTAGAAATGACATATATTATGATACGGAGGTATTATATCAAGATTGGTATACAACAAGATACAATCAATATTTAGAATTTGTTAAAGATAAAATGGCAACTTCGTTTGAGTATATGGATGAACTTACATTAAGTTTTAATTTAGAAGTAGATAATAATACTATAGGTTCTATACCAGAAAACGAGGTAGTAAGTAATTTGACAACATTACCAATTATGTCAAATACTAATCCAATATGGAGGTTTAATCCACAAAATTATAGTGGTGTTGTAATAGGTGGTTCAGATTATAATAGTAATTTATTGGAAGATTCAATAACTGTGGCATTGTCAGAACAAGGTTATAGTGGGTTAAATGCCATATTTGAGCCTAAATGGCAAAACTTTGAATTAAAAATACCACAAGACGTATTAAATAATTTAAATGGTGCATATCCAGATAAACAATTCTTTTTATCGTTAATGTTAGAAAACTACGAGTGTGATGTATGTTTATTAATTGATAATATACAAATAAATTATAAAACTTACGATATATTTCCATTTTATAATACACAGGGTGATGGTTTACCTAAATTAAATTGTACTATAGATAATAGAAAGTCTTGGGTATATGTTGGGGATAGTATAAAACCAGTTAAAAATTTACCTGACGGTAAGTGTGTAGAAAATGAAGTTACATGTGCAACACCATTAGAAATAACAACACAAAATAGGTTATGGCAAAATTTAGAATATAGATATACGGAATACGATTTCAATCACTCTGACTTAATTATAAATTCTAAGTCTGCAGCATTTCAGATAGATCCATCTAAATCTATTGAATGTGATGTTTACAATTTTTGGAAAAATATTAATTGTGATGAGTGTCCATCGTCTTGTAGTAGTGGTGAGAGTGTTACCTATGAGGGTGTATTTACATACACTGGTGAATCAACACAAAATTATGAATTAACATTATCTGCTACTTCAGTAGGTAGTATGTTAAGTGATTGTGAGATTTATAATGGGTTATTAGAAAATATTGTAGAAGACATAAAAGAAAATTATTATATATTAACTGCAGATTATCCTTCATCACTAAGTGCAGGATATTGGGATTTAATTGAAAAGGGTGGTAGTATCGAAGAACTTTATATAGTGGATAATGATTGTAACACACAAACATTAGTTATTGGGGATAGAAAAACTTTAAATAGTGATCAGAGATTAATTGTAGAAGAAGGGGATGGAACTATTTCGTTATTTGGTTTGTATGTATATAGCGGTACAACACCTTATAGTGGTGGAGAAATAACAGAAATTATTAATGGTGTGTCTGCACAAACATTCAACCAAACTTCTGGTATGACTTCTGAGTGTTGTACAAATCTAAACACTATACTAACAAGTAGTGGTAAAAACGGACTTAACTTAGATAAAAATTATATATGGAATAATTCAATCAGCGGATGTACTTGGATAGATTTAAATGATGAAGGAGATTGTACACATTGTGGTAATACTACTCATTCTTCATTTAGTGCAAATAGTAGTGGGGTAACCTGTGAAGTAGTAGACAAAACAATATGTGTTAACCCATTGGATTTCTTAGAACAACCCCCATCTAAAATTAAAGTAAAAGAGGTGTTTGACGAAATGGTACAAAGTAATTTGATTAACGCACAAAACAGACAAACAATTAGTGGTTACCCTACATTGAAATTATTTTACGAACTTTATTTACGAGCTAATGGTTGTGGTGAACAACACAGTGGAAAACTAACATATAATAATCTTTTCCAATTTATGGATCTAATAGGTGATTACTGGTTAGAATTAATAGAACAAGTGATACCATCAACAACAATTATGGAAGGTTGTGATAATTCTGGTAAAGTTTATAGAAATACGATTTTTGATAACAATAAATTTGTATATAAAAAATATGTCTTAAATTATATGGATGTTAATGATAATTGTAAAGTAAGTGGTGTAACACAAGATTCTATAGGACAACAAAGTGTAGAAATATCTGTAGAGGATATTTGTTTAGGTGGTGGGTGTTTACCAGAATCTAGTAAATTATGTGAAGAAGAAAAAATATTAATTCAGAATCAAATAACAAACTTAGAGGAACAATTAAATATATTAAAACAACAAAAAAATTCTACAGAATTAGCAATAAGTACAGTAAAAAATGATTTAAATAACCAAAAAGCAAAAAATATTCCTACAAAACAAAAGAAAGAACAGAAAGAAAATAAAAGAAAAGAAGAACAAATAAATAAAAAAGAAAAACAAACTGAAAGTATAAAAAATAAACTTAATCAGGAACAAAAACAAAAAGCAACACAAGCAAGACAAAAAAGAAATAAACAAAGTAGTAATAAAAAAAATAGTAGAAGTAGTAGAAGTTAAAAAAAATAAAAATGGGAAAATCATCTAAAATAAAAGTAATTAGTAGTAAAAGTAATAGTAACAAAAGTGTTAGTCCACCTTTGTCTACTAACCCTTTTAATCCTTCTACTAGTAAGAATCCCCCCACTAGTAAGAATCCTAATACTAGTAAGAATCCTAATACTAGTAAGAATCCTAATACTAGTAAGAATCCTAATACTAGTAAGAATCCTAATATAGGTAAAAATCCTATGACACCCGAAGGTAAAACACCAAACGATGAATATAGATTACCTTCGTCAGGTGACGGAAAGACACCAAATGTAGGTGACAATGTTAACGACAATCCTAATACAGGAAATAGTACAATTATAAATAATTTAACAAACCAGTTAAATAATTTACAAACACAACTAAGTGTAATAAATAAAAGTGAAAAAGATTTAAATAATCAAATTAATAAATTAAAAGAAGAATTAGTAGTAAAAAATAGTGAGTGTATTGAGTTAGCAGAAAAAGAAAAATTATCACAACAGAATTTTATAGATTCTAAAAATGATTGTTATTCTTTAAGTGTTGAAATAGAAATGATACAACAACAGTTAATTAATTTAGAAAATAATAGTGTTAGTAGTGGTTGTACGTCAAACTCTGAATATAATAGTTTATTACAATATTTAGATGTTTTAAAAGAAAAGTATAAAAAATGTAGAGAAAATGCAACTGCAACAAATATAACAACTTATAATACTGCGTTTATAACACAAATATATGAAACTAATGAATATGAAGGTAATGTTACGGTAGTGGGAGATAATGAATGGGATCAAGATGATCAACTAATAATTGATTGTTTAGAATAAAATAAAAAACTATAAAATAAAATATATTTATAAATAATGGCGAATATAAAGGGAAATATAATAAACCCAATTAGTGTTAATGGTAAAGTAGTAACCGAAAACGAGATTAGAACTGAAGTAGATATTAATTTAAATATTAACTATCTAGCTAGTTCTTTATCCCCTTCATTATTTACAGTTAATAGGGCATATTTTATGGATGATCTTTCACAGGTTAAAAATTTAATATTTAAACCCGTACCACAAAGTATGGGTAATACCGCCTTAACTGATGCACCTATTAACAAACTATGTTTATTTAATTATGAATTAGATGAAAATGAAAATTTAATTGATAAAGAAATTTTTGCAAATATCCCTATGCAATATATAGATGGTGGTAAAACTTATGAACACTATGGTGCGATAAGTGAAAAAAAGATTTATTTAGGTTGGGAGCCTGTAAGTAATGAAGATAAGTATTCACATGAAGAAAGATCAGATGTTTATGGTTTTGATTATCCACAATTTACACCTAGAGGAACACGAAAAATACCTATTTCCGGTAGTAATGACACACTATGTGGTCCAGTAACTTTTGACAATAATGAATATACTTATGATAGATTAAATTATAATTGGTTGTTTGGGCAGAGAGCTGGTATAAGTTTCGATCCCATAAAAAGTGGGGCAACTCCTGTTGTGATAAGTGGTGCAGTAGTATCACAAGAAGGATGTAGTAGTATATCTAATCAAGAAGGTAATTTATTATTTTATACTGATGGTGAAACAGTTTTTACTAGTGCTAATACTATTATGCAACAAGGGGCTAATTTGAGAAGTTCAGGTACTTCTACTCAATCTAGTATAATCGTACCTCGACCAAATAGTAATGAGTATTATATATTTACTACTGACTTTGAAGGTAACCCTAATGGTTTTGAATATAGTTTAGTGGATATGAATAGGGCAGGTGGAGATGGTAAAATTATTTTTAAAAATATGCCTTTAATTAGTACCCCTATTTGTGAAAAAGTTACCGCTTGTTCTCATTTTAATGAAACTGATTATTGGGTTATAACACACACTAGTGGAGATTCTAAATTTTATTCGTTTAGGGTAAAGAGTGGTGGTATAGCATCTGCAGTAATAAGTGATACAGGTACTACATATAATACTAATAGGGGGTACATGAAAACGTCACCAGATAGTAGTAAATTAGTTTCACTATTTTATGATGAGAACCTAATCCAAATATTAGATTTTAATAATACAGGTGGTACATTGTCTAATGAGTTATTAATAAGTGGTGACACATTTTTTATAAACGGACCTTATGGTTTAGAATTTTCATCCGATTCTTCTAAATTCTATGTAAGTGATGGTGCATCCAATAAAATAATACAATATGATTTAACTTACACTTCTTCTACTGAAATGGTAGATAATAGTATTATTGTGGCTGACTTACCTATTACTGCTAGTTTAGGTGCGTTACAAATGGGTCCTGATGAAAAAATATATGTTGCTGATTATCTAAAAGATTTTTTACACATTATACATAGACCTAACGGATTAGGGGTACAATGTAATTTTGAAGAAGAAGGGTTTTCATTAACAGGTATCAGTACAGGTATTACGTCCACATGGGGATTACCAAATGTTATAACTAGTAAGACATTATCTTGTGATAGATATGTTTATATAAGTGATCGTGATAGAACTCCTTTTGAGTTTGACTTAATATTAAATGACGTTTCAAATGTCATACAACCAAATAAATTGAATTTCACTGCAGAAATTTATTCTTTTGATTGTGAGAGAGGTGTATTTAATGATAATCCCGTTTTAGTAGAGGATTTTGATTATACTTTATTTAGTGGAGAAAGTGGTACTACATTAACAATACCTTTAAATGAAATAGATGAGGGGGAATTTATAATAAAAGGATATTTTGATTATCCTATTAAAACATTAATACAAAAAGAATTAGGTAGAAGAAGAAATAGTGTTAATAACTATAAAAGAGGTACGGAATATAATTTATATAATCCCGAAACAGATTGGTACTTTTTAAATCTTTTTGAAGCGGACGAACCAACCTTCATTAATGAGCCAGGAGAACCTAATACCATCAGTAATTTAAGAGTAACTTCATTTAAAACTGAATCTGGGGACACTAGATTTTTTTATAACTCTTTATCAGATCCCTTAGTGTCTTATAATGGGGTAATTCAATCAAAAGGGGTTGAATATAGTGCTAATACAGACACACCTAATGCATTTTATATAGACTTTTTTACACCAACATTAGCAGATAGAATGGTTACGTTAGCATTTGTGGAGGACGGTAATCCAAATGAATTATCAATTGATAATTATACTGTAACTGAACCTATTTCTTCAGGACCTACAGGACAACAAGGGAAAGAAGATAAATTATACTATAATACTACTCAACAAACATATGAGTATTATTTACCGGTTGATGCAATAGGTGATGTAGGGTTAACTTTAAATGGTAACCAACTTTCATATAATATAGAGTATATGAGATCAGATACAGACCCTAGAAGACTAATAATTTTAGTAGAAATTAAAAAAGGTGATTTAATTCAAGTGTTTTTTAATCCTATTAGTGGTGTATTTGGAAGTGTGGAAACAAATAAACCTGAGTTATCTTGGGTAATACCTAATGCACCTACAATATGTCAAGAAGGATTATTTACTATAGAAGTTACAGATGTAAGTGACGAAGATTTTAAGGACGTAAAATATATTGCATCTACACCTTATGTATTAGGACAAAATAATTATTCTTTGATTATTGATTTAAGTGAAGCGGTTGCTGGTGATAAATTAATTTATAGAGTTAAAAACCAAAAATTATATACACCTATTGTTGGGGAAATAATAACAAGTGTTACCTATAGTACGACAATTCCTATAGAAATTGTTACAAATAGAGGAAATATTTATTAATAATATTTACATTGAGCATATTTATATTAAAATAAGAATTAGTAATGAGTTATATAAATAAACAAAATACTGCATTAGTAAGAGTTAAGTTAACCGACATTGGTAGAGAACAACTAGCACAAGGAAAATTAACTTATAATTCTTGGATTGCGGGTGATTCAGAAGTAGATTATAACTACGTAAAAGGGTGGAAAGAGTTTGTCCCCAAAAGTAACGCCTCCACAGGAGAATTTTATTTTTATGGTGGTGATGGTTCTGTAACTAAAAATATTTATTCTAAAGTATTACGACCTAAAGATAAACAACCATTTTTAACATCTTTTTTATTAGATAATAATAACAATTTTATACAACCCATTGATAGTAGTAGTAGTCTACAATTAATTAAAGGTGTGGTAAGTAATGAAGCTGCGGATAGAGGATTCTTTTCTGGATCAACTGTTAGTGAGGGTTTAACTGCACAAACTTCAGAAATATTTATCAAAGAGAGTGGTACTATTGATTTAAGTAATTTTACGGGTGAAATTGATACTACACCATTTATACAAGGAGTTTTAAGTGGTATTACGTTAACTGCCACAAGTGAAGACGATTTTATAATGTTCAGATTTAGTAATCCTACATTAGGTAATATTACTACACCAACAATGACTGCAGCTACAGTAAATCAAGTTTATAATATAACTAGTATAAGTGGATCCACAATTAAAGTGGATAGAGAACTACCAACTTTTAGTGGATTTGCGGGAACAGTTATTACATATTATACTTTACCTGGTGGAGATGACCCCGAAGATACATATTATGGATTACCATCATTATCATCATATTGGAATACAGGAACACTTTCTTTTGATAGTAGTTGTGATATTTGTGTAGAAAATATACCTGTGTGGAATATGAATAATGTGTGGACTGAAAATATGGCAGGACAATTTAGAGATGATAGTGAAAATTATCATAGTCATGATTTATTCGGCTCGGAACAATACGCAGGAACAAAACAATATTTACTCTATAACGAAACACCACAAATAAATTTGAGTAGTGATATGTTATCCGTAAGTTATATGGATCCTTTTATAAAAGGTATTTCAGTTATTCATTATACTAATAGTTGTATTTCTAACTTTTATGGAGAAATGTTTAATATAGATGGAAATAGTGGTAAATTGTTAAATTTAGATATTCCTATCCTTTGGCATAGAAGAAACGAAGTAACAGGAAGTGGTACAACATTAGGTATGACATTTGTTACTGATACAATAGAAAAAGAATTAAATCAAACAGATATACAATATTATGATTTAATCGAAGATCCTACTATGAGTGTTACACCTGATGCACCATTAGCGGTAGGTAAGGTATTTCCACAATTAAAAATAGTTGTAATAGATAATGAAGAATTATTGGCAGCAATGTCTTATAAGTCTAATAGAAATTATACGTTACCCGATCTATCTGCCAGCCTTATACCATCAGTCGATGGGGACTGTAGCGGTTGTTTAGAAGCGGGTGAAACTATGTTTTTAACATACGGTTTACAATTTAGTGGAAACAGTGGGTTTACTTCAGTATTACCTTGTCAAAGGTACACTATTTTAGATAATAATACATCTACGGATAAAGATTTACAATTTAGAATTAATAATATTAATCAGTTACCTTATATGAGAAAATTAGAATCTCCATCTTATGACGGTTATGGTTTTTACGCTAATAAATTCGTTCTTTTAAGTCAAAAAATAAATAAGTCGACACAAACAAGACCTAATCCATCAGAATGGAGAGAAATTAATTATACTAGTAATAATATTACCGGTAATTCAGGAGAAACAATTAATCCAGTTTTATTAGAAAACCAAAATAGTGCTAACACTGGATTCATCCTTAAAGGTAGTCAATATAATAATGCTAGTGGGAATACATTTAATTTAGGTGTTGAATTAGATTTACCAAAAGGGGAAAATTATGGTAAATTAAATTTTGGGGATGAGAGATTATTTTATGGTAACTTAAGAACTTTTATAGGTGCGACTATCTATAAAACTTTATTTACAATTAATGTAGATGGGGCACAATTACCAACTAGTTGTAACACTTCATATACTTTAGGTGAGGATAGATTTATTTCTGAAGTAGGTATTTTAGATAGTGATGGTAATTTAGTAATGGTAGGTAAATTATCTAGACCAATAAGAATAGCGGATAGTAGTACTGCCTCTATTGAACTAACAATTGATTTTTAAATTATAAAGAAATGGGATTAATCAGTTCAGCGAATACGGTATCAATAACGGCAAAACTAACATTAGCTGGTAGAGAAAGATTATTAACTCAAAGTAATCAGATACTAACACACTTTGTTTTAGGAGATTCTGATGCAAATTATAGGACTAGTGGGTTATTAACATCTGGGTTAGTACCTTCAAATAGTGGTGATTTAGGTGAAAATGGTGGAACAAATGATAATATAGATGTAGGTGTAGGAATTAAAAATAAACTTTATTTAAACAATACACAGATAAATATTAAATCGGTTGAGTCAGGGTCCAATGTTATTGTTAATACTACAGTACCATTGGGGGAAACAGTAGTAAGTGGAAGTAATTTAACTTATATTTTAATTGATAAGACAGATAATACTTCTCCTTTTACCAATTATTTTGAAAGTTTAAGGTTACCGATTTTAGAATCTAAAAAGAAAATATTTACAGGAACTACATCAACCAACGGTGGTTGGTCAGACACTGCATTTAGTGGATTAGCTACAGATAAAGTTTTAATGGCGATAATAGATAACGATAGTTATGGTGAATTGATTGATGGTAAAACTATAAAAACAACTTTACCAATAGTTACCGGTTATACATCTGGTGGTGAAGCAACAGGTATCACAACCTATGATTGTTATTCAACTTTTGTTAATAGTGCACAATTTAGTTTAGTACAGTTAGATGGTAGATATAAAGATGGTTCAGTATTTACTGAAGGTATTTTTGGGAAAGATTTTCCTGTAAGTTATATGGTTTCTGATAATGTACAAAGACCTAATGACGATTTAACTAAGAGTTGGTCTACAGGATACGATCAAGTAAAACCTTTTAGTGTAAATAATAAACAACTTATAAATACTAAAACCGTTGGACCTACAGGAATTAATAAAGATAACGTTATTGGTGTGGCATATTTAGATAAAGGAATTTTAGCATTCACCGATCCAACAATTGTAAATAATATTGCAACTGATTTTAGTGGTGATACAGAAACTGGTATAATAACTAATGATTTAGGTTTATATTATTATTCAGGTGGTACTTTTAATACTACTGTAGATAGTGTTGTTAATAACTTAGTACAGAATGTTATTTGTATTGCAGGAAGAGGAGAATTTTTTAGATCTAATAATGGTACAATTGATTTAAATGATGATGTTAGAATAACAGAAATTGGTATAACTGATGTAACGGGAGAAGTATTGGCTATCGGAAAAGTAGATAGACAAATTATTAAAAAGAAAAACGATTTTGTAATATTTGATGTACAAGTTGTTTTATAAATAAAGTGTAAAAACTTTAATTAAAAAAATGTTTTATAATGAGTAGAATTCTAGGGCTAGATGTGTCCACAAAAACTATAGGTATAGCACTTTTTGAAGATAAAGGTGATAATGGTAAATTACAATTGTTAACACATATAACACCTAAAGTTAAACCTAAACCTAAAAATAATATAGAAACTTTAATAAAAAAGGTTCAAATATTTGAAGAGGATTTCTTAGAAAAATATAGTGATATTGAAATTGATAGGGTTTTTATTGAAGAACCTTTATTAAGATCTAATAATGTAAATACTGTCGCAACGTTATTACGATTTAATGGTATGATATGTAGGTCAGTGTATGAGGTTTTAAACATAGTACCTGAATTTGTTTCATCTTACGATGCTAGAAAATTTGCTTTCCCAGATTTAATGCAAGTTAGGTTATTTAAAAAATCAGGTGAAAGATATACAGACAAAGAAATAGAAAAGAAAAATCCAGTTTTATTTGGGGGTTTACCATATGATATTGATAAAAAAGTGATAATACATCAAAAAGTAAGTGAGATAGAACCACAAGTAGTATGGATATACGATAAACACAACAAATTAACTAAAGAAAATTATGATATGACTGATGCATATGCGTGTGTATTAGGTGGTATGAGAAAATGTGGAGACTGGAATTAATTTGGATTTTTAAAATAAAATTCATATATTTGTGAAATGTCACAATTAGTTGTAGAAATCTTAGAAGATGTATTAGGTAATTCTAAAAAACATTATGAAAACAAAAGTCAGATATCTTTTGACTGTCCTGTATGTTCATCAATTAAAGGACTAGACTGTGGAGATGGTAAAGGTAATTTAGAAGTTAATTACTATCATCATGTTTATAAATGTTGGGCTTGTTCAGAAACCTATGGTACACATGGGACACTTAATAAACTTATTAGGAAGTATGGTAATAAAAACCATATGAAACAATATCAGTTAGTAATACCTGATAATAAAAGGGTTGTAGTAGACAAAGAAAAGGTGGTTATAACGGGATTACCTAAAAATTTTACACCACTAACTATAGAAAGGAATGATAGTGGATATCAACAAGCACTACAATATCTTAGTAAAAGAAATATAGGGATAGACTTAATTAAAAAATATAATTTAGGTTACGCTAACGTAGGAGATTACAGAAATAGAATTATATTTCCATCATATGACAGTGAAGGTAAGATAAATTATTTTTTAGGTAGGAGTTTTGAAAAATACACTAAACTAAAGTATAAAAATCCTGAAGTATCTAAAATGGATATTATATTTAATGAAGGAAAAATTAATTGGGATTCTAACATTTATTTAGTAGAAGGTGTATTCGATCATATCACCCTACCAAATAGTATTCCTATGTTGGGTAAAGTACTAAATGATTTGTTATTTAAAAAATTAATAGATAATGCTTCCGCCAAAGTCATAATAGTTTTAGACAACGATGCAGAAAAAGACGCAATTAACCTATATAAAAAATTAGATAGTACTAAATTGAATGGAAGGGTACTAATGGTATATATGCCTAAACGATTTGATTTATCAGACGTACACCAAAAATTAGGTAGTAAGGGTGTAATTAAATTAATTACTACCGCAAAACGTATAAAAGAAAGTTTATTATAATATGTTTTTTTTTGGTTTGACAAAATATTTATAATTATGAAGATTATTATAACTGAAAACCAATTTAAAAAAATTAAAGAAAGAGAGTCTTATGATAGGAGATTAAGTTCAAGATTTCACAAAATTGGAAGAAAGGTTAAGTACACCAATGACGAATTAATTAAGATAGCAAAAAAATATCGAACTATAAAAGAATGGTTAAATAGTGTAGATAAAAATAGTTATTATGTAGCAAAGAATAGGGTAAAGGTTATGAACACAGATAATGAGGGTGAGGGAAATAAATTTTGGCGAGAATTAACTTCTGATATGGAACCTGCTGGTTGGTTTGGTGAAAAAGATATATATGTTTATGAATTTACTGATGCGGATGGTGATAAACCAATAGCAGCATATATAGGGTTGTCTTGTGATATTGATAGAAGACATTTGGAACACACAACAGATAGTTGTTCTTATAGCAAAAAACAAGAAAAAACCGCAGTAGGTAAGTTTTTAGAAAGTAACCCACAACTACGTCTTAAACTTAAAAAACTTACACCAGAAAAAGTTGGGTTTAAAGAGGCTAAAGAATTAGAGTCTTTTTATGAGACTGAGTATATGAATAATGGTTGGCAAATTTTAAATATTGCTAAAACAGGTGCTTTAGGTATGAAGTATTTAAACTCAGACGACACTCTAAGAAAAATTGCTTTAAAATATAAAACTAAGACAGAGTGGAAAAATGATGATAGACTTACTTACTGGCAGGCATTTAAAAGAGGTAAAGAATTTTGGGAAGATGTAACTTCTCATATGAAACATCATAAAAACTATTTGGATACTGAGGAAGATCTAATAAATATATCTAAAAAATATAATACAATTGACGATTGGAAAAATTCTGAGGATGAAGAAGATAAAAAAGCTTATTGGAGGGCATACCGTAGGACCAAACCAGCGGGTCTTTTTTTAAATAAAATATTTTCACCTATGTCCTAAAATTAACCTTATTATTTCTTATTTTTTTTTGTTATAGTTAAAATTTTTTCGTACATTTATGATATGAAAAATTATAAACTATTTCTCGATGATATCAGGACCCCTTATTGTGTATTTAAATTAACAGTTAATCCATTATATGAAAGTGATAACGATTGGGTTATAGTTAGAGACTACTATCAATTTATTTCTGCGATTAATAAATTTGGTTTACCAACTCACATATCTTTCGATCATGATCTCTCGTATGATGCATATTTACCAGAAAATCAAAAGGGTGATATTAATTATGGTAGTCTGAAAGAAAAAACGGGATATGATGCTTGTAGATGGTTGTGTGAATATTGTTTAGATGAAGGTAAAGATATACCATTTTATTTGGTACATTCTGCAAATCCTGTGGGTGCAGAAAATATAAAAAAATATTTAGAAAATTTTAAAAAACATTTGGTAAATTAAAATATTTTTTTTATTTTTACAATATGGAATTACAAAACATAATAGAGGAATATCACACAACTAATAAGTTTAGATTAATAAAAAGGTATAGACTAATGAAGAAAATTAGATTGTTAATAGATCCCGTTCATTTAAAAGGGATACATTCAATATTATATACTATAATTTTTAAATAATAAAATATGTTAAATTTAAGAGAACAGTTTAATTATGTTAATAAAGTTGTTAGTAGTTGTAAAACTGAAAAACAAAAAGAACACGCATATGAGTGGGCACAAAATTGGGCTAAACGTATGAAACGTAATTACCCTAATAAAGTAGATTCTTATACGGATTTATTTTTAGATGTAATATCAAAAACTTACAATTAATTTGTTTTAGTAAAAAATTATTACTATATTTGAGGTATGGTTAAAATAAAAAATATAAAAACACTCACTTCACTATACAATAAGGCAGTAAAAGAAGGTAAAAGCGCATTTCACTATGAAGGAAGAAGTATTATACTTTCAGTAGCCAAAGATGATATTGAACATTTGAATAAAGAGTTAAAAATGATTGAGTGGTTTAAAATATAATTATGATTAGTTTAGAAAATATAGATAAGTTTAAATTACAGTATAAAGATGCAGTAATTAAAGGTAAAGAAATGTTTGTATTTGAAGGTAGAGATGTTCTAACTTCATATGCTAAATATGTTATTGAATATTTTAATAACATACTCGATGCTCGAGTGGTGGAATAGGTAGACACGCAAGACTTAAAATCTTGTTCCCATTTGGGAGTGCGGGTTCGATTCCCGCTTCGAGTACATATTGGACCGGTAGCTCAGCTGGATAGAGCATCTGCCTTCTAAGCAGACGGTCGGAGGTTCGAATCCTCCCCGGTTCACTTTTTTTCTTTAAAGTCTGGATTTGGTGCAACAAATGCTCTGAGTTTAACTTTATCCCAATCTTTTAACTCAGTAGGTGTTTCTTCATCCCACAATTCATCATTATAATCATCTTCATCATAATAATCTTCAGTAGGTTTATCACCCATTTTTAATATAGACATTGTTCTATGCCACCCTTCTACTAGTTGATAAGTACCATCAGGATTTTGTAGAATAATAACTGGTTCGTTCATTCCATCATCTCTTCTCATACTCATTTGAGTGTCCATTCGTTCTTCATCTTTTGGTACGTTATATGCATTTATATTACCAAAATCCCTTTGTTCAAACGCCCTAACTGTACGTTTATCAAAGTCCATTGGGTTTACATTTAAAACTTGTAACTTCCACGGACCTTTTAAATAGTTATACCACCACCCATTTCCATCACCCTTAATATAAGGTATTGGATCACCATTATAAGTGTTTAAAATATCTTTCATTGCTGGACGATGACCTGGTGCTCTCATTAGTATGATATTTCTGTAATAATCTTGTAAAACATATTCTGGTGTATCAGGAAATTCTCTTCTCATTTTTTCATACACTCTTTTGTGGGGATTATTATCTTTATATATTGGAATACTAGTTACCTCTTCTTCTAACTCCATACCCATTTCATATTTGTTTTTGTTTGGGTTTGCATCGCTTACACTCCAGTATTTTAAATCCTCTTCTATTTTAGATAATTGGCTTTCACTAATTTTTATTTTTCTTTTTTTAGATTCATCTAAGGAAACAGAAGGCATATATGTCCTTTTAATATCATTACCTACAGTAGTTAAGGCACTCCAGTGATTACTTTCACTATCTATTTTACCTGCGACATTTTTACCTGTACAATTTGATGTTCCACCATAGACATTATCATTGCTCCCTATCGTAGTTATTGCGGAGTTAACTTTTTTTAGAGTGTTTGAACCACAAGTATAAGGCTCAACAATATAAATTTTATTTAAGTCTTTTTCACTATTGTTGATTTCGTTTGCCACCCTATCTGAGTGTCTACCACCAGCACTAAACATAACTACATAAGGATTATTATGTTTTTTTATTTCTGATAAAGGTGAGGGTACATGTGATAGGGTTATTACATTAAAATTATCACCTAAAGCAGACTGTAACATTTCACCTTGTTGTTGGTGTGAATACTTATATTTTTTACCACATTCACCTGCAGAAGAACAACCTGCAATAAAAATTACCGGTTCTTTTTCAGTATTTAGTTCCTCTTTTAATATTTTTTTAATACTTTCATTTAAAGTTCGTAATACATCTGCATCTGTATCAAAAACCTCATCATAATCTCCTTGATGTATTTCATCATCTATGTGAGTTGTTAATTCTGGATTCACCACATCACCATAATCATATTCCCAATCCATTGCGTCTAGGGCAGTATCACTATCATCTGACACGACAGTATTTTTGATTTCTCTCCAAGAATTTACGTTTTGATAAAATTTAATTTGATACTCTTTCATTTGTGGTACAACTACTTCTTCTATAGAAGCAAAATCACCATCTTTATTTAAAACATTGAATAAATTATTTTTATATAAAGCATAAAAATACATAAGTATATCCTTATCTAATGCTAAGTTACCTATTATATTAGAATCCATTAAAAGGTTAATATCAGTTTTTTTATTACTTTTTACTCTACCATCCAAAGTTCTATATATTTCTCTTAATACTGCAATCTCAAAATTATTGAACGGTTGGGTATCAGTAGTATTTCTTATAATGTCTTTTAATTCCATTTGTTTTTTTAAAAATAAATGCTTATCTTTGTAATAATAAATATGCAAAAAATGGAGATTATTAAAGAATTATCCGTATTCAACAATATAAAATATTATGACGAACCTCATACGTATTATATTGATGGAGAGAAAACAATATCCTGTACTGGTTTCATTCATAAGTTTGAAGAAGACTTTGAATCTAATGTAGATAAACCAGATAAATGGGCAGAAAAACAAGGACATATATATAAGGCTAAAAGTATGGCAGATAAGTTTGCACATAAACAAAACTTTTATCCTATGGAAGGTGATCCGTATGATAGACCTGATTACTCTAAACCAAAACCATCAGAGGAATGTACTAGTGAAGAAGACATCAAAAAGTTATGGAAGTATAAAAATAATCATGCTACTTTTGAGGGTACAACACTTCACGATTATATTGAGAATTATCTAAATAATAAAATAATGCCTTACCCTACTAAAAGTCCTGAAGGATTGGATTTTAGTGAGATAGAAGAAACATATAAGATTATGGAAGGATATTTCCATAACTTTTACAATGATACAGTAGCTAAAGGTAAGTTAGTACCAATTAAATCAGAGTTAGTGGTTGGTGATAAAGACTATATGTTATGTGGTATGGTGGATCAGTTATTTTGGAATGAAAGATATGGTACTTTAGAGATATGGGATTGGAAGACTAATACTCGTCTAAATATGAAGGATGATTATGGTAACAAAATGAAGGAGTGTTTATGGATGTTAGATAAATGTGAATTTAATACATATTCTTTACAACTTAATATCTATAAAAAAATAATTGAGAAAAATACTAACTTAAAGGTAGGTAGATGTAATTTAGTTTGGTTCAACGAAGACAACCCAAATTATAAAGTTATCAAATGTGCAGACTATAGTGAACATGTAGATAATATGTTAACTACTTTAATTCCTGCCTAATCGCGTTGTCTTTTTAATAAAAAATCATTATATTTAAGGTATGATAAAAAAATTATTTCACATTGCAGATTTACATTTTAGAACCTATAATAGACATAATGAATGTAAAGAAGTCTGTAATAAATTCCTCAATGAAGTTAAATTTTATATAGAAGATAACAACTTATCTTTTGAAGAATGTAGAATAGTAATTGCGGGAGATATAGTACACCAAAAGATTACTATATCAAATGAGTTAACAATGTTAGTTTCTTGGTTTCTTAATAAATGTAGTGAGTTATGTCCTGTGGTTTTAATTGCAGGTAATCACGATCTGTTAGAAAATAATAAAGATAGATTAGATTCACTAACACCAATAATAGAAATAATGAATAACCCATATGTTAACTATATGACTGAAAGTAAGTGTTATTTAGATGAAAATATAGTTTGGTGTTGTTATTCTATATTTGAAGAAAACGCTAGACCCGATATTGATGCTTGTAGAAAAGAATATGGTAATGACAAGAAGTACATCGGTTTATTTCATGCACCAGTTAATGGTGCAATAACTTCAGTAGGTTTCGAATTTGATGAATCTGCAGAGTTAAAGCAGTTCGAGGGGTGTGATGCAGTTATTATGGGTGATATACACCATAGACAAAATTTTGTACATAAAGGTATAAATATAACATATTGCGGTAGCTTTATCCAACAAGATTTTGGTGAGAGGGTATCTGAACACGGTTACTTAATATGGGATGTAGAACATTTAGATTACACGGAACACGATATAGATACAGAATATGGATATTATGTTTTTAAAATAAACTCTTTAGAAGATTTAGAAGTAGGTAAAGAATATCTAACTAACGCTTAATGAGAATACCTAAAAAGATAAGGGACGAAATAAAAGAATTTTGTAAACTCAATGGTATTGAAGATATAGACGATTTTATTTTAAAAAATATAAAGACTGGATTTAATATAGAAAAATATGGTAATGCACCTTTTACTAAAGAAGTAGTAGTTGAAAAAGAAGTTCCAGTTGAAATTATTAAGGAAGTTGTTGTAGAGAAAGAAGTTCCAGTCGAAATTATTAAAGAGGTGTTAGTAGAAGTACCGGTTGAAAAAGAAATTATTAAAGAAATAACTATTGAGAAAGATGTTTATATTAGTGATGATAAACAAATTAATGAATTAGGTATTAAAATAGGTAAATTAGAAAATATTATTAATGAAAAAGAAAAAAATATTATTAATATTAAAAATAATATAAACAAAATAGAAAAAGATAATATAATAAAAACAACAGAATCTTTAAATAAAGATAAAGAAATAAAAAAGAATAAAAGTATTATAAATAAAAAAGAAAAAGAGATTAAAAAACTTAAAAATACTATTTTAGATTTAGAAAAAGATATAACAAATTTAAAAAATGAAAGTACTATCTCTAAAGGTAGACCTATTAGAGATATATACGATGAAGATGAGGGAACTGGGGGACATTGGGGTTCTAATCTTATAGATAAAAAATAATAATATGGAAAATAATATTGAAGTGGTAAGAACAAAGAAAATAGTAGACGTTCCAAAAAACGCACAGTTAAGGGTTGATTGGCAAGACTATCCTGAAAATAGAACATTAGAAACAATTAGTAGAGTTAAAACATATTTCTCTGATAAATATGGTTTACATAAATCATCCATTAAGATAAATTTTATACCTATTTTAAAAAATAGTGTTGGTAAAGTAGTAGATATTACGGATGGTTTAATCGATAACATAATGGACACCGCATACCAACGTAAATTATTTACTCAATGGATAGAAATCAATGGTATAGATATAAATTTTGATAGGTTATGTAGATTAGATGATAAAGTCAATGATGTATTAGTAAATTTAGGTGAAGAAGATATAAGATATAGAAGATGGAGTATAACTAAATTATGGATTGATAATTTTTTATCCTTTGGTAATGATAATAATATTGATTATAATGGACTTAAAGGGTTAACAATTGTTAATTCTTTACCTGCAAATCAAGGTGGTAAAACCATTTTTAGTATTGATTCTCTTTTATTTTTGTTTTTTGGTAAAACTACTAAGACAGATACTGCATCAGAAATATTCAACACATTTACAGACAAAGATGAAGTAGTAGTAGGTGGTGAAATTAATATAGATGGTGACGAATATATTATTGAAAGAAAATTATTTAGAAAAAAGAGTAAATCTGGTAATTATAAAACCTCTTCGGAATTAAATTTCTTTAGGGTATTATCTGATGGTAGTTATGAAAATTTAGAGGGAGAACAAAGAAGAGAAACTGATAAACTAATCTCTGAAACTATAGGTACTTTTGATGATTTTATGTTAACTATTGTTGCAACTGCAAAAAACTTAGAGGATCTATTAGAAACCAAACCAACCCAAAGAGGTAGACTTTTAACTAAATTTATTGGGTTAGAAATTATTGAGAAAAAAGAAGAGATTAATAAAGGATTAATGTCGGATTTTAAAAGTAAGATGAAATCTAATATTCATAACACTAAAGAGTTAGAATTGGAAATTGAAGATAATTTAGTAAAAGTTAAAGAAAATAAAGAATTAATAAAAGAAAATAATAATAAGTTATTAAAAATAGATGGAGAAATATCTGAAGCTAATTCTAAAAAAGAAATTCTATTATCAGAAAAATACGTCATAGATGATGAGGTTAGTAATGTTAATCCTAAAACACTTAAAGATGAAATAGATACTTTAACTGATGAAGGTGTTACTAAGAAAAAATCTTTAGATGATATTATAAAAAACATTACTAAGATAGGTGATGTAGATTATGATGAAGACAAACATGATGAGATTAGAGAAGAAGAAAAAGATTTACTATTGAAAGAAAGTAAAGAATTAAGTAATAAAGAAAGAAAAGAATTATTAATAAAAAATTTGGAGGAGGGAGAAATTTGTCCTACATGTAAAAGAGCATTAGAAGATGTTGATCATAGCAAAGAAATAAAAGAGGAAAAGAAAAATTTAAAAAATATAAAAGATTTAATAAAAGTAATACAAAAAGAGTTAGGTGTTACACTTAAGTCTTTGGATAAACAAAGTAATCTAAAAACTATTTCCGATGAAAAAGATAAGTTAGAATTAAGTAGAGACAGATTAGAAGTAGAGATTGATGGGTTAAGAGTTGATTTAAAAGAAAAAATGAATCTACATAAGAACTATGAACGTAATATTGAATATATTGAGAAGAATAGAAATTTAGAAAGTAAAATATTAGGTTACAATCAATTATTGGAAAAATTAAATAAAAAAAGAGACAGTATTAGAAATGAAATACAAGATTTAAAAAACGATAATAAAGTTAAAAAACAAAACAATATTGATAATCAAAATATAATAGAACAAATATTAAGAGAAGAAGAAGTATTAAAAATATTTGAGATTTATAATAGGATGATAGGTAAAAATGGTATATCTAAACTAGTTTTATCTTCAGTAATACCTATAATCAATTATGAATTAGACAGACTGTTAGATGAAGTATGTGATTTTCAAATACAATTAGAGATTAATGATAAAAATGAAGTAGACTTTAATATAGTCAAAAAAGACGTTACTAAAAAGTTAAAGTCTGGTTCTGGTTTAGAAACAACTTTAGCATCCTTAGCATTAAGATGTGTCTTAGGTAGAATATCAACATTACCAAAACCAAATGTTATAGTTTTTGACGAGGTATTGGGTAAAGTTGCAAACATAAATTTAGATTATGTTAAAATATTTTTTGATAAAATAAAAAAGATGTATGAGGTGATTTTACTGATAACACATAACCCTATTACACAAGATTGGGGTGACAAAATTATTACTATTGAAAAAAATAATGACGTTTCGTCATTGCAAATTAAATAATTTTACCTATATTTGTCTAAAATTAGGTAATGGTACTTAATTTGTACATATATATTTAATAACTAAAAGTTTTAAAATGGAACAAATAAGATTAAAAAAATATTGTTTGATAGGTTTAGACGATATAGAACAAATACAAAAAGATTTAGAGTATATATCAAACGATATTGTAAATTTTGCAACAGGAGAAGAAATTATAATCGCAACATTTAAATCGGAATTAAACATTATAGAATTAGAAGAATTTTTAAATATGGAAAAAAGAGCGTACATTGTATTTGAAATGTTGCCGGCAACATTTTCCGCAAATTTATTAATTGAAAAATTTCAAGAAGCTTTATTTGGGGGGAAAGTAGATAACACAGAGTTTACCCCATTATTTGAAGCTAGATTAAAAATGGAAAATATAATGACATCTAGTGAGGAAATACCTGATTTAAATAAAATAATTGATATAGAACCAATTAAACCAACTATGGATGAACTTTTAGATAAAATTAGTAAAGTAGGGTTAGATAAATTATCTAAAATAGAAAAACAATATTTAAAAGAATATTCTAAACAACAATAAACTAAAAATTATGGATTATAGAAGATATATTAACACTAAGGAAGATTCCATGTCTAAATATTTAAAAGATGTGAGAAAAAGTGAACAGATTACACCACAACAAGAAATAGAAATTGCTAAGAGGATTGCTGCTGGTGATGAAAAGGCTATTGATGAATTAGTTATGGCAAATTTACGATTTGTTATTGCAATAGCTAAAGAATATCAAAATCAAGGCATATCACTTGCAGATTTAATATCGGAAGGAAATTACGGATTAATAACTGCCGCTAAAAGATTTGATTACACTAAAGGTTTTAAATTCATATCTTATGCCGTGTGGTGGGTTAAACAAGCTATACTACAATGTTTAAATGATAATTCCAGAATGGTAAGGATACCTGCGAATATGGTTAATAAATTATCTAAAATAAAAAAAGAAATAGAACAATTTGAAAAAGAGTTTGAGAGATTACCTACTGCTGATGAAGTAGAATATGTACATGTGCCCACTTGTGGGTCACTCAACAAACAAATTAATGAAGATGGCGATGAATTAGGTGCACTTATAAAAGATGACACTTTTGCTAGTCCAGATTCAAATGTAGATAAAAATGATACATTAAGTGGTAGACTTAAAAAAGTTATGTCTTATTTAAGTGACAGAGAAAGAGAGATAGTTAATTGTTATTTTGGTATTTATGGGAGCCCTATGACTTTAGAAACTATTGGAGAAGAATTAGGGTTAACTAAAGAGAGAATACGACAAATTAAAGAATCTGCAATACGAAAAATTAGGAATAATGTAGGAGACATATTTGATTATATGGATGAAGATGAACTATAAAATTTCAACTATTTAATATAAAGGGGGTAAATAACCCCCTTTTTTTATATACTTTTTTATGTTTTGCTATTATTTATTGTAACAGATATTTATATAATATAAAATAAAAAAAAAGATATGAAAAAATTAGTAGAATTTATTGACAAATGGGGAACTAGATTAACATTCGCTTTAGTTTTAATTATTTTTCTTAAAACCTGTACTACAAATGGTAAAATAGAAAAAGTACAAAAAGAATTAAATAATAAAACTGTTACAATCGATAGTACACTAAATAAAATTAATAATAAGATTATTACTGAAGAAAAAATGATTAATCTTATTAAAGAAGTCCCTAATTGGAAAACATTGGAATTAGAAGAGTTATCGGATAAAAACAGAATTCCTATAAATAAACTAAAAAACGATAACGAAAAATAAAAATTTAAATTATGAAGCTGATTGGAAATTGGATTAAAAACAATCCTATAAGAACATTGTTTTTAATTCCTATAATATTAGTGGCAGCGATATCTATTTCTCACGTAGTAACATGGTATAGTATAGCGAACCCAATTAATTGGGCAATATACCTTTCTATTGCAATAGAAGTTGGTGCAATGACTGCATTAGTTGCTGCAACTAATAGAGTAAAAGGTGGTGTGTGGTTTATGTTTGGGTTGGTTACCTTCATTCAAATGGTAGGTAATATATACTTTTCTTTTAAAGAAATAGATACTAGTGGAGAATTGTGGTTATCATGGATAGAATTAACTACACCAGTATGGGAAATGGTTGGTACGGATTTAACAGATACATTAGCACTTAAAAGATGGTTAGCATTTTTAGAAGGTGGTTTGTTACCTGTTATTTCACTTACTTCATTACATTTCTTTGTAAGATACGATAGAAATCAAAGTGAAGAAATAGATAAAGAAAAAATTATTAAAGAATATTTTGATAATAGAAATAAAAAAATGGTTGATATAGTGGAAAATAGAAAAAAAGATAAAGAAGATGAAACTGAACACCTTTTGAAATCAGAAAAGAATAAAGAACATTTAGAAGAATCTATAGAACAGGCGGAAGAGATAAGTAAAAAAATAGATGAAAAAGATTTTTATGGTGAAAGTGATGAGGAAGTTACGTGGGAAGAAGATCCTGAAGTGCAAGAATTTTTAGAAAAGATGGATGAACCAGGTCCATGGTCAGAGGAAGATGATAAAATATATACAGTAGGAGGGTTAACTGCCGATAAAGAAGGAGACTTTATGAAGTTTCAAAAAAAACAAGAAGATTTAGAAAAAAAAATTAAAAACAAAGAAAAAAAAGAATCTGAAATTCTTAAAAAAGCAATTGACGAGTATCAAACTAAAAAAGAAGAACCAAAAAAAAAAGTAACTGAAAAATCAAGATTAATACCTACAGAATACGGTAAAGTCAGATCTAAAACCAATATTAAAAGGATTGATTAATGAATATTGATAGATTAACATATGAATTAAATAAAGAAAATTACCATAAAAAAGAGTTTGATAAAAAACAAATAGTTATCGGTAATACGTTTAATCAAAAATTATATCATTTTAATGGGTGGTTAACTAAAATGGATGGGGAATTTACTAAAACTGCTAATTATACCGTTACCACAAAAGGTGAAATTTATGAACATTTTAATCCTAAATATTATTCCGATTTTTTAAATGAAAAAAGAAATGATAAAAAAATAATTTCAATAGTTTTAGAAAATAGAGGTTGGTTAAAAAAAGATTTATTATCAAATAAATATTTTGATTGGGTAGGTAATATTTATAAAAGAAGAGTTAATGTAGTAGAAAAAAGATGGAGGGGACAACAATATTGGGATCCTTATACACCTAAACAGTTAAAATCTACTATTAATTTAGTTAAATATTTATGTGAAACACATAATATAAATAAAAAATGTGTAGGACATAATACTTATATTAAAGAAATAGAGGAGTTTGATGGTGTTACGTATAGGAGTAATTACTATAAAGATAATACTGATGTTAACCCTTCTTGGGATTTTAGAAAATTTAAAGAAAAAATAGAAAATTAAAAAAAAATAAAAACAAAAGATATGAGTCAACACGATGAAACTAAAAAAATATTAGAATTAATTAGAGAAGGTGGTAGTAAATCTATTTTAAATAAAACTTTAATTACTGAACAGGATTTAAACGTTCAAAAACAAGATGAAAATTCTTTAGATCCTACAGAAATGAAAGAACAAGAAAGATTGTTTAGAGATACTGTAACACAAAGAGTTAAATTTAACCAAATGAAACTTTATCCAAAAGCACAAAATGTAGAATGGAGTGGAGAATTTACAGATAATGCAGTAGAATGGTTTTATTCGTTAGACGATACACAAGGTGTTTACGTCACTACAGAGTTATTACAACTTAGAGAAGACACAATGAAACTTTTACAAAAATTAATTGCATATTATAAAACATGGTCAGATGATTGGGCTAAAAGAATTGCGGAAGAATATGAAAATCAACAAACTGATGAAGAAAACGCAGAAGAAGGTCCAGACAGTATGAACTCGCCAGGATTTGGGGAAGAAGGTGAAGGAGAATCCATGCCTAACCCAACCGAAGAAAATGCTTAAAATTAATATAGACTTAAAGGCGATTTTAATATTAGGTTTAGCAGTAGCTTTAGTCCTTAGTTTTATATTTAGACCTAGTGTACCTATAGAGGAATATGAAGAAGAAATTAGTGTTTTACAAAAACAAAATGAAAAACTACTAATATCAAACGATAGTATTATTAAAGCAAATATAAAATTACAAAAAGAAATTGATGTTATTTTATATGCAATTGACAGTACTAAAGTTGTTCTTAGAAAAACAGAAGATAAATTAAAAGAATTAGAAAGAAAAAGAAATGAAGTATCTAATATCGTTGATAATATGGATAGCGATGGTGTCACCAACACTCTCTCAGACTATCTCCAAAGGAGAAATCAGAACAATCGTTGATAATGGTGATACATTAGTTATTATGAATTTAGAAGACGCTAAGGTAATACTTAACGATCTTTTGGAGTATGAGATTGCAGATAGTTTATTAACTGTTTACAAAGAGAAAGATAGTCTTAATACTAATACTATAACACTACAAAAAGAGGTTATTTTTAAGTTAATGGAAAAATCAGATAACCAGCAAAGTCAAATAGATAATTTCCAACAGATATTAGACAATAAAAACTCTGAGTTAGGTATGAAAGAAGATACCATTAAACAACAGAAAAAAGAATTACGAAAACAAAAGTTTTTAAAGTTTTTAGGTTTTGGTGGATCAGTAATTCTCCCAATTATAGCAATATTGATTTTAGTCTGATTTTTTTCGTAATATCAAATATTTATAAATAAACATCTATTATCATGAACGATATCGAATTAAAACACATAATTAAGGAAGCGTTAACTAAAACCGATGAAAATAAAATTGGTGTTATGATACGTAAAGAGATAAAAGATGCTTTTGGTAGTGATTTAGAGAAGAAAGTTACTAATATTGTTAATAAAGAAATAAAGGGGACTAAGTTCGAAAAAGAAGTAGTTAAAATTAGTAAAGATGTATTAGAACAACTTTATAGAGAATTATGGATGAGACGTATGTTTTGGAAAAACGCAATAAAATAATGGAAAATATTAAAAGAGACTACGACAAAGTAAAAGACATTATAATGTCTTGTAATAATACCACCCAACTAAAAGTTGCGGATAAGGTATTAAATAAATTGGTGGATAAACACAGTGATAAAATACCATCTAAACAAATCAACATTTTAAAACAACTAATTAAATTAATGAGTTTAAAGTGTAAAAAAGGTAAAGATGAAGATGTAAATGAAATATTTGATAGTGGAAAAGATTTTAAAACTCAATTAAATTTAAGTGGTGTAGAGTCACTCCAAAAAATTGCACCACAGATGAAAGAAGAAATTAATATTGGTACACAAATAGAACAGAATCATTTACCTATTGAACAAGCAAAAGAATTAGCAACTCAAAACGTTAATAATATTTCGGATTATTATACTAATCCCAATTTTTGTATAATTGCAGTAGAAAGTAAAAATGGAACTAAAAAAACTGTAAGAGTAGAAAAAGAATTATTTGAAAAGAGTAAAGAAGGAAAGTTAGAATTAATAATGGATGATATGGAAATATTTCATGAAGATTTAGATACTAATGAAATTGCCAATAGACTAAGAGATCAATTAAGACAACAACAAAGGAATAGATTTACTAAAAAAGAAATTTTTGATAAGATAAGAGAAAAACGTTCTGAAGAATTAGAAAGAAGGAAATCAGAAGATTTTGAAGATGATGAATTAGAAGAAGCTACTGGCGCTGGTAGTGCAGGTGCATTTGTTGCACCATTAAATCAAGAACCTATAAGTAGAAGGTTTGCAAAAAATAAAATACCGGTTTCTAAAAATGGTATGACAAAACCTATTGGTAAAATGTTTTCTATGGGTATATTAGAAGAAGATGAAGAATTAGAAGAGGCGGTAGATTATGGGGGTGCGGTAGGTTCATATGTAACACCGGCAATGTGGGCAAAAAATAAAAAGAATTGGAGAGGGGCAAATAAGTTAGCATATCCGGGAGGTAAATTTGTTAATATAAAAGAAAAATGTAACACATATCCTTATTGTAATCAAGGGTATGGAAGTAAAAAAACTTCACCTATTACACTAACAAATACATCAGATATGAAAATAGATAATGTATTTAATGAAAATAAAATAATCAAAAAGAGTAATTTAAAACTCAAAAAATAATACATTAACCAATTAATGTATATTTATATATAAACAAACAATAAAATGGAAAATAAATTTTTAACTAAAAAGACTAAAGTAACCATTAATGAAGAATCTCCTAATGGGTTAAAAACTTATGAAAAAGTTCATAAAGAAGATGCAACTATTAATAAAGATGCTTTAAAGGCTATTGGTAAAAAATTAGAAGATTATTATGGTGATGAACTAAAAGAATTAGATCCAGTATTAAAAGTAGATAGAGAACAAGATTCACCTAAAGGTATCGATCCTTATGAAATAGAGGCGTTAGGTTCTGGAATGCAAGGGTTAAAGTATGATGATGAAGGTAGTGAAGTATTTAAATCATTTATGAACCGTATAGAAAAGCTAAATGATACTTCTGAGTATGATAAAGAATTTGGTACTAAAGATGGTTTTGGAGAAACTGATGAAAATGATGATACATTTGAAGTTTTGATGAAAAATGGTGAACTAAAGAAAAAATATAAATATGACGAACCAACAGAATATCAACAAACTCCAAGAGTTAGGGTAACTAAAGGTGTCAATGAATCAAAAAATGAAAAAATGAAAAGATTAAATTTTAAAACTGAATTCACTTCAGTAGAAGAAGTAAAAGAATTAATACCTGAAAACTATAAGGTTGATGATCACACTTTTTTAATGACAGATGGTAACCAAACATTTAAAATGAGATGGGATGAATCATTGAATGAGGCTACAGTATTAAATTTTAGAAATGAAAAATCTATAAATGAGAATGTAGAAAAGATGAAGAAATTATATGATTTCCAATATGGTGATGTTAATACAAAAACTAATGATTATACTGAAGAAACTAAAGTTTTTAAAAACTTAATGGAATCAGTTAAAGATAAAAACTTATTATCGGATTAACCACCCACAAACCACTAATTAAACCTCCATTTATGGGGGTTTTTTTATGCTTTCATTATATTTATATGTAATGGAACTAAATTTTAAAAATATATTATTAGAATCGATTATTGATGAATTAGAAACTTTAACTAGAATGGATAAGGCAGTTCTTAAGTTTATCCACCAATCTATGAGTAAAGAAAAATTTAACCACAGTATTGGTAAAAATACTTATGATATGGAAGCAAGTGATGCATTAAGAATCAATGATTTAATTAATGTTTTTGGGTTAAAAGATTATGACTATGTTTTTAAAATGTGGAATTTTTATAAAAGGTTTGGGGATGTCTTATTTGATGATGAGATATTTGATGACTTTTCATATAGTATAGAAGACTATGATGATGCAACTAAACTTATAATTGCAAAATATTATTTAGATAATTTAGTAGGAAGGGAAATTTATCCGGGATGGACAATAGAAATGATGGAAGATCCAATTACTATGGTTGAAGAGAATTTAATGACTATGCTTGTAACTAATGGTAACTATGAACACATATTTCTATATTTATTAGATTTGAAAGGTAATAAATTGGCGGGTGATATTATTACTCACAATGAAGATGGTTTAGGTGCGTATTTTTCAGAGGATATTAAAGTGTCTAAATATGCAGATATTATTGACACCATTGAAATACCAAACCCAATAAAACGTTTAAATAATTTAAGTGATGAAAGTTTGGAAAAATATTTTAATTTCATTATTGAAAATTTACGAGATGAAATTGAAGAGTGGGATGAAGATATCCGACACTATTATGAAAATATTAAACCAGAAAGAGAAGGTTAATTCGGACAAACCAATAATAGAACAAAAAAATAGAAATATGTTATTAAAAAAAGGAAGTAAAGGTGATGATGTTAAAGAACTACAAAAATTATTAAATATTACTGTTGATGGTGATTTCGGTCCTGCAACTGAACTAGCAGTAATGAGATTTCAAGCACAAAACGGTTTAAAAACTGATGGTATAGTCGGACCTAAGACATGGAAAAAGATACAAAGTAGAAACAACAGTATAGAAAAAAGTGATGGGTACGTATGGATATTAGATAATGGACATGGAGGTATTATAGACGGTGTATATCAGACACCTGGTAAACGATCACCTAAGTGGGAGGATGGTACACAGTTATTTGAAGGAGAGTTCAATAGGGCGGTTGTAAATAGAATTATTAAGATGTGTGAAAAAGATGGTATTGAGTGTATTAATTTAGTTGATACAGAAAAAGATTTATCATTAAGATGGAGAACTGATAAAGCAAATGACATATACAGAGAAAGACAACAAAGTGATGGTAAGAAATGTATTTATGTTTCAGTACACGCTAATGGATTTAACAAAGAATCCGCACACGGTTGGTCAGTATATACAACTGTAGGTGAAACTAAATCTGATAAAATTGCTCAAATATTACATGAAAAGGCAAAAGTAGAATTCCCAACACATAAAATGAGGGTAGATACAAGAGATGGAGACGCAGATAAAGAATCTAATTTTTGGGTTCTACGTAAAGTAGTTATGCCTTCCATATTATCAGAAAACTTCTTTATGACTAATAGAGAAGAAAGTAAACTACTTTTAAGTGAGGAGGGAAGAGATAGGATAGCTAAAATACACTACCAAATGATAAAAGAAGTAGAATCCAAAAAAATTATTTAATAATAACTCTTTATTAGAGTAATAAGTGTTATTATATTAGTGTTATATGAATAGTGCAGAGTTTATACAGTACATTACTAAGGAGTTAACAATGGAAGAAATGACATTGTTATATAAAGCAAATAATATAAATTATGATAAATGTAATTTATATTATGAGTTTATTATGACTCTTAATAGAAAAGTTAATAATACTTTTTTAGGTGATGACGTAATAAATAACGAAGAAGATATAAAAAATCATTTTAATTGGTGTTTTAATCATACAATTAAAAATTTTAGTAAAGAGGGTATATTATTTATGGAAACCGATTTATTAAAAGAATATTTTTTTAATTTTTATGTGGAATTATTTTACTACACCCCCACCAAAAAAGATATTTTAGATAAGTTAGATAAATTCCCTAATATGTCTTTTGATTATTATAGGTTAAAAACTAGATCTGATATGGATGTATTATTAGAATTATATAGAATTTTTGAAAAAAGTTTAGATTATAAGTTAAAAATGTAGGTTTTAGTATTTATTTTATCATAAAATAGTTTTATAGTTACATATATGAATAATAAAATTAAATTTTTAGAAATAGTTTTATCAGATTTAATATCTGAAAGAGATACGTTAGAAATGGATTTAAATTATATTTTAAATAATTCTTTATTTGAAGCCAAAAAGAAAAAGAAAAAATTTGAAAGGGTTTTAGAGTCTATAGTTAATGTAAATAATAAAATAAACACTCTCACAGAATACTTAGCACAAATAACTGCTGCTAGTAGTGTTACAAATGAAAGTGTAGAAGAAAAATAACAAAAATTAAAATTAAAAAAATGGAAAATTTTGAATCATTAAAAACATTAGTAACAAATTTAGAAGAAGATGTAGTAAAATTTTATGAAAAAAATAATAAAGCTGCTGGAACCAGAGTAAGAAAAGGGTGTCAAGATATTAAAAATCTTTGTCAAACCATAAGGGTAGAAGTTTCTGAATTGAAAAAAACAGATACTGTAGCAGTATAAAAATAATTAATATGATGATAGACATTCTTAATAAAGTATTTTTGTTTTTATTAATTCTATCTATTTTAAACGTAATAAGAAATTCGTTTTTTTTGGTTAGGAGTTTTAAAGATGGTGATAGATTTAAATTAAATAGACCTTCTTTATTGATTTTAGGGATGTCTATATCATATATAATACTAACATTAATAGAAGGTATAAAAATTTAAAATGATACAAGAAAAATTAAATAGTTTAAGACCTTATGTAACAGGATTGAGATTTGTAAAAGATTTAGCCGTTGTTGATTTAGTCTTAAAAGAAGGTTGGAATATGTTTGAGTCTGATAAGGTATCTTATAAACCTAGTAATAATAACAAAAATTATTTTATGGTTTTCCCTAAAGATCCTAAAGACTCTATAGATGATGTGGTTATACATGTAGAAAATGTTATAAATGTAAACATAGAAAAAGAGAATAAATTAGTTTTACTTAAAGCTAAAATAGAAGAATTAAAGAGGTTATTTACGGATAAAACTTTAAAGGATTTAGAAAGATTAAAATTTGTAATTCCAGAACTTACAGAACCAACCCTAAAAGACATTGAAATACCGCAAAGTAGTAGGCACCTAAATAGTAAAATAGAATTACCACCCAAAGAGGAAGTTAAAAAAGAATTAGAAAAAGAGGAAAATTAATTCCTCTTTTTTTATACCTCAAAATGTTCTTGTAATGTATGAATTAACCAAGTCGTACCTGAAAAAAAACAAGCGTCAAAAAATATAGAAATATAACAATTATCTAACCCATTCAATGAAAGAGGTGAAAATTGATTATATCCCAATAAATGTACACTAGTAGATATAAAAATACCAACCCAAAAAGGTAAACACATCATACAACTAAACAATTTTCCCCAAAAATCTGGTGAGTATAGATTTAGTTTATCTCTTAAACCTTCAAATATACTCCCATATACTATTATGTTACAAATTCCATAACATACTAAAATACTAACTAAAATACTCATTTTTTATATTTTTTAAACTATTTATTATATAGTAAAGATAGTGAAAATGAAATTAATTGTCAATAATAATCAGTATAAACGTTTAATACGACAACAGAATAAAGAAAATAATTTTCTTAATGAATGGGGTGTTTATATAAAAGATAATATAATTAAAAAAATAGAAGATAAAAATCTAAATGAAAATGTAATTTCACTCAATAATCTTAATTTAAAATTAAGTAAACACAAATTTTTTAATTCATTACCAATGGATAACTTAATTTTAAATATTTATAATGAAAGGTTAAATGAAACTATTATTGAATTAGATAATAATACTATGTATTTAGATGAGTCTAATAAAATTAAGGATGTATTTATTAATATTATCCACAATAATAGTAAAAATTTAAATGAAACTATTAATAGTAGTGAAATAGGTATAAAATTGATGAAAATAAAAGAATGGTATGAGACTAAAAATAAGTGAGAGACAATTAAGAAGAATTAAAGAAGACAGTGAATCTTCAGAAACTTTAACTACATTATCTAATTTATCTGATACTGCAGATAAATTTCAAGATGATTTAGGTGGTAAATATTTACGTAGGTATAGAAAAAACGATAAAAATTCGGTAAAAAGAGTTCAAACTATGTTAACTCTTTTAGGATATGATGTAGGACATTATGGGGATGGTGAACCGGTTATTGACGGTATTTATGGTCCAGACACTGCAGAAGCGGTAAGACATTTTCAAAAAAACACCTTTATTGAACCAATTGAGTGGGATTCAATAGTGGGTCCAAAAACCTATACAGAATTATATGACGATATAGAAGAATTAGGGGACGAACACGCTATGTCAGTAGAAGAGGTATTATTATTAGGGTTAGATGATGAAAATATTATGGGTGATGATGATGAACCCCACTATAATGACGAAGAAGAGGAAGAAGAAGAGAAAAAAGAATTGGATTGGGATGATGTTGAAGATGGTGACTATGAAATAAGTGATAAAGTAATTAAGTTAGGAAGAGAAGTCGTAGATAAAGCATCAGAAAGACTAGGTGAACCATATGTGTGGGGAGGTGAGTTTGATGGTGTCGGTGGTGATTGTAGTGGTTTGGTAGATTGGACGTTTAGACATGTTGATGGTCTCGATTCACCAGGAAGAGATACTACTTCTACATTAAAAAGAGAAGAAGGTTTTAGAGGGGGTAGAAATAACTATGACGAAGTAAAACCAGGTGATATTTTATTATTTGATGGTAAAAAGGTTAAACATACAGGAATTGTATCTGATGTAAATGGTAACAAAATTAGTATGATTCATTCGGCAGGTACTGGTTGGGATAAGGGTACTAAAAGGGGAGTCCAAATAACAAAAGATACGTTTAATGATTACAAGTATTTTAGAAATAATTATTTAGGTTATGTTCCTTTAGAGTATTTTATGGTTGACAAAGAAGATATAATGACTTAAATTTATTATTATGAGAAAATACGGAGGAGTTTTATTAATTTGTAAGGAAACAAATAATTTTTTATTATTAAAAAGATGTGAACAGGCTAGTTATCCTAAAACGTGGTCTATAGTATCTGGTGGTATTGAAAGAGGTGAAAAACCATTAGAGGGTATAAAAAGAGAGTTAAAAGAAGAAACCGGTATTAGTGATGATAATATTCGTTATGAATTTTTTGAACATCAAAATCAACTAATTCCTTATTTTGATTTTTACATTGGTTATTGTGAAAAAGAATACGAATGTAAATTAGATGATGAAAACATAGATTGGGGTTGGTTTAATATGAAAAATTTACCTAAACCCTTATTTCCTACACTTTATTCTTCACTAGTTAGAATTATTTAATTATAATTGTAATATGGATGAAATAGAAAGAGAAAGATTTGGTATTGAGATGGATCGCGAAAAAACCCAACTCAAAAAAGAACAATTTATTCGTGAGATAAAAAATGGTTTAGGAGAACACATCAAAAAAAATGGTAATAAAGTTAAAAAAATTAAGAGAAGTAAGTGGGAAAACTTTTGGTTAAAATTAAAAAAAATATTTTAAAATGAATTTAGAAAAAGTTTTAGAGATTGCCAATGAATGTGTAAGTAATGAAGTAATACCAACTGAAGAACTTACCCTCACATATTTTTTAGATTCTAAAACTCACAGACATTTAGACGAAGAGTTATTTTATAAAACTAATAATAATAACTCCACTTTCAATCACAATAAAGAAATAGAAGTTAATATTGCAGGTGTAACTTTCATTTTTAAACAAAAATAATTTACATTCTCATTTTTTTTAATTAAGTTTAAAAAAAAAGTATATGCAAAAATCCGATGATATAAATGACTTTGTTAATTTTATTTTAAATGACGAAGTAAAAGAAAACGAAAAAGAATTAGGTTTAGAACACCCTAGTGTAGAGTACGAAGCTAAAGAAAGAGAAGTAGTAGATAAAGTTTTAGAAGAACGTAGTATCGAAGAGAGATTATCTTACTATACCTGTAAAAGATTTCAAGGCGAAGAAAGAGGTGTTTGTGATAAATTAAATGTATTAGGTAGGTGGTTAAAAGAAAAAGATGGGTTAGATATGCAACCTATTATAGATACCTTATTGTTACCTCGTAAAGATGATAGGGATATGAATCCTAATTTTCAAGAACCTTTAAAGTATTTGTACGAAACTGGTAAATTTAAAGATATAAGTGAAAAAGATGGTTATTACACATCTCAAAGACTATTAAGTTGTGAGTTAGTTAGGGATGAAGAAGGTGAATGGGTATTTGTAAACAAATTAAATACGAGTTGGAGTGATCTTGCAGAACTACTTACTACATTGTTTATGAGGGGTGGTAAAATAGAGGAACTTAAACATATGAATGTTACTGAAATAAAAAACTTTCTTTTAAATTTAAGAAACAGTGGAAACCCAACCAGAAAAAATCCTAAGTCATCACATCTTTATAGATTATTAGAAAAATACTTTACTGTGGATGAATATGACGATTATACGTATAATACTCGAAAGAATACTATCATTGGAGATGAAATAGAAGATTTAACAATTAAGTTATTGGAAAAACAAGGTTTTAAATTACTGTATCACGGTAATAATGGTAACTTTATTGATATGAAGTATGGTATTGATATGATTATGGAGTTAGAAGGTAAGGTTTATTTAATACAAGTTAAAAGTAAGTCTAACGCAGCTAAAATGGCAATGGACTATCCTAATTATAGATATATCGATTTATTTGCTGGTGAAACATCAGATAAGAATGGTATAATGTTATACGACAGAGAATCTATGAAAGAAGGTGAGTTCATCGCCAAAGATATCCTACAAGATAATTTAGATTATCTTATTAATAAGTATTCCAATTAAAGGGATATTTATTAATATATGGATAAAAAATCATTAGACATAATAGTAGAAGAATTCTTTGATACAGGTAAAGTATCTTTAAATGAAATACATGCAGCTCCTTGGTATAAAGCAGTTGAAAGGAGCATCTCTAAAACTTCGTTGGATCTCTTTACTAGGAACACAAAAGGAATAGATTTAGTTAATGGTTATATAGATATGGTGGGTAACTTTATAACACTGCCGAAACAAGGTAGGAAAAATATCGACCAACAATATTGGTGGACCCCTTCTAAATATATTGAAAAAATATATGAGTTTTTTCTTTATAATCCTAAGTATAGAAAGGAAATTGCGGAAAAACTTAAAAATATTAAAGATAAGTTCCCAAACCTCACCCAACAAACTCCTTTAAAACATATTAATGATATTATATTATTAGATAAAATAGATGATAAAACTAATGAAAGTAAAAAAATTTATAAGGGGATAGGAAATGTTGATAAAAGTACGGCTAAATACGAAACAGTAAATGAATTAAACAAAGAAATTTTAAATCTGTATGATCAGTTAGATGATGATTTTAAACCTAGAGATTACAAAGACATCAAAACTAAAATAGAAGGTTGGATTCAAAATAATGATCAATATATATGGAGTATTAATAGAGAAACTAGTTTTTCTAATTTTTCTGAAGCATTTAAAATTAAAATACAGGAATTAAATCCTGACACACCCATCGGAGAGTTCAATAAAATTTTTAAGAATTTTAATCCACAGAATGAAGTAGAGGTTGAAAGTTTAGTAAAAAAGGATTGGGAAAAGTTTAAAGATTTATTAATAAAACAAATACGAGAGGATGGTTCGTATAGATATGGTAAGTGGGTTGCTGGTGAAGTAGAAGATGATGTATTTAAAAATTTAACTAGAATAGAAAAATTCAGTAAACCCAAAGGTGAAAAACAAATAGAAACTATATTCCCATTAAGTGATGTTGTGGAAAGTGTAATGAAAGTAATTGTGTCAGAGGAAGGAAGAATTATAATTGCTAGAAGTATATTGATTCAAAGGGACAATATCAAGCTTACCGCACAAGGAGGTATTATGAAAAAATTAGTGGACGCAGAATTAATTAATCTTGGGCAACTTAGGCTGATGAAACAGAAAACTACATTAAATATTGTAAAAAATAAATTTAACGAAATAAGAGATAAATACGAAAAGTCAAATCTTAACACACCATTTAAATTTTTAGAATGGTTAGGTTTTAAAGAATTAGATATTTTACCTATACAATTTGTTTCTACAAAAAAACCTTCCGAAGCAACTGAGTATGAAGAAAGTTTTGGTAATATATGTGACGACATTAAATATTTTCAAGTAACTAAAGGAGAGGGTAATACTTCTAGAATTTCCAAAACAAAGAGTTACAACAAATCATTACTGGGGTTAGTTGGTGATTCTAATATGAGTGTCAATTATATTACAGGAGTCACATATAATGAAATTATAACTAATGAGACACTAAAATATGATATTAAAACACTAGAACCAGTCACACTAAACAGTTTGAATACCGATCAAAATTTTACTTTAAACGTTGATGACCCAATAGAAGTTAAAAAATCATCTTATGAAAAAGGGTTTCATTTAATTGAGTTTTATGGTGCATTTAAAAACATAAAAAAACCTGTTGTAGACGAATACGAACATATGGATAAATTTACTGAAGTTTTAGAAGGATTAAGAAAAAAATTACAAAGTGAATTAGAATCTGAAAGTGGTAAGGGTTGGGAGATAATTAAAAGTATTAATGATGTCACAAAAGGTGTATTTTTTGAAGATTATATCTTTCTACCTAAAGATAGTTACACATTAAGATGGTCATTAGAAGGGGCTAGGAATAGAGAACCTAGACTTACAATAAGGGTAGATTATATTCCAAATGCACCAGTTTATTATTGGAAAGAAGGTAACCCCAATTGCGGAGAAAAGTTCAAATACCCTAACTGTGAAACAGATTCAGGATGTGTTTCCGATAACTTAGAAGAATCAATAACCAACTTTTTCGACACAGGTAATTTTGAATTTTAATTATAAATTACTATATTTACAAAAAATTAAATATTTATAAGTATGGGATGTGATATACATATGTATGTGGAAAAGAAAAATCCAGTTACACATAATTGGGATAAGATGGGAGATGTATTTTTCCAATCTTATGGTGCAAGTCTTATAGTAAGACATTTAGTGACTAATATGGGTATAACTGAGGATGAAGGATGGACTATTTTACAAAAATGGAGAGATGGTGAAGAACCCTCTAATAAATTAGAAGAGTACATTATTGGTAATTATATCCCAAAAAATATGGCAGATGAACATCTACATTGGTATGAGGCAGATCAAAAAGGATTATTTCCATATCCTTATAGTGATCAACCCTATGGTGGTAGGTGTTATAGACTATTTGGTGCATTGGCAGGTGTAAGAGATACATCAATAGATATGATAGTGCCTGGTAGGTGGGATGCGTTACCTGATGATGTGAGTGATGAAGTAAAAGGTATATCAGATGAGTGGGGAATGGATGCTCATTCACATAGTCACTTAACATTAAGAGAATTAATGAATAGTAAGTATTATAAAATGAGTACCAAAGAGTTATATGATATGGGTATAGATGCGTATTTCTTTAAAACTCTAGTACCTGATTTACAGAAATTTGGTAATCCAGATGATATAAGAATAGTATTTTGGTTTGATAATTAATTATGGAGGAAAAAAATAGAATATTAATAATTGGTGTAGATAAAGAAATCCATTCATCAATTACTGAACAATTCGACACCCAAAATTTTGAGTGTGTTGCCGTAATACATGGAAAAGAGGGACTTACAAAAATAAGAGAATCTAGATTTGATGTTGTAATTTTAGATGAAAAATTAGTGGATATCGAAGGGTTAGACTTAGTTCAAACCATAAGATTAGAGGATAGTAAAACACCTATTATATATATTAGTTTTCACGATCATGAAAACAAAATGTTACAATTATTACGGAATGGTGTAAATGATTACTTAGTAAAACCTTTGTCTTATGAAGAAATAAAATATAAAACCATAAATTATATTAAATTATTTGGTAAAAACGTTAGTAATATGACTACTGATAAAATAGAAATTGGTGATCATAGTATTGACTTTAAATCATTTATTGTCAGTAATGAGGTGGGTGATGAATTTAGATTAACTCAAAGACAAGTTAAATTATTAAAACTTTTAATTAGTAAAAATAATGAAGTTGTGTCGAGAGAAGAAATTTTAGAAAAGATATGGGGGTATGATGTTTACATAAAAACTAGAACAATAGATAATGTTATACTGTCTTTAAGAAAAATATTTGAGAAGGACAAAACCCCTAATACTTTCTTTAAATCTGTAAGAGGGGTAGGTTATAAATTAACTTTTTAAAAAAAATTAAAAAAAAATTTGACTTTTAAATATATTTGCCCTATATTTGTATCACACTTTTAAAGAACAATATAAAAACAACCAAAATTATGGCTAATTCAATGACTAAATACAGAGAAATGGAGGAAGAAAAAACGCAATTAACCGAAAACGGTATGTCTACAAATAATACTACACTAAATAACTGTGTAGATTTATTTTTCTCTATTGGGGCTATGAGAGGGAAAAATAAAGTTACCTTAATTGAAAAATTTTCCAAAGCATATAGTGAAAACCCATTAGTTGCAACTCGTATCCTTTTTTGGGTAAGAGATGTTAGAGAAGGTGCCGGTGAGAGACAAATCTTTAGAGATGTTATTTCTCACTTAGTAAAACTTTCACCAGATGTCGTTAAAAAGAATGTTCATCTTATTTCTGAATACGGAAGATGGGATGATGTATTTACATTAATTGGTACTGACTTAGAAGGTATGGTTATAGACTTAATCGTAACTGCCTTAGGTAACGAAGACGGTTTATGTGCTAAGTGGATGCCTCGTAAAGGTGAAGTATTTAATAAAGTTAGAAGAGCTTTAAAAGTTTCCCCGAAAGAATTAAGAAAAAGATTAGTAGGTTTGACAGATGTAGTGGAAACTAAGATGTGTTCAAATCGATGGAAAGAAATTGACTACTCTAAAATACCTTCATTGGCATCGGCAAGATATCAAAAAGCGTTTTGGAGAAGAGATGAAAAGGGTTATAATCAATTTGTAGAAGACCTTAAAGAAGGTAAAACTACAGTTAATAGTGGAGCACTATACCCTTACGATATTTTAAAGACTTTGTATACTGGTGTTGATGAAACAGTTTCTCAAAATCAATGGGATAATTTACCTAACTTTATGGAAGGTAATGAGGATAGAGTTTTACCAATGGTTGATGTTTCAGGTTCAATGAGTTGTTCCGCAGGTAGTAATGATTCACTTACTTGTATGGATGTAGCAATCTCATTAGGTATCTATATTTCAGAAAGGAATGAAGGAGCATTTAAAGATAGTTTTTTAACTTTTTCTTCAACACCGAGTTTACAGTACTTAACTGGTGATTCACTAAAAGGTAAATTACAACAGTTAAGAAGTGCACATTGGGGAATGAGTACAAATTTAACGGCAACATTTGATTTATTGTTAAATCAGGCAGTAACTCATAATATTCCTTTAGGGGAAATGCCGACAAAAATATTAATATTATCAGATATGGAATTCGATGCAGCGACAGGAAATTGTTGGGAAGAATCTGATAGTTGGAATCCTACTGCAATGGAGATGATTAAAACAAAATATGAAGAAGCTGGTTATGAAATGCCAACAATAGTATTTTGGAATCTTCATTCCAGAGGTAATGATAATTTTCCTGTTAGACAGGATGAGATGAACACCGCTTTAATCTCAGGATTTAGTCCATCAATACTAAAGTCAGTATTGAATGGGGAGAATTTAACTCCTTACTCAGTAATGATGAAAACTGTTGATAGTACTAGATATGAGAATATAACGGTATAGTTCTTTGACATAAAAATGGTATAGAGGAATGGTTTCGGCAAATTTAAAAAACTAAAACCAAGATCGAGAAAGTGGGAGTTTGACCCACCACCTTTCAGTGATGAGGGGGAGAAAAAAACAAACACATACAATTCCGCTACCGTTTTTTATATTGGTGTAAAACGAATGGTTTCTGCAAACTCTAACTTAAAAATAGAAAGTAGAACAGAGGTTTTATTATCCCTTTTACCCAAAATTTATAAAGGGATCAACCATAGGTAAGTTTAAACGTGAGATAGTCTCACACTTTAGGTTGTAAAACATACCTCTTGATTTTGTCTCAAGTAAAACAAAGACACTCAGTGGGGCTGAGTTACCAAATCTACCGTAGGGACAGACCCTCCGTTAATGAAATCTGAATCATCATTCCGACACCACATTATTGAAAGAGGATATTTTAATTAGTATCCTCTTTTTTTTTGTTAAAACTTTAGTATATTTAATAATAAAAATATTATGGGAAAATTTGATGAGTTGATAAAATCCGAAAAACCTACACTAGTAGATTTTTATGCTACTTGGTGTGGACCCTGTAAAATGATGTCACCATTATTAGAACAAGTTGCATCAGAAATGGGTGACGATACTAAAATTATAAAAGTGGATATAGATAAGAATCATGATGCAGCAACAAAATATGGTATTAGGAGTGTACCTACACTATTACTATTTAAAGAAGGTAAAATAGTTTGGAGACAAAGTGGTTTACCACCTAAAAATTTAATAACAGAATCTATAAAAAAGTTTATCTAAACATTTACAGTATCAAAAAAAATAACTAATATTATACTATAATAATAAAAAAGTATAAATATATGTAATGAAAATAGTAACTAAAAATTATTCACTTAAAAACGGAAAGAGATCGTATTTAGTGTATTTGAAAGATCAAAATGATAACTCCTTAGAATGTTATGACATTTATGGTGATGAAGAAAGGTTGAGAAAGGAAGAAGAGTTAAGTGAAAAATATGAAATTGATACAATCAATATTAGTTACGTTTCATTAGAAAAGTTTAAAGAAGACGAAGATCCGATAGAAAAACCATTATTTTTAGTATTTTATTTAAGTAAAGATTTATTCACTAATAAAGAATTAGTTGCCGCATATGGGGAAAATGTTAAAAAATATTTAGATGAAAAAGGAGACAATGTAAGATTATTTTTTATGCCGACAGATGGTGAAGAAAAAATAGTGTGTATTAATCCTTTATATATTAACACTAAAGATGAGTATAATAAAATAGATTCTTTAATTAAAGAATTAGAAAACCAATTGGTTTAGGGTCTGGTTTTAGTCCTATATAACTTAAACTCATCCCATCCAGTCTTATCTTTAATAAGTTTATATGTTTCTTTTTTATTTTTACTTATTTTTCCGGTAAACATTATATTATTTAAATTATTATTTTCATAAAAATCTTGTAATAAATAATATAATTTTTCACAATCTTTTTGACATTTACAAAGTATTATATCAAAGTCGTTGTTTTGATGTATGAGTAATTTGTTATTTATGTAGTTTACTTGTTTAATAGTTAAACCTTTTTCTTTCTTCATTAAAATAGATTTAATTATTTCTATAGTTGTTAATCTTTTGTTTGAGTTAAAGACAGTAAATCTTTCCTCAAAATAGTAATCACATTTTTCAATCATAGTCCATCTATTATTTTTATCTATAATCTCAATATTCCTACCCATACTGTCTCTTGTAGTATATATTTTATCGTTTTTTTCCCATTCTTTCACTAATATAAGTTCATAATGTACTGGTTTCACTTTTTTATAAGCAATATGATCTCTACTAAATAATACTTTATTAGTATCTTTATATTTAAAATATTTTTTACGTGCAAATGATAAATCACTACCTTTAAATAATATTTTTTTCTTTTTATTATTACTAGTTATAATAATTTTATACTGCATTTCTTTATTTTTATTAAAATAAGTGTTATTATTTATAAATAAATAATATATAATGACAAAAGATTATTATAAAGTTTTAGGGGTTGATAAAAATGTTGATGACTCAACACTCAAAAAAGCTTATAGGAAACTATCTAAAAAGTATCATCCAGACGTAAATAATGAGCCTGCGGCGGAAGAAAAATTTAAAGAAGTAGCAGAAGCGTATGATGTTTTATCAGATTCTCAAAAAAGACAAAACTATGATACATATGGTACACCTGATGGTAGAGGGGGTAACCCATTTGGTGGTGGGTTTGATATGGGCGATATCTTTAGTTCTTTTTTCGGTGAAGAGGGAAATCCATTTGGTGGTAGATCTCAAAGACCAAAAAGATTTAAAGGTACAGATATTAGAGTTAATATGAAATTATCTTTAGAAGATATCCATAGTGGTATATATAAGAAGATAAAATATAAAAGGAATGATTCATGTAATGATTGTAATTCTCAAGGAGGAGAAACATCGACATGTAACGCATGTAGAGGTACAGGACAAGTGGTTAGAATTACTAGTACCCCATTTGGAAAAATTCAAAATACGACTATTTGTCCAAAATGTAATGGTGAGGGTAGTGTTATAGTAAAACCTTGTAAAAAATGTAATGGGTTAGGTGTCAAATTAAAAGAGGAAACCATAGATTTTGAAATCCCTAAAGGTGTTATGGATGGTGAATATATTACCATACGTGGCAAAGGCAACTCAATTAAGAGGGGGGTTAGTGGTGATTTAATTATTAATATGGTAGAAATACCTCATAATGTTTTTAAAAGAAATAATCAAGATATACACCAAAGAATTAAGTTATCATATAAAGACTTAGTTTTGGGTTGTTCTCCAGAATTAGAAACTTTAGACGGTAAAATAAGAATTACCATTAAAGAAGGAACAGATGTTGGGCATATACTTAGAGTACCTAAAAAGGGTTTGGAGAGAGCTGGTAACATAGGAGATATGATGGTAGAAGTTTGGGTAGACATCCCTAAAGAAATAAGTAAAGAAGATAAAATAATAATTGAGTCTTTAAATATTTGATTTTGTAGAATAAAAAGATTAAATTAGTAAAAAAATATATTAATTATGGCAAAATTTCAAGAAGTATACGAAGAAACGAAAGAGGTGTTTAATACACATATAAATAATAGTGGGATACCTGGATTCGTTAATATTAAGATTCTATCAAATGAATCTTTAAAAGATTGTTTTGGTCAAGTGACAAAAGCACAAGATATAGTTAAGTTTATGACTGACTACGATGTGATAATTCAAATCAATGAACCTATATTCGATCAGTTAGAAAATAAACAAAAAGAATATGTAGTAAAAGATTTATTGGCTCAGATAGTATATAGTTTAGAATCTGATAAATTATCTATAACTAAACCTGACATTACTACATTTAGCGGTGTTTTAAGACAATATAGTATTGATGAGTACATTGGTATTTGTGAAACTATAAAAACATTACAAGAACAAAAGAAAATACAGGAAGATTTGGCTAAACAAGCCGCTAAAAAAAATAGTGTAACTGTATAATTAAAAATGTTTAAGATATTTATAGATAAAATATAAACATTATGAAAGAAAAAAATACACCTAAAAACTATTTACAATGGGTTTTTACTGATCATTATTTTAATAATAAACAAGGGGTACTTAAATTTATAGGGACTCTATTTGGTTTCTTTATGGCATTTTATGTTCCTAGACCTGTAATGGAAGAGTATTGGGGTGGTTGGATACCTATATGGCCAGTTATTGGAACTTTTATTGCAGTATATGGTTTTTTAATTGGAATTATTTTACAACCATATGGAATTTACAAAAGACTTAAAAGAATGAACTGGTGGGATAGAATAAATAATGATTTTAAATAAAAAATATGTTAATAAAATTAGAATACATTTGGGTAGATTCAGAAAATACTTTAAGAGGTAAAACTAAAATATGGGATTTTGACCCACATAAATACCCTAAATATAATACATTAAGAAAAAACGGTCCTTGTCCTGAAGAATTACCTATATGGGGAGATAAAAGTGTGAAATCTCTTTTAATTCCTAATAGAGTAGTAGTAGACCCCAAAAGAAAACAATCATTCTTAGTTATGTGTGATACATCAATGACTGATGAAAGATTAGATAATAATGAAAAAGAAAAGTTTTTGTTTGGGTTTAAACAAAAATATACTCTACGAAAAAATAATAGTCCCTATTTTGATATAGAAGAAGGAATATATTGTGGGTTAGGTTACGGAAGAGTTTTAGGTAGAGAAATAATGGAAGAGCATTTAGATTCGTGTTTATCTGCAGGTTTAAAAATTACTGATATAAACGCTGAAGAATTATTAGGACAGTGGGAATACAATTTAATGAGTGAAGGTAATTTTGTTAACGAAAATGATTTATGGTTATCTAAATATTTTTTAAGTAGGATATGTGAAAAACATGATATGTTTGTTGAGTTTGATAAACCAGAAAGAAAAGAAATAATTGAAGATACTAAAAAAGTAGAATATGAAAACCAATAAAGATTTTGAAGATTATATTTGTAGGGTACATGGGTTAAGTAGACATATGAAAAGACCTAGATTATATTGGTCTGGTGAAGGAAAAAGTAATATTGATAAATTATGTAGTTTAGATAAATGTCCTAAAAAATTTAAACCTATACTTAGTGAATCTAAATTTGTTAAATGTGATGCAATAGATGAAGATGGTAATCTATATGAAATAAAAAAGTATAATTTAAATCAACTAAAAAAATATAGATTATATTCCGAACCAATAATAAAAGTATCACCTAGTAGAAGTAACTGGGGAGAAGGACACCCTTACTATGATAATTTCACCAATGCAGATGAGTATAATAAATTTATTGATAATTTAATGAAAACGGATTGGTGGAAAAGATATAGTAATATTATTATGGATAGTATAACCCATTCGAATAGAGGAATTTATTGTAAAGATGGTTTTATACCACATAATCAATTAAAATTTAAATGGGTAGTAAATAAAGGAGACTATGCACCTATATTTGATGGATATCATAGGTTATGTATTGTATTCAAAACAAAAGAAAAGTGTAACGAAGATATTGAATTTATCAAACCTAAAAGATCAATATTAGAGTATGTTAAAGAATTTTTTAAAGTATAAAAAAATAAGAAATGATGAATTTAGATTTTTACAGTGAATTTAAGAATTATGCTATGAAGCATTTAGGTATTAGTGGGATACAGTTTCACTATTGGGAAAAACTACAAGATAGTGTCTACAATAATAGTATGGTAACTTCTAGTCTCACACCTTATATATTAGAGGAAAGAGAAATGAGAGTAACTCAGATGGACATTTTTTCACGATTAATGATGGATAGGATATTATGGGTTGCGGGTCCGGTGAATGATCAAATGAGTACTGTTGTACAAGCACAATTAATGTTTTTAGATAACGTTGAATGTCGAGATATAATTGTACACGTAGATTCGCCAGGTGGGTCAGTTAAGTCAGGATTAAGTATGGTAGATGTTATGAATTATGTTAAATCCGATATTGTGACTATTAATACTGGTATGGCAGCTTCTATGGGATCTATTCTATTAGGTAATGGTACAAAAGGGAAAAGATTTGCACTACCTAATTCTAAAGTAATGTTACATCAAGTATCTGCAGGTGCACAAGGACACGTAGAAGATATGAAAATTAGTCTAGCAGAGGCAGAAAAGTATAATGACAAATTATTTCAGATGTTAGCAGATTTTTGTGGTAAAACTAAAAAAAGAGTCTTAGCAGATTGTAATAGAGATAATTGGTTAGACTCCGAAGAAGCTTTGGAATATGGAATTATTGATGAAATAATTGAAAAACTCGAAAAATAATCGTATATTTAAAAAAAATGTACGGTTTATACTTGACATTTACACAAATTAAAGTAATTTTATAATAGATGATAAGTTATATTGGCGGTAAAGCACGAATAGGTAAATGGATTGTACCATACATACCTAGAGATATAGAAACATATGTAGAAACATTTGGTGGAATGTTTTGGGTATTTTTTAATATGGATTTAAAACAATTTCCTAACCTTAAGACAGTTGTTTATAATGACTTTAATGGGTTAAATACAAACTTATTTAAATGTACTTTAGAATATGACAGACTTTGGGATGAATTGAACAAATATCCATGTCAGCAATTAGGTGTAGAAGATACACCACAAGAATACGTTGATATGTTTAACGAATACCAACAAGAAATATTTCACACTGATTTTGAAATAACTGATGATAATAAATTTGAGATTGCAGCAAAATACGTCTATGTCCTCACTCAAATATTTTCGGGTTCTAAACCAGAAACATCTAGTTATACAGATTATAAAGGTAAATATAGATGTAAGGTTCTAATATTTATGGATAAACTAAAGAATCCTAAATATAGAGAACATTTTGATAAAATTACTTTTGTAGAAAATATGGATTTTCAAGAAGTCATAGAAAAATATGATTCTGAAAAAACTTACTTTTATATCGATCCACCATATTGGAAAACAGAAAACTATTATTCTAATCACGATTTTGATAGAAACGATCATGAAAGACTGGCAGACTGTATAAAAGAAATGAAAGGGATGTTTTCGTTAAGTTATTACGATTTCGAACTCTTAAGAAAATGGTTTCCAAAGCATGAGTATGTTTGGGAGAAAAAAGAATTTGCAAAAGCAGCTGCAGCAAAAAGTGGGGTTAAACAAAATATGGGGGAAGAGTTGTTGATTATGAATTATGGGGATAACGTATTAGATGCCCCTTGTTATGGGATGCAGTTGGATTTATTTAAACACGATTATCTATGAAAAAATTTTTTATTTGTATGTTTTCTTTTCTATCTTGTAGTAAGATAGACGAAAATGGATTTAAAACATTCACTATTAAAGAGGGTAAACATCGATCAGGTTATAGATATAAAACTTCTAGAGAAAATAAATTTAAAGTGGAATGCATTTTCGATAATAGTGCAATATACACTACTGAAGACCCTGTTAATCAGTGGGACGTAAATAAATTGTGGGGAGTATCGGACTGTGGTAATAACCATATGGATAACTCAATTAGATTTGGTTGGAGATGGTTAAACGATAGTTTAGAAATATTATGGTTCAGACATTTAAATGGTAACTTTGATTTTGATAAAATAACATCTGTGGAGATTAACGAAGTAATATATTTAGATTTAGAATTAAAGGATGATAAGTACATTTTAGGGGTTAATGGTGTGGTAGTAGAAGTAGAAAGACCTTGTACACAAGACTTCAAAAGGTATTATCTATACCCTTATTTCGGTGGTGATGAAAGAGCACCACACAATATTAAAATTAAACTTAAGGGTGTATGATAAATGTCACACTTTTGTCACAATTTGTCTAAGTTTGACATATAGGGTTAATTTAATTATATTTATAAATGAATGAGTAATTATGAAAATAGGTATACAAAAAATAGAAACTTTTAGTGTAACACAAACCACTAAAGAATTTGTTTTCGAAATGGATGAATTTAGAAAATGTACACCTGCATTTATTGGTAAAAAACATAAAGAATTTATGGACTATATCACTAATGATATTGAAGATATGAAATCTTTTTTAAATGACAATATGGATATTTTATCTAAAGAGACATATAGAAAATTATACCTTTTAGAAATAGATCCTGTTTATGATGTATTAGAAGACAGTAGAAACCAATATGAAGATAGTTGGTTTACTATGAATAAAAATGTAGATGTAAAAGAAAAAGTATTAACTAACGCTAAATCTAAAGTAATTAATGACTAAGTGTTATTAAATTAAAGTTTTATGAAAAGACCCAAAAGAAAACAATCTTCGAATGTTCAGTACCTACTATTTGAAGATATGATAGTAGATGTTGAGAAAACAGACGAAAGTGTAATAGATGTGCAAAATTCTCTCCTTACTAAATATTCAACCAAATTAATTGATAGTAGTGATGTAGGTTTAGAAACCAATAAAATATATTGTGGAGATACAGTAGAAACTATGGGTAAAATTAATGAGGGCACTGTTGACTTAATTTTAACTTCACCACCTTACTTAGCATCTATAAGACAAGATAATCACAAATATCCCGGCGCTAAAGATCAGATTAAAGATAATCAATCTGTAGACGATTACTTAGAATGGATTGTAGAAAATTTTAAACAATATGAAAGAATATTAAAAAAAGATGGTGTTGTTGTATTTAATTTTAGTTATACTACTTTTAACCCATCACTACCTTATTTCCTCATTAACGAGGTATTTAAACATACTGATTTTAGAATATATGATACATTTGCTTGGAAAAAGAAATCTGCAATGCCTGTATCTGGGCACCCAAATAGGGTAACCAGAATTGTAGAAATGGTTTATATATTCGCAAAGACTCCTTATTTTAAGGCGAACAAAACAGTGTCTTCAGTGTCAAGAACAGGTCAAAAGTACTACAATAATTATTATAATTTTATTGAGGCACGAAATAACGATGGTAAAGTTGAGGGTCATGAAGCTACTTTCTCCACAGACTTTGCGTCCTTCTTCATAGATTTATATTCTAAAGAAAATGAAATTGTGTTAGATAATTTTTCAGGTACTGGTACAACACCATACGCTTCTTCTAAAATGAATAGACAATATATTGGTATTGATTTAGTGGAAAAGTTTTGTGATTATGCAAGAAACAGAATATCTAAACTATACAAAGAAGAGGGGTTAATTTCTTAAAACCTATCCAATGGAAAATATTAGAACTAAGGTTAATGATATTAAAAATAATATTAAATTATTAACTGACGAATTAATTGAATTACAAAATAAATGTTTACATGAAGATACTTCATTAAAATATTATGAAGATAAAAAACACGTATTAAAAATATGTAATGATTGTGGAAAAATTATAGGTTACCCCACAAACGAAGAATTAAAAGAAAACGATTATTTATAACATAATTTGTTTTATCCATATATTTTTACTATATTTACAATTATGAAAAACATACCAACAGATATAATAAAATATATTAAAGATAAAGATGCCTTACAAGCCTACAGTGAGTTGGTAGAGTTAATGGGTTTTACTGAAGACGAAGCCTCAGATATCTTAGGTGTTAAAACATTTAAAGATTTAAAATTTAAACCTCATCATGTTGTACCTAAAGGAGTTGCTGCAGTAGAATACTTCCCTTTAAGTGATAAAGGAGAAGGTGGTTGGTTCTCAGTAGTTGGGGGTGGAAGTGGATTATATGGTGATGGGCTAACCTCGTTTGAACTATACGCAGAAGGTATGGATAACCCATTAACCTATTTAAGTAAAGAACAAGTAACTAAAGAAATGTTGGAAAGACAAAAAACAAAATATGAACTATAAATTATTAGGTATAGGTGTGTTTATGTTTCTTATCGCACAGATAATAACATGGTTTCAATTAAACTCACAATTCATTTGGAAATGGGCTAGAGATAATGAATGGGTAATTGCCTTAATAGGTATACCTTTATCATTTGCATATTTATGGGCAACTAAATATACTGTACAAGCTTTCGGTGGTTATTTTTGGCCTGTTAGATTTGTAGGTTTTGGGGTTGGTATTATTGTGTACACTATTTGTGTGGGTCATTTTTTCAATGAAAGTATTAGTAGTAAAACAATAATATCATTAATGTTATGTTTAATATTAATTTGTATACAAGTTTTTTGGAAAAATTAAAATAAAAAATTATGAGTAAGATAAAATTTCAAGTACCGACACATGATCCCCATACGGGAGAATTAAATCCTTATTATGAGGAAATTACAGGTAAAAAAAATCCATTAGAGTTAACTGAACAAGATAAAATAAAACTTAAAGTGTGGGGTTATATGCCTGATTCAACTGAGAATAAAGATATAGATAAGATGCCCAACCAAAAATGGCATCAGATAGTTTCTTTTATTAAAAGTGGTATAAGGATAATAGGGTATATATTAATCCCCTTCGATTTAGTAATTGCAGCATCTGTATTAGTTGTAAGTGAAATAATTGGTATAGTAGAAGAATTAGTTTAATAATTTACCTCCATATTTATATTATATGGAGAAATTAGATAAGGACTGGTTAACTAAAGATAATACTGATTTTGAGTATAAAAAGTATATTCTTTTAGATTACTTACAAAGAGTAAATAACCAATTTAAAGAAAATAAAATATATCCTTATCTTTCCGATTGTATAGAAGAGTTTAGATCACTAAAAGATTTATTAGAACAAAAGGACAAACTCACCCCCAAAGAACTAACATCTATAGACTTTAAAAATATGGAGTTAATTTATACAACAATAGAAGACGATATCTTTTTTGAAATTCAAAAACTAATTAATTACGCCCTTCGTAGAATAAAAGGTACAATAGAAGAGGGTAGAAAGATATGTGATAACATAGAAAAAGATATTACATTTAATAGTGTAGGTGTAATTACAGAAAAAAAAGATGAAGGGTACTTAATACTTACCACCAAAAGTAGTATCATCTATAAATACAAAATGGACAGTTTAATATTAGAAGGTAATAAATATAAAATGTTAAAAACTGAACCTATTACTACACAAAATATATCTGAGTTTAGTAGTCACGAAGACATTAAACAAGAATATCTTAACCATAGAGACGATATCCCTATGATGACATATGGTGCACACAGTAAAAAAGAAATACCTTTTGAAAATACTTTCCTACCTATTGTAAAAAGAATTTTAATTAGAGAAATAAATAAAGATTGACTTTTTTATATTCTTTATTTATATTTAAAGTTGTTATAATCTATAATGACAAAATAAAATAAAAAATAGAAATTATGGAAACAATTTTAGTAACAGTATCAGTTTTATCTACGTTATTGGTGGTTGGGATCGTATTAGCGGTTGTGATCGTTTTTAACAAATTTAAAGGTAAGGTTGATGTAGAAAAATATAAAATGTATAAATATGATAACGAAAGACAAATAGAGAGAATCTATAATGAAATATCTTCGATGGAGAATGATATTAATAAAAAATCACATGAGGTGGAGAGAGCTTTGTGGGGTGAATATGAAACGAACTCTGAAAAAACAGAAAGAGAGTTTGATGAGATGAGACGTATGATTGATAGTAGAACAGATAAATTATACGATAAAATACATAGTTTGGAAGGTACTATTGCCGGACTAATAGACAAAAAAGATAATAAACAGTTATTAACTGATTAAAATAACAATAAAATAGATTATAACAAAAAACCCTCATTGAGGGTTTTTTTATTTTACACTAATAATTTCTAGTTCTAAATCTAAAGTTTTATCTACTAAAGGGTGATTACAATCTACTATAACACTTTCTTTATCTACTTTTTTAATTTCTCCTCTTCGTGTAGTGTCATCTTTTAATTTTATTAATACATAATCTCCTACTTTACAATCTTCATATAATAATGTTTTAGGGACAGTACCCATTAATTTTTTATTATGTTTACCATATGCTAATGATGGAGGAATTGATGTTTTCTTCACAACAATTTCTTTGGGGTCTATTTTTAAGTTGATATCATCTAAGTCTGACAATAATACATTAATACCGTCAATATTATCTGGATGATCTGAAACTAAAGTAAAATCTTTTTTTTCTTCTACTAATTCTTCGTTAATATTTATTTTATAATTAACTGTATATTTTTTCTTTTCCATACTAATAAATATTTGTTTTTATGAATTTTATTTATTATATTTACCATTATGGGAAGAGTTAAACAACTTTACGAAGAAGTGTACGTTGAAGAAATGGAAAAACATTATCAACAATTATATATGGAAGAAAAACTATATAGTCAACGATATGGGGATGACACGGAATTGATTGACGTAGAGAAGTGTGAAGATTCAGGTATGGGTGATGACCTTCATCAAAACCTTAGCCGGAAACGCTGAGTATGCTATGGCAGCCTAATTAGATTAGATGTTAAGCACATCATGTAACTGAGTATACTTGTAGGTTGCTAAGATGTAAAAGGAAGTAGATGGTGATGTTTGGTAATGATAGTGATTTGCCAGTGACGACCTTACAGTTAACGAAAACCTATCAATTTTCGGAAGTTTAGAAAAACTTGTCCTAAACCTGTAAAAAGATCTCATATGGATGACGGGCAAGACGGGGGTTCGAATCCCCCCATCTCCACCAAAAATAAATCTTAAATACCTTTACTACTACATAAATAAATGTTATCATTGTATGTATTAATAAAAAAAATAAAATTTTAAAAAAATGTCAAAAGTAGAAACAGGGAAAACAATTAAAGTTAACTATACTGGAAAATTTGAGGATGGGACAGTATTTGATACTTCTTTAGGTGAAGGTAGAGAACCACTAAAAACAATATTAGGACAAGGAAACTTAATTCCTGGTTTTGAAAAGGGTTTATTAGGTATGAATGAGGGTGAAAATAAAACTATTGAGATTGAGCCTACTGAAGCATATGGTGAGTATTTAGATGGTTTGGTGACAGTCGTACCAAAAACACAAATGCCTGAAGGAGTTAAGGTAGGTGATGTATTACAGTCTTCTGGTGATAGAGGAACTATCAATGTTACTGTTACTGAAATTAATGAAAATGATGTAAAAGTAGACGCAAATCACCCATTGGCTGGTAAAAAATTAATGTTTGAAGTAGAATTATTAGAGGTAGAGTAATTTTTTTTAATTTAGGGGTTGATTATTAAAAATAAAATCACTAACATTGTGTAATAATAATAACAAAAATAAAAAATCAATTTCAAAATGAGTAAAACATTGAAAAAAACAAGAGAAGAGTCTTTAGTAACTCTTTTTGGACCTTCAGGAAATGAAGTACCAACTGAATCATTAACTTATATCAGAAAAAACCCTAAAAGGTTTATCAATAAGATTACTGAAATCTATGGTTTAGAGTCAGTAGTTAAATGGGTAGGGGAATCAGTTTAAAGACTAAATAACAATTAAAGGGGACTGACAGTCCCCTTTTTTAATTTAAAGAAATATGGCTAATCACGTATATACAACAATTAACATCACAGGAAATAAAGAAGTGATGGAAAAATTAGAAGAAATAAAAATTAAAGTAGAAGAAAATAATAATAATAATCATACTGCACTAATAAGTGGATTTTATGATAATATGGAAAATACATATGCATGGTATGGTGATAATGTTGGTGCTAAATGGTGTTATCATGATGAATTTTGGGTAGATATTGAAGGTGAGGTTGCAGAAATAATAACAACTTCAGCGTGGTATCCACCATTAGAATTTGTACAACACATATATAATATATGTTCTTCACTCGATCCAGAATGTGAGATAGACGGTGATTATGAAAATGAGGCGACTACACCTATAGGTGGATTCGTAATCAATAAAAACGGTTTTAATCATGAAGAACATAATGAAGAAATAGAATATCCTGATGAAGATGATTATGAAATTCCAGAGGGTGAATACCATAGTCAAGAATATGATTATGCAATGGAAGAATTTTATGAGAAGGTAAGTGAAATCAGAAGTGATATGAAAAGTTTGGCTCATAATAATTTAAGAAATAAATTAGAGTCGGAAACTACCGAAGGGTAGATAATAACATAAACAAAAATGAATATTATGGATAAAGTAATAGAAATAGTAAACAAGTCTTGGTTTAAAGCAGCTTGTTGTGGAGGAATTGCAGTAGCATTATTTATTAATGGAAGTATCAATTATGCTTTTTTTGCTGGTGGTTTTGGCGTTAGAGAATTCTTCTTAGCATTTAAGAAGTAAAATATTCACCAATGCGAACAACTAACCCATCTTCGGATGGGTTTTTTTATGCTTACACTATATTTATTAATAAACATAATTATGAAATTTTTAAGAAGATGTTGTGACTCAAAAAGAGAATGTTTAACATATGTTATAATATTACTTTGGGTTGGTATTGGTGTATTAGGTACATATTTTGATACTAATTTTAATGAATTAGCTGCTTACTTCATATCATTAACAGGATTTGCAGGAGCGTATATGTATGGTGAAACCAAAAGAAGTAGCGATGATACCTCTATATTTAAATCGGGTAAATCTAGTAAAAGAGAAATAATAATATATGTAACTGTTGGTTTATGGTTATTAATTGGTGTATTTACAATTATTAATCATGCAGACTTAATGGGTATGAGTGCATATTTTGCAGCACTTACACCATTTGTTGGTTCGTATATAATAGGTGAGACACTTAAAAAAGAAACTGAAGACGAAGACTATGAGGATCAAATTACGGGAGAGCCAATATAGTAGATTATTAAAAGAAAATGATAAAGATTTTCTTGATGGTAGTGTTAACTTTAAAGAGATAGGTAATAAGGTTGATAAGTTTATTATAAAATGTTACAATTTTATGAGGAAACACTACCCTAGTTTTAATAACTTAAGAAATATACCTACGGTCTCACAAAAGGTGGCACAAGATTTAGCAATACCAAACGCAGTATCTTTAGTTATCTGTTATAACTATCTTTTACTATGGGATAAACTCAACCCTAAAAATTATGAGGGAGATTTTAGTGAAATGTTGGGTGAGCCATTAGAGTTTTATGGAGAGTTTGAAGTTGTAGAAGAAATTCCTATGAGAGGATATTTAAATGGATACCAAACAGGTAAGTATATAGGATATGCACGTAATGAAGAAGAGTTTTTAGATCAATTAGAAGACGGTGAATACTATAATTATGATGTAGATCATAACGATTATATAGACTATCATTCGGCGGATATTGACTGGGAGGTAGATGAGGGATATGTCGATGATCACGTTGCTCAAAGAGTAGGCGATTTAAGAGATGATTTAATAGATAATGTAGAATTAGTAAATAAATAGAATGAAAGTAAAATTAACAGAGGAACAATATAGTAGATTACTAACTGAGAATACCGGTGATGAATGGGGTAGAGTTAGTAAAACTGTTGATGCTTTCACAATAAAGGTATTCAAACAAATTAGAGACAAAATTCAAAACGGTGGATTGAAAATGAATTCGGATATTGTAGACTACATAGTGAATAGTTTGGTATTTACACAAGAAGAAGCAATTATTTTAGCTCATAACTTTAAAGTTATGGTAGATTTTCATTCACAAGATGATTTAAATGAGTTATTGGGTAAACCTATGGAGTTTATGGGTATATGGCAAATACCTACTCACATACCTACAGTTGTTGAATTGACAGGTAGAGGATATCCTTCAGGTAGAGTTTACGCAATGGGTAAGACACCAGAAGAAGCATTAAGAACAATTAGAGATGGTGCAGAAGACGATTTTGAAGTGGGTGATATGAATGAATTGGATTTGGATGCGGTACTGGATGAATTTGATATTGATATTGTAGATGATATATCCCCACAAAAAGGGATGGTACAAAATGATTTCTATGAAGATGAGGATGGTCGTGGTAATAAATTTGAGGTTTTACCATATATAAAAGATGATGTTAGTATGGGCGTACAATCACTCCAACACGACTTATCGAGAAAAAAAATAAATAATTTATTAAGAAATATAGGATAAAATAAAATAAAAAAAATAAAAATGGGACGATTAGCAAAATTAAAAAGAGAAATAATATTAGAATCTAATAAAAGATTATTAGGGGAAACTAAAAGTTATTTAACTGAAGAAGAAAAGGAAAAGATGAAATTACCTTTCATTAAATTAGTAACTAAATATAAAGATGGATTAAAAGGTTTTATAGAGAAACTAAACACAGTAGTTTCAGACGAAAAACAATTTTGTGCGAATCCTAAAGAGGCAGCTAAACAAGCTGCAGAATCTTTAGATGATTTTATCACTAGAATGTCTTTAGATATGAAAGTTAAACCAGAACAAGTTTTAGAAGCATTATATGATAAAGCGAATGGTGGATTACTTCAGACAGTTCTTTCGGTTGCAAAACCATTAGTTAGTAAATTTGGTGGTGGATTACTTTCTAAAGAAATCTTAGATGAAATAGAACAACATATGAGAACAAAATATGGTGCAGTTGGTAGAGGTATAAACTCAATGATGACTGAAATTATGTCAAAATTAGGTGTTACAGTGGATGATATATGTAAATAAATAGGTAATGAAGATTAAACTTACAGAATCACAATATAAGAAAATTGTTCTAAGAGAGTTTGGGGAGACAGTTACTGACCCTAAACAATGGTATCTTAATATATTATCTTGGGTAGACTCACCCAATGATTTAACATTTCAAAGTAGTGCACATGAAGTAGTTGTTTTTGATCAAGATGGTGTATACTTAGGATATTATGATAAAGAACAAGGTTTTGGATTTGTGGTTAATGAGTATAATATAGATACTATAGATGATGATGAAGAATTAATTGACGAACAAGAAGAAGGTGGTACTTCTGATTCCGGTGGTTCAAGTGGTGGTGGATCAGGTTCAGTTTGGAGTGTTTCACCCAATAGAGGTCCTGCAAATACATTAGATAATACTCCTTGGAGTGTTAGTCCCACAAGAGGTCCTGCAAATACATTAGATAATAGTTCGTGGTCGGTTAGTCCCAATAGAGGACCAGCGAATGAATTAAACTAATTACTTAGATTTTGGTTTTGGTGTTGTTGTATTAGCTGGCTTTGGTTTAGCTGGTGCTGGTTTTCTTTTTTTACATCCACATCCCATAATATTTGTTTTTTTTAAATTTTTTTATTAACTTTAATAATAAATACACCCAAAACCATTAATTGTAAATAAAATTTGTCATAAATTTGTTACATAATAATTTGGTTTTTTAATATATTATACCTATATTTGTATAAATTAATTGTTATGGATAAGAAATTTTTAAAAGACGTACTATCAATACCATCAATATCGGGTAATGAAAGTATGTTGAGAGATTATATCGTAGAATTTGCAATAGATAACGACATTGATTATGTATTAGATAAGAAGGGTAATGTATATCTAACTAAAGGTAAGGATAGAGTAACTTTAGGTGAATACTATCCTTGTGTAGTTTCACACATCGATACTGTACATAGATCACATATAGATTTAATTAACGAGAAAAGAAGGTTAGACATTGTAGAGAATGTTAAAGGTGATTTAATTGCGTATAATCCATTAACTAATGAACAAACAGGTATCGGTGGAGATGATAAGTGTGGTGTATTTGTTTGTTTATCACTTTTTTTAGAAATGGACATATTAAAGGGGGCATTTTTCGTTGAAGAAGAAATAGGTATGTTAGGATCTAGAGAAGCTTGTGATGAATTCTTCAAAAATGTGGGGTATGCAATACAATTCGACGCACCATCGGCTAATTGGATTACTGAAGTATGTAGTGGTGTTAAAATTTTTGATGATGAATTTAAGGATAATGTAAAAACAGTTTTAAGTGAAGGTGGTTATACAAAATTTAGTAATGATCCTTTTACAGATGTAAATCAGTTAGCTCAAAAATTTGACTTCAACTGTATAAACTTAGGTTGTGGTTATTACCAACAACATAGAGATACTGAATATGTTGTAATTGAGGAAGTAAAAAAATCTTTACATATGGGAATTAAATTAATACATCATTTAGGTATTAACGATTATAAAAGAAATGATGTTCAATATGAAGAAGAAGTAGAAGACATTAAGGAATATGATAATTGGTTTAAATATATTGAAAATGATTATGATATCGTATCAGATAAAATAGTAGATTCTGTTATAGATATGTATGAGGATGGTTTTAATCCAGAAGATATTAAAATGTATATATCCGATCTTTTACAAATAGAAAGTTATGAATAAATCAGAAATACAAAAAATAATATTATGGTGTATTATTGCCATATCCACCTTTATTGGTGTTTTAACTATATTACCTGTGGTTGGGTATATTTTAATAATTTGTGGGATAGTTATTCCTAGCTATCTTTTATATGTAAACTATTACGAAGAATGAAAAACCTATTAGAAGAGAAAGACATTGCATTAAAAATATTAAAAGAACTAAATAAATTAGTAACAATTCCTGACAGAGGATTTTTGGCTGGTGGTGCAGTTGCAAATACACTATTGAGAATGAAGAATGGTAAAGGTGTACATGATGATAACCTTTACCCCATAAACGATTTAGATATATTTGTAGAGGCGGACCATGAAAATATTCAGGGTAATACACCATTAAGAACAAAAGAATTAGTTATACAAGAAGGTTATTATGCCGGTGATATCGGTTATGATGACGCATCTAATTACAGAATATTAGAAGTTTTAAGGGATGGGTTATTAAATACAATAGTCATATCTCAAATAATTGATTTACAAAATAATAGAGATTATATGTATATCTTAAATGGGTTTGATTTCAATTGTTGTCAGATAGGTATTGATTTATCAACAGGAAATCTTTATTATACACCTCAGTTCGCAGAGTTTTTTAGAACAAATCAGTTAGATATTTCCGCTATGTATACTCCGGGTCATACCGCAATCAGACTATTCAAAAAGATAAAAGAATTAAATTGTTATTGTGATGTAGATAAGTGCATGGAAATACTTTCACAACCATTAATACATTCTATTAGGTGGAGATTGATGCCAAGACAATGGGGTTTTTATTTTAGTCATAAATACAAAGATATGTTTATGGAGTATTTTCCTAAAATAAAACCATATTTTAAAATGGTAAAATTTTTTGATGATAAAAAAGAAATGTGGTTTAAACGACATGAAGAAATTAATGGTACTAAAAAGTCACAAGATAGTAAACATATTTCTAATTGGTTAAATCCTGAAGTTAGTATTCCTGAAGGAGACTTAAGTAAATGGTCAGAATATAATGATAGACTTTGGGCACTGCATCCAGTAAAGTATACTGAACCTAACATGAAAATAATGGATAAAGCTTATTTGGGGTATAGTTCTCCCATTGCATTTATTAATGCGTACCACTATGTAAGTGGTAAGATAAAAAAATCGTTACATAAAAAATGTGATTTAATTATTAATAATTCAAAGTATCTTCAAAAGATTGTAATGATAGATTTAGAGTTCGCTAATTGTGATTTTAGTGTGACACAAATAAAAGAATTAGATGAGTACTGTAAAAGAGAAATAGATTTTATATTTGCAATACAAAAATACGGATTAAATTTACAAGAGTCATTAGTGTTATTCAAAGACATTAAAAAAATACAAAATAAAGAAGGCGAATGGTTAAGATATATTATTGTAGATTCGTTAAAAAAGAATAATAAAAATATTAAACCTACTTATGAAAGTATTTCAAAAGACATTAAGGTATATAAAGAAATGATGTCTAAACCACTAACTCAACCACTTATAGATTCTAATAAGTTATCTTTACCTTCAGGTATTACTATAAAAGAAATACTTAGTGAGACAGAAATGCAATGGGCAGGGAACAAACTTAAAAATTGTATTAACAATCAGAGTCAGGGTTATAAAGAAAAAATAGAAAGTGGTTTAGTAAGAATATTTATCATTATGACTAAAGGTAGTACCTCAGCTTTAGAGTTACATTTAGATAATAAAGATTCAATAGATATTAAAGAAAGACAGTTGTTATCATCTTGTAATAGAAAACCTAGTAGGTTTCACAGAATAATTGCAGATATGTTGATAAATTACATTAGTATAGAATTGTTAGAGAGTAAATATATTAATAGAAAAAAACTACATAGTGATTTACTAACTTTACACACCGGTTTATTAGCAACTACATCTGATGATACTACAGATAACAATGAAGAAGTGTTTGGGTTAGATGACTTAGGTGATGTGTTTGGTAATCCTCCTGTTGATGATGAGGTTGAGGATGAGGGGGAATACAATGATGACTACCAATTTGACTTCGTAGATGATATATTTACTGATAGACCAACAAGACCTGAAGGTATAGATCCTACAACTAGGGATAGGGAAACAAGACACATTAGAGAATGGGTTAGTAGAACTATAACCCCCCAACCAGTGGACTACACAGTTAATACTACTTTTATAAGAAATCCTCGTGTTGAATATCCTTTGGATAACGATATATTTAACGATCTATTTAGTGAATAGTAAATTAAATGTTTAACTTTTTTTTCTAAAGTTTAAACAAATCTAGTAGAACATATTATTATTTTCAGATATTTATAGTAAAAGATAAATATGCCTATATATAGTGATGAATATGGAAATGAGAGTAGTTTATTGTTCTTAGGGAAACATACAGTCAAAGAATTTGAAGATAACTTTGATATGTACTACGATAAATATAGAGATATATCTAACAAAAGGGGATTTTTTGGGGAAATTAAATTTGTAATTTCTTACGGTGTCGTTTGGATATACGTTATAATAGAATAATTACTCTTCTTCAGTAAGTGAACCTAATTGTTTATTAAGTTCATATAAACCACTACCACTGTCTCCAATTATTTTAATATCATCAATAATAGACTTAAATTTATTTTCTTCTTCTCTTTGCTCGATAACAAACCATTGCATAAAGTTTTCAGTTTTAATATCTCCTTTTTCTTTACACTTAGATACTATATCATTAATAGAGCTACTCACTCGCTTCTCATTCATTAAAGAATTTTCAAAATGACTTAATATATTAAATTTTTCATCTAAATCTTCTAAGTAATTATAGTTAGGTATTTGTGGTGTAACATCTTCATCTAATAAATACTCAACTAATTTTAACATATGTTCTCTTTCTTCATCAGATTGATCTAAAAAGAATTTAGATATACCAGAATACCCGTTAATACTAAATTGTGTGGATAAGTATAAATAATAGAATGATGCGTTATTTTCTAACCAGATCTGTTCGTTGATTAAATTTACAATTTCTTTATCTAATACATTAGATATCTTCTTCAGTTCTTTTCTTTTGTACATACTGTGCTTTACCTATTTCTGCTCTTCTTATTACAGATGGTTTAGTAAACTCTTCTCTTTTTCTACATTCTCTAGCAACTTTAGTTTTAATGAATTTACTTTTCATTTCTTTAAGTGCTCTCTCTATATTTCCTTTTTTTACGTTTACTTTTAACATCTTTTTTATAATTATATTTCTTTTTTGGTAATAATAAAGTATATTTGTATAAATATCAATAAAAATATGAAAATTTTTAATATATTTAAGAAATCTTTAGTAGTTAAAGTAGTAGATAAAGAATTTAATGTAATTAAAGATAATATTAAAATAAAAAAAATTCCTGTTGTTGGAGAAAAGATTTATTTTGATGAAAATATCATATATATAGTTTCCGATATTATACATTATGTTGGTAATCACCAAGCTATATGGTTAGTAGTAAATGAACAATCTGAAGAAAATTCAATAAAAGCGACATTAAACGTATCTTTATAGTAAATTTTTATATATTTATATAAAAAAATATTTTGTATAAATTAAGAGACTATATAATTGAATCTGAAAATACTGAATTAAGTAAGGTAGACAAAAAAATGTTAACCCTTATTCATAATAAGGTATGGGAAGAACATGCTGATAATCCTAAATTAAATTATGATATAATAGAAGAATTAAGAAATTTAGATGAAAATTTTTTATACCGTATATATGATTTTTTAAAAAATATAATGGGGTTTGATGATCCAAAGCAAATAGAGTATTATATAAAATTATTTATAAATAACTTTCAAGAAGACGGAGATTATAATAAACTAACAACACAAGGAGAAAATATAATACCCGGCCCTAATTACCACCATCAGGCAGTTGCAAATAATTTAAATCTACCACCTATACTGGTTATAGATATGAAAGAAACTTGGGATAGAGACATGTCAGTTTTTTATGATATAGTAAATGATGATCATTATGAAGTGGGTACTGAAGATGAAACATTGGGTGCAATAAATGATGCGTTACAAGATAGATACTATAATTTTAGTGAGGCAGCCCAATTCGAAGGTACTGTGCACGGATTAATAAGTTATTTATATATTGATGATGCAGATAAAAGAATTATTGCTAGTGAATATGCAGAAGATATAGAATCTAATACTCGTATTAATGATATAATTCGTATGATAAAGGATTATGATAATAGTGATGAAGTTATAAAATTAATTAAAAGATATTATCAGTTAGTACAGAATGAAGATGATCCAATGAATAGTGGTATCCCTAAAAAAGTAGAAATGGATCAAATAGAGGATTCTCTAAGGGAACGTTTAAGAGAATTAATATATAATCATGAATACAATAAAATGGCTAACTACATTGGTGATTGGTTAATTGATCATGGTTATATAAGACAAAATCAAAAGTGGGGTGATTATGAATTCACTGAACCCTATTTAAATAAGTGGAAGGAAGTAGATACCAGTAAACTACCAAAGTGGTTAAATTTCGATAGAGAAGAGTTTATTGAAGATCAGACTAATATTGATAGGGCAGGTGAATTAAGTAATATAGACGACTATTATGATACGGAAACGATAGATGGTGATACTTATTATATAATACAGATAGATTATTAAAATGAAATTATTTAAACTATACGAACAAGTAGAAGAAGAACAAAAGGAAACACAAGAACCTAAATTGATTACTCTTACTCCTTTAGATAAGAGGTTTCTTAAACTGATGCAAAGTAAAGATTTGGATTGGTCTGATGGTGCAGAGATTTGGAGATTTTTAACTGATACATTATATATTGAGGATATGGAACTTAAAATGAGATTAACATATCTTTATATGGAACAACTTGTTGATGAGGATGAGGGAGAAACCTACGATGATTTAGAAAAGGTTGATTTAGATATGGAAAAGATTAACTCTGAATTTGATGACAAACAATTAGCACTAGCAGAATATTTTGACTTACCACCATTTTTAATGGAAGAGGGTGGTTATAGTCACTATGGTTTAGATCAGTATGAAAACGAAGATGATGGTGGAACATATGCAATAGGTGATGAAGATGAGATGGATGACGCAATGAATGATTACGCACAAAATAGAATAGACGATGGTGTTGAATATATGGAAGATTGGTATTTGGAAAATCATTTAGAACCAAACGATTCCGCCATTGAACAATTTGCGGAAGAAGAGGCTGATCATAGATTAAGTGATATGACAGATGAAGAGATATTAGAAGAAGCTGGTTATGATAACATGGATGATGCCAAAGAGCAATGGGAAGAAAAAGACAGTGAAAAAGATGATATCGAAGAACGTATGAATGACTTAGAGTCGGAAAAAGAGGAGTTAGAATCAGAGCAAGGGGACTTGGATTATGAAGAAGATGAAGATGAGTACAATAGATTAGAAGAGGAGATAGATTTGAAACAAGAAGAGATTAATGATTTACAAAGTGAGTTAGATGACTTAGAAACTGAGATGGAAAACCTACAAGAAATTTATCAAGGAGAATTTGTAGAACAAGCCAAAGATGAGTTAAGAGAAAATTATACCCAAAATACTGTGGATGAAATTAGAAGTGATGGTTTTAGTTATTTTGTTGATAATCTAGGTTTTGATAGAGAAAGTGCTATAGATAGTTTTTTCTGGTTGGATGAAGATAGTCTCAAAGAATCAATTAAAGATGATGAAGGTTATGAAGCCTTAGCTAGTTATGATGGCAACTACGATGAAATAAATATGAATGGAGTCCTTTATCTCATAATTAGAACTGATTAATTATAATTCTATTAAGATATTTATTCGTATATGAAGAAGAAGCACATTATTAAATCAGGAAAAAGATTGATTAAGAAAAAAATTAAATCAATCAAAGAAAGTAATCAACCTAAATTTTTATTTGAGGGCAAGTTAGAAGATTTAAGAAAATCTTGGGCTGAATTTGTCAATGGTGCAAGAAGAGAAGGTAAAGAAACTACTGAAGCAGCAAAGATACTAGCAAAAATTATTAATAAAAAAGATGTAACTGAAGAAGATAAAAAATTTCTTAAAGAACAATCTAAAGATTTAGCTCGTATAGTGGCATTGATGGGGTTAGGTGCAGTATCTATGGCACTACCTATTGCTTTAGAAAAAGTTTTGAATAAGTGGAATATAAGTATTATGCCTAATAGTCATAGTGAAGAAGAGGAGGTAGAAGAATTAAATGAATCTACAGGTAATCTGTTATATTCTGCGGTTGTGTTAGACGATGATGATCAAGATAACTTAATTATGTTTGTAGATAATTATGTGGATATACCATTAAATTGGAAAAAGATTGCTCACCATATGACTATGGGTTTTAAACAACCAGTACCACAACACTTAAGAGATGATATAGGTAAGACAGTACAATTAACAGTTAAAGAGATTGGTGTTTCAGAAGACGCAATTGCCGTAAAAGTAGACGGTTATCATACTAATAATAAAATCCCACATATTACTATTGCAATACCTAAAGATGGTAAACCATATAACTCTAACCTTATTACCGATTGGAAACCTGTAGATGAAGAAATCATTATTAAAGGAAAGGTGAGAGAAATCTATTCTTAATCATATTTATTAGTATATGATTAAATTCAAAGACATACTAAAAGAATCCGAAGATTTAGATACGTTAGTTAATAGAAAACTATTGGATATAGTTGCAAAAAGATTCGATTTAAATTTTAATTATACTAATTATAGTAAACCAATAATAGATCAGATAAGACAAGAAGGTATTATTACCTTTATGGAAGAGATAATGGCTTTAGATTATCAAAAAATTGCGGAATTGTGTTGGTTAATATTTTTAAATGGTTCAATAAATTATTTAACTGATCCTATAAAAACAGATGAAACTTTTTATGTGTATGAAATAGGTTACTATGGTGAATTATCAGAAGATGAGGTAGAGATTGATGGTGATTGTGGAGATTGTGACGGAATGGGTACACAAAATAATGACTGTCAAACTTGTCAGGGTTCAGGGGAATACGATTATGGTGAAGGTGAGGTAGAGTGTGAAGACTGTGGTGGTGGTGGAGAAGTAGAAGATGACTGTTGGAACTGTGAAGGGACAGGTATTGATTACTTTCAAGAAACAGAATATCATATAACAGATAATACACTAATATTATATAGTAACGAACCAAATTTAGATAGACCTATAGTGAATGAAACAAATTTTGAATTGTGGTATGATGAAAATGAGGCACTTTTAATACCAATGCAGGATAATTGGGAAGAGACGGTAAGTAGTTTTGATAGTGATGATTTGGAAAGTAAAGAAGGAACAGTTAGTGTGTATTATCCACAAGAAGATATACATTTTGAAAATGCAAGATACAGAACGTATTTTAGAAATTTAATTGAACATAGATAATGATAAAGTTTATTAACATAATGGAAGAATACGGTGCAAACTTTAGAAAAGATAATTACACCGCACCAAAATTAGATACTCTAATTAATAGAAAGTTAATGAATATAATTTCACAAAAATTTGATTTTGATTATTTTAGGGGTGCGGCAGATAAGTGGGGTTGGAGTAGTAAAAGACATATATTTTTTAATAGGTATTTCAAAGGAGGGTTAACAAATGACCATGATTTACCATATAATAATATCTATCAATTTATGAAAGATTCGTTATTTTTAGATGAAGATAAAATAAATGAATTGGCGTTTCTTTTGGCAACTAATTTAAAGGTTAAGGATTGGATGACAGATCCTATTTTAGAACCGTATGATTATTACTATTATGATATTCGCTATTATGACGATTATGTAAGTGATGAAGAAGAGGAAGAATGTGAGACTTGTGAAGAATGTGGTGGTAGTGGATATGAAGATGAAGATTGTGGGTATTGTGATGGTGAAGGAGAACAAAGATTAGAATGTGGGTATTGTGACGGTGAAGGAAGTTTTAGAGATGATGAAGGAGAAGAAGAACAATGTGACGAATGTAATGGTGATGGATACGAAGAAGTAGAATGTGATGAATGTCATGGTGATGGTAGATCTGATGAAGATTGTCATTGGTGTGGTGGAGACACAGAGATATGTGAAACTATGTATTATAAAGAAATTAGTGAAATGAGAATTAAATTAATATCACCAGTAAAGTTACCATCTCCGGGCACACAAATACGTAATTACTACACTGAGAGTTATACTGATTGGAGAGATAAGATTGAGAACGATAAAGGGTTAATTGTTTTAACTGATGAAGTTTTTGATACCGAACAAGATGAATATAATCCAGATAATGATAGTTATGAGAGTCCTTTATATGAACAGGCGGATAAAATTAAATATTTTGAAGAGAGTACTCTTAGAAATGAAATGGAGGAGTGGAGATTCGGTCAATTAAATCACCCATTTAAATCAGTATTAAGATAATGAAACTATATAACCTCATATCGGAATCTAATGACAGTAACGTAACGTATACTGAACTAACTCCTATAGATAGAAAGTTATTGCAGTTTATGTTAGGAAAAGGTATTAACTATAAGGATGATAAATTAATATATAAATTTATTAAAGAGACGTTGGCGATAGATGATTTAGAAACACAAATTAGATTAATTAATTTATATAAGTTAAATGCTCATACTGCACAGAAATTAGAAAAAGGTTTTTTAGAAATGGATAAGGTAGTAGATTTAGATACTACTGATAGTAACGATTATACTAAAGTATTGGCAGAATTTAAAGGACTACCAGAGACATTTGTTGTTGAAGAATATAGGGGAGATATAAGGGATTACTATAACACTTATTTACCAGAATATAGAATTTTTGATGTTGCAAGAAATGGTTATGAGTCCTATCAAATTGCTAGAAATTATGATGAAGCGTGGAACGCAGCACAAACTAGAGTGTATGATATAATTCAAAGTGAAGGGTACGATGCATTAAATCAAGAATGGTTAATGGGGTACGTAGAACCAGATAAAGAACAAATAGAGTTATATGTAAGAGAAACTACAGAAGAAAGAGCTAGAGACTACGATGAAGATGAGTTAAGAGAGGAATTGCTGGGTTATAATAGTGAGGACTGGAATGAATATGAAGGTGCAGAGGATGACACTAAATTATATAAAGACGAGATAAAAAAATTATCATTAGAAATTCAAGAGAAAGAGTTTAAAAAAGATAATATTGAGTCAGAATTAATAGTATTAGAAAAAGATATTGAAAGATTAGATTATTATAGTGATGACGAAACTAACTATAGGGATATGGAATATAGTGAAGAGATTGATGAGTTACAACAACAATATAATAATTACAAACGAATTTTTGACGAATTAGAATTATATTTGGAGGAATCTTATAAAGAATTAGATAAGTTACAAACTAATTTAGAAGAAAGTAAAACCTTATTAGAAAAATATAGTGGTGAAAGTCTTATTGAAATGTATATTGAACAAGTAACTGCCGATAGAACAGAAGAATTCGTAGATGATATAGACAGTTTTTTAGATTATGTAAGTATGGAAATTTCTGAAGCATATGAGTACGGTTATATAGACATTGATTCTGATGAGGTTATGGAAGGAGCAGTCAGTGATGATGGGTTAGGACATTGGTTAGCGGGATACGATGGAGGATATGATGAAGAAACAATTACGCAAGAAGATGGTAATTATTCCGATACTTTTTATTTGTTTAGGAATCATTAATTGACATTTAAATAAAATATTATTATATTTAATCAAAATTAATAATAATATGTCGGAAAGAGTAAAACATCCTAAACATTATAATAGAGGAATTGAAATGTGGGACTATTCACATTCACATAATCTAGATTTTTTTGAAGGTAATATAGTAAAATATGTTACAAGATGGAAAGATAAAAATGGTATAGAAGATCTCTATAAGGCAAAACAGTATTTAGATAAACTTATTTCACTAAATGAAGTTTTAGGAAAATAAACATATTTATTTCCAAAAAAAGTTATGGAAAAATATTTTATTAACGAAGTTTTGGAAATGGATTGTGATGATAATGGAAATCTAACTGTTAAATTTGTTTTAGAAGAAGATGAAGAAAATACATATAGGTTGTTAGAAACAAATGAATATTATTATTGGGTTGATGAAAACTATAACGATGAAATAAGTGGTGAACCACTTACAAATGATTGGGATGAAGAAGAATACCATTCAGACGAAGGTTTTAATTTTGTACAATGGAAAGATTATAACCACAGTGAAGAAGTTGTTATAGATTTTATAAAAGATAGTTTTTTAAGTAAAGAAGAATTACCAAATAAAATAAAAATAGAATGAAAAGATTAACAATACATTTAAAAAGAGTCAATAAAAAAACAGAGGTTATTGAAGGTAAGAGTAAAAGTAAAATTTTTAACACTTTATCTTATAGAGTTAAAGATGAAGATGAAGCAAATATTATAGTAAATAACATCAACGAAAACGAAAAGCCACGTAACAATGTAAAAAAGTGGTACTTATCCGGTATTAGATAATTTATTAAGTTTTTTATATATTTATATATAAAAGACGCAAATGAGCAATATTGACAAATTAAGACAACTAGTTGAGGATTTATCACTACGAGATCAAGATTTAATACAAAAAGTTCAACATTTCGATATTTTAGAACACGTATTTTTAACTTCTCCTCGTCCTATGGCTATTATGGCAGAAGATTGGAAATATCTGTTAGTAAATGAGTTGTTTGCTGAACTTTATGGGTTTGAAAACCCTAATGATATGGTGGGGAAAAGACATTATGAATTATTCCTTAAAATTCCTGAAAGACCTATTGATGAAATTAATAGTAAGTTAAATAATGAAGGGAGTTGGCAAGGTGTTATAAAATGTCCACATAAATCAGGACAAGATTTTATATCTAAAATTACATTAAAAAAAGTTGATGGTAAGGATGTATTACTTTGTACTTGTGAAGTAGTAAAAGATAATTAATAATGGGTAATAACGGAAATCAAAATGGGTGGAATGAATATTCACGACTTGTCTTAGCAGAATTAGAGAAATTGAATAATAAAGTAGATTCACTAACTGAGGAAAATAACGATATTAAACAAGAACTATCTAAATTAGAACAATTTAAAGACGAAATATCTTCATTAAAAGATTGGAAAGGTAATGTAGATGAAGTATCTTCACCTACACAATTAAAAGAATTACAAAAAGAAGTTAGTGATTTAAAAACATTTAAAACTATGTCTACTACTGTATGGGTGGTAGTACAGATTATTTTTGGTATTGTCGCAACTTTATTTGGGCTTTATTTAAAATCTAGTTGAGGTTTAGTAACTAAGTTTACTTTTAGATTAACCCCATTTTCTTTACCCCACTCTTCAAACGCAATAGCGTGAGGTTCTCTATCTTCATACATTTCTATTAACTCCGTATTTGGAAACCTATTTAATAGACTTACAATAGTATTTAACTTACTATTTAAAGTATCTCCATCATCTTTATAATGGTATTCATCAAAAACAATATCATTACTGTGTAATATATCTTCTACTTGATCTTTCTGATTTGGAAGTCTACCAGTTAACATAACCACATAAGTGTTAGGTGTATCACTTTCAATAACATAATCACTTATTGTAGATTTAATTGGTTGAATATCGAATACCTCAGTATCTAAAGATTCTCTTTTACTCCACCAACCTCTATGTGGATATGGTGAACCAGTTTTTTCTTCCCATTCTCTTTTACCTTCTTCTGCGTGTGGTGTGTCCATCAACGTACCATCAAAGTCAAAGATTGCAATCTTGTTAATATCTAAAGGGTCTCCTACTGTTTCCATAATTAATCTGAATTTACTTACTGTTACACATTCGTTTAAATCTAATACACTACCTTGTACCCAAGGGGTGAAATCTTCTAACGGAGTTTTATGTTTTTCTCCGTTATATGTAAAAGTAATCATTTTTTCGTCAAAATCCAAATCTCTATCTAAAAATTCTAATTTTCCGTCACTACTAGTCCATTTTTTCATCCAACTATGATGATTAAACCCACTTTTTTTAAGGAATGATTCAAACTCCCTTTTTTGTTTTATTTTTTCTGCGTAATTTTCATCATCCTCTAATTTATGTAATTTTCGCTCTAGTTCCGCATTTAATACTTCTTTAACATATTTTGCACCTGCTTCATCAATAAAGTCACCACCCCAATATGCATCATCTAAATCACAATTACTACAAGGGTTTAGTTCTTCTTCTAAATCTTGTAAATCACTAAATGTAAAAATACCATGTTCTTTAATTTTCTCTAATAAATCTTCATATGGAATCTTTATGGTGTATGGTCCATAAGAAAATTGACTGATATAAGGAACGTAAGTAATTTCATCTTCATAGATTTCTTTTACTTGTTCTGTTCTAAATCTACCAGTTTCACCATTTAATGCCCAAACATATTCATTTACTACATCGTCTTTATCATCTTTAGTAAGAAAGTCATCTAAATATTCGTATAGTCCACCATCGTTGTCCATACCACCATATTTAGGATCATCAACATAAACACCTACTATATCACCTATCTTTTTTATAATATCTAATGTCTTATCATTATACATTACATAGTTGAATTCTTCATGATCATAATCTTCTGAACCTGCTCCGTCATCACCAATTCTCCACGCCTGCTCTCCAACACCAGATATAAATTGTTCAAAGTCGTCACTATCACCCGCAATTTCTAATCCATCTCTTTCAAAATTAACACAAGGTGTTTTTGGATATCCGTTAGAATTACAATAATAAAAATTGTCACCTAATAAAGTCTTAACTAATTTATTGTGTTCATCACTAGGATAATAAACTTCTAATACTTCATCTTCATCACCATCTTTTTCTTTAAGTCTCTCAACAAATTTATATAATGCATCTCCTCTATTAACATTTTCAATAGTTTCCCATGGAATTCTATATTTATTATCCCCAAACTCATCATTTCCAACCTTAACTGCGGATTTGGTATCTTTATTTAAAACCCATAATGCGTACCATTGTTTAGCTTCTTCATTGGTAAAGGCTAATGTAGTTTTTAACCACTTTATCACCTTTGCTTTACTAGGGTAAGTACCAACAAACTCTTTATTGATAAAATCTATTATTTTTATTTCTAATTTAGAAAATTTGTCCATAAAGTTAAATTTATATCTATAAATATTAAAAATAAAGTAATAAATTTGGATAATTAAAAAAAATATTATACTTTTATGGTATGAATATTTTTATATTAGACGAAGACCCAAAAAAATGTGCTGAGTATCACAACGATAAGCACGTAGTTAAAATGATATTAGAAAGTGCACAACTTCTATGTGGTGTCCATCATATGGTAGAATCAGGTTTAGATGTACCTTATGGTTTATCCCATAAGAACCACCCTTGTTCTATATGGGCAAGAGAATGTATAGAAAATTATGTATGGTTATGTGATTTAGGTATTGAGTTATGTAAAGAATATACCTACCGTTATGAAAAAAGACACAAATCACAAGATATAATCGAATGGTGTATGATTAACCACCCACCATTAAAAGAGTTGGGTAAACTAACACCATTTAGACTTGCAATGCCAGATGAATGTAAAATTGGTAATGCAGTTGAGTCATACAGAGAGTACTATATTAGAGAGAAAAAATACTTTTCTAAGTGGAAAAAAAGAAATATTCCGCATTTTATGGTAAAATGTTTGGCAGTTTAAAATATTTGCAGTATATTTGTAATAACAAAAATAAATAACTATGGAATACTTAAATTTAGAACAAATCGGAGCACAGTGTCCTTCGGCATTAACACAGACACAATCAAGACATCTTTCACACATTTACAAACACATTCCTACTACTAAGGTAATTGATATCTTAGAAGAAAAGAATTGGAAACCAACCGCAGCGATGCAAACTGGTACTCGTACAGGATATGAAGATACCGTACCATTTAAGAAACACATTTTACGTTTCAGAAATACGGAGATGGATAACCTTTCCAATGAGATTGGGGATACACATCCAGAGATTGTATTAACCAACTCTCACAATGGTAGATCATCCTTTAAATTTCACGTAGGACTTTTTAGATTAGTTTGTAGTAACGGATTAGTAGTTGCAGATAAGACTTTTGATAGTTACACTATTCGTCACAAAGGATTTAAAAAATCTTCTATATTAGATACGGTAGGACAAATTACTACACATATCCCACAAGTTGTTGGTAAAGTACAAAGTATGATGGGTGTGGAACTAACACCTCAACAACGAAGAGATTTCGCACAACAAGCGGTAATCGAAAGATGGGGTAAAGACAGACACGTTAACTTAGACGAATTACTAACCATTAACAGAGCCGCAGACAAAGGAAATGATTTGTGGACAGTATTCAACAGAATACAAGAGGGAATGATTAGAGGAGGTTTAAATACCTACGTTAAAAAAGACGGAAAAATTAAATATAATAAAACCAGAGCAGTTAAGTCGATAGATGAAAATCTAAAGGTTAACAAAATGTTGTGGAGTTTATCAGAGACTATGGTGTAATAGTGGTTTGATTTGTTTGTAAAATTAGGGGGAAGAAATTCTCCCTTTTTTTTTGTTTATTAAATTATTTTTTCTATATTTGTATAAACAAATTAATTATGCCACAGATATATGAAGTAGGAGGATGTGTAAGAGATGAAATCATAGGGGTACACACCAACGATATTGATTTCACATTCGTTTTAGATAATACCGATCAAACAGTAGATGAGGGATGGGACGAAATGTTAACCCACTTAAAAACTGAAGGGTTCAAAATATTTTTGGAAACCAAAGATTGTTTTACTGTTAGAGCTAAGTTCCCTAAAGGACATGTGAATGAAGGGTTGGTTGCAGACTTTGTAATGGCTCGTAAGGAAGTAGGTTACATCTTAGGTACTAGAAAACCTATATTAGAGTTAGGTACATTGGAAGATGATTTAAGGAGAAGGGATTTTACTCTTAATGCATTAGCAAAAGATTTAGATGGAACTATCGTTGATTTATTTGAGGGTAGAAAACATTTAGAGGAAGGTATTTTAGTTACCCCACTAAATCCAATTAAAACTTTCTTTGATGATCCGTTAAGGATGATTAGAGCATTAAGGTTTTCAATTACTAAAGGTTTTGAGATTGATTCTGAAGTTTGGGATGCAATGTTTGAACCGGGATTAATTGAACACTTAAAGAACGTAGTATCAAAAGAAAGGATACAAGGTGAGGTTTCTAAAATGATGAAACACGATACAGTATCTACTTTAAGGTTACTGGCGAAGATTGATAAAATTGAACCTAAACTATTAGAGGTTATGTTTGGTGGTGACATATGGTTACTACCATCAACAAAGAAATAAGAGTACACAACGGACAAGGCTATGGCGAGTGAGTTGTGACATAATAAGGGTAGGAGATTAAAAAGGTTTGTTACATTCAGATATAAAAGTGTAACAGAGGAAGTAGCGGAAGGGTACATAAGAAAACCTGAAAATTCTAGACAGTCAGGAGGCCAAAACCCTTTTTAATCGTTTGAACTAACATTATGGACAACAACAAATCGGTGGGATGCGAGTGGTTGACCAGTACTCTTATTTTTTATTTTTTTTTCTACATATTTATTTAATAGAAACCTTTTAATTTATGAAAAATGTGCCAAGTAAATTTAATTTGTGCACTCGTTTGACACTGGTAATATTGGGTATACTGTCCATAATTTTATTGCCTATAATCTACGGGTGGGAAGGTAGTTATAGTCAATACTATCAATACATACCTATTGGTTTTACTATTATTTTTTCTACGTTGTCTGTTGGTTTATATGTACATAGTAATAATGAATGGAAAATATCTGCAATGGCATTAATATGTTTATCTATTTTTGATATGTACCGGTTTCCACTCTTACATTATAGTTGTGCAATATTCTTTTTTGTATTTGCAACATTTGCGATGTGGAATGATAAAAGAGTAAGTGGTTTTGGTAAACTTTCCTTATCTCTTTACCCACTAATATTTTTTAGTTTAATGATTTTTGAGTTGGTACAAGTTTTAATTATATGTACTTTTCATTTAATATATGTTATAAGATTACTTAACACTAAAATAGAAAAAAAATTAATTCAAGATGTTATTATAGAAGATGGAGATATTTAATAGTATGTTACCCAAAACGTTTTACAAACAGAATATTAAAAATAAAAATGATATATCATCTAAAGTGAAACTATATACTATTACATATGATTACACATTAAACCCATATTTTGGTGAATATATAAAAGAATCTTATAATAAATTTGGGAACGTTATAGATAATTTAGGATTAATGAAATTAACTGGGTATAGTAAAGATGAGGTGGAATATAATTTTCATCAGTTAATGAAGATGTATTATATATTACCTAAAAAAATAAATGAGTATAGTATAACAGATATTACTCATTAGTAAATCCATTCTGTAATCTATCTAAAATCTTTTTTAATTGGGCAGCCTCTTCAAAGTTTTGTATTTCTACTGCTTCTTCCTTTTGTTCCTCTAACATATCAATAATATTAGTGTTACCTAAAATCTGTATAAATTTTTCTTTAGCAGAATTTCTTCCTTTAGGATCTTTATGTATAGTTAAAATGTATAAAATTGTACCTAATAACTCAAATAACAATATAAAAGAGTTACCCCTAAAAAATAATTCTTCCCCCCTTAAATTAGAAACAGTTCTATAAATAGACATATTATTCGCAATAACTATAGGTATATTTTTTAACTCATTTAGGGGTATAAATTCTAAATTATATAATTGATCTTCATTCCCAATACCGTCAAAATCTACTCTAATATCTATAAAATCTTTTTCTTCATTTAGTTGGATATAATCAAATATTTTATAAGCTTTTAGGTGTTGTATTCCTTTTGTGGGGTTGACAGTTTTACCTTTTTTATCCCATTCATCTAAAAATAAATCTAAAGACGAACCCTTCATCGTTTCTTTAAAAATTATATTTAATGATTCTTTTTCTTTAATCACGTGATTAAAGAATGTTTTAAAAGTTATACCATCTTCTAATTGTACAGGACAATCTAAATAGTTTATAATTGTATCCACTTTCTCTACTTCCTTACTAACCTTATCTATTAAGTGTAAAGATCCATTTTTTTTAAATAGTATTGTTCTCATCTTAATTATAAATAGGCAATATTTGAGATAAATTATCTAATTTATACATTCGTCCATTTACTGTTGCACAAATATCCCACCCAAAAAAGTCATTCCTACCTAATTTTTCTAATACACCTTCTATGTCAGTATAACCTTCAGTTGTAATTCCCTTATCTGTGTCAATATTATATACGTTTTTTAGCAATACTTTTTTGCCAACTAACTTTAACTTACGATCCATTTTATATGAAATTAATAAATAGTCTTTTCTTTTTGTACTATTTTTTTGTTTTCTATAATATAAGTATATATTATTTATTTAAAAGATATACAAAAATAGTACAAAAAATCTAATATGTCAATATTTGACTATATTAAAAAAATAAAGTATCTTTATTAAATGAATGATAAAGTAAAAGAAGCTATCATATCTTTTTTAGAAAAAAGAGATTTAATCAATGAAAATACTTATAATGAATTATTAAGTGATAGTGAGAAATTAAAAACAATAAGAGAGGTTATAAATAATTCTCTGTTGGAGTGTAAAAGAAATATAATTAAGTCTAATATTAACCTTTTAAACGAAAGAATATTCAAAGACGATTATGAAGGTGCAATTGAAGTAATAACAAATACTAAGGATAAAACTTTTTTTTATGATTATTTAGATTCACTCAATGATTTACTACTTAAATTTCAAGATTATGAAAAGTGTTTTGAAGACGAAACAGTACATTTATCTGTTGTAAAAGATAACTTTTTTTTAAAAGATGATCAAGTAGTTGATATATTAAACGAAATATATTTGGATAATAAATAATTTTTTTGTACTTTTATAATATGTTAACAGAGAAACATATTAAACATTTCGTAGAAAAAGGTAAAAGTTTTTTCGATAAATACATTTCATATACTACTAATCCTTTAGGTATACCATCAGTAATCAAAGTAAAAAAAGTTAATACAAGTATATTTCAAGTAACTGTTTTATCACCAGATCCTGTTACTTCTTCCGATGTTTCCTTTTGTGTAACCCAATCAGTAGAGAGACATTACGCTTCATTAAATATCGCTAACTTATTAGAGTCAAATATGTACTTACCTCAAAAGGATTGTCATCAAATTGCAGAATATATCGTACAAAAAAAGTATGAACAATATATAGATTTTGTGATGTCTTCATAGTTTTTTCATATTTATGAAAAAAAAGACATGATATATTTTATTTTTATTATCCCCACCCTTATATTTGGTTTAGTAATTTATTTACTATTAAGAAAAAAGAAGAAAAATATGAATTCTATTCACAATGATGAAAGGGTAATGAACGACTTAAAATTTTTAAGAGAACAGTTATTAACTGAAACAAATCCTAATGTTCGTTTAGAAATAATGAAAAAGATTGAAATTATATCAAGTTTTTATAATTAATGTCTAAATTACCAACTATACATATTAATAGTGAGTCTGAAGAACAAGACTACCTTAGAAACTATAAAACACAATTACATATTAAAATTATGGATACTGTAGAATTTGCATATGATAATGATGTGAACTCAATAGAGGTAGTAAAAGTAATTAATAATTTTAGAGGTATTACATTTGTATTGTGTGTTACAAAAGATAATTGGGAAGATAGTTTAAATAAATCTTTAGATCATTTTTTAGAAGAGGAAGAGTATGAATTATGTAATAAAGTACATAAAATTTTAAAAAAAATAAGTGATGAGTAAATTAGATTTACATGGTATAAGACATCATGAAGTACCTAGAAAAGTAGATGTATTTTTAGGTGAACATCTACAAAAAGGTACGAATGAAGTTACTATTATTACAGGTCATAGTGATAACATGAAAAAAATTGTAGATGAAGTTTTAGTAGATTATGGTTTAACATCTGAATATGGATTTTTATCTAAGGCAGAATTAATAGTTAAACTTTAATAACATTTATTTGACAAAACTCTACTAAGTTTAAAAAATGTTTGGTTATTTATATATAAACTATATATGAAAAACACCGAACTATTAAATGATCTAAATAATTATATGAAAAATTTTAGATCAGAAGACACTGTAAGTACTAAAAAAAGTAAGTACAAATATTCTTTAAAATCTGTAGCATTTACTTATGGTAGTACACCACAAGAAACATTTCAAAGTTTATTAAATAATTTAAAAATAAAACCTAAAAGATTAGTGGTGGTGGGTTCCAGTATTGGTTGGATTAATTTTTATTGGAATGAGTTATATCCTAATATTGAAACTATTGGTATTGACATACATTCTTTTCGCGTTAATTTTGCAAAAAAAATGGTGGACAAGTTTAATCTAAAAAATATTACTTTCTCGGAAACCTCTTTTTATGATTTTGAATTTTCTGAGGGGGATTTAATATGGCAAAGTAATTTGTGTTTTAATGGTAAAGATGTTTGTAATGCAAACGAAGATTTACTAAAAAAAACGCCTAAAGTAAGTATAATTAGTTATAGACCGATTAGTAAGAATAAAGAACATAGAAAATATATTACCCCACATTACTATCCTGTAAGTTGGATGGAAAAACAATCTTTCTATATCTATGAAAAAATATGATATAACATACATTTCTTCTAATATTTCTTTTTTATTAGATTGTTATATTAATTCATTCAAAGACTTAAACCTTTGTTTAATCGATAAAGAAGATAATTTAGGAGGTGCTTGGCAAATATCAGACGCTAGAGTACATTTGCAATGGGTTGGTGAAGAAAATAAAAAATATATTGACATTATAAATAATGACTTAAAAAAAGTTGATAGTAAGTTTGAAATAAAAGGACCACTACCATATGTTTATACAATAACAGAAAAAATATATACTACTTTTTCCCTTTATCACATCAATTTAGGTTCTAATTTATTTATGAAAGAGCTAATAGAAAAAATTAAAAGTAGATCTAACGTTGATATAATCAAAGATGACATTAAAGAAGTTAAATTAAAAAATAATGTTTTTAATATTATTGGTGAGGAAAAATATATATCTAATAAATTATATTTAACTAATAATTTAAAATTAGATAAAATAAGTTTAAATTATGTAAACTATAGACTTAAGTATTTGGATAGAAAATATAGACACCTTTTCATAAAAGTTAAATCTACACAAATAAAACCATTAAATGTTTTAATATGTCAAGCTAATGGGTTTAAGTGGGATGACAACATGATATTTGATGATTACAATAAACAGAAAATTCATAAAAATTTAGATAAATCTTTAAATTTTTTAGTAAATGTCTCTTCGTTATATGATACCGAAAAAAACACACAATTTTTTTCTTGTAGAATAAAGAATGACAGTTTTGTTAAACATTTCAAAAACTATTTAATATATAATAAAATAACTAATAAAGATGTAGAAATAGAGATATTAGAAGATGATGAGTACACCCAACATAGACTTATTAATGTATATACAATACCAAAAACTAAAAATTTAGAAGTATTTACAAAAATGAACTATTTTTATTATTTGATGAAGTTAAATGAATTAAGAAATGAACATTAAAAAAGGATATAACATACCAAAGTGTGTAGAACTTAAAAAGTCACCATTACATGGGTTGGGTTATTTTGCAACAGAATTTATCCCAAAAGGAAGTAATTTAGGTATATGTCATTATTACGATTATAGTGAAACACCGGTTAAACATTTAAGAAACCCTTTTGTGGGTTTTTTTAATTACTCAGTCAATAAAAACGCATGGTTACCCATAGTAAAAAAAGAATTTTCTAACGGTAAAGGATATGTTACTGAATTAATAACCACAAAAGATATTAAAAAAGGTGAAGAGGTTTTACTAAAATATAGTTGGTATGACCCTACAAAACCTGACACTGACAAAAATAAACATTACATTCCTCTACCAGATTGTGTTTCTATAGAAGAAAGAAATGGGAATTATGTTCTTTATGCAACTAAAGATATTATAAAAGATTTTGATTTTGGACATTCCCACAGTTATTATAGTAAAACAGATTGTTATGAACCTAACCCTATCGGTGGGTATTTATTAGAGTCTGGTAACCCAAATTCTCTACTTATTAAAAAAGGTAAAGAAATTTTTTTGAGATCTAAAAAAATAATAAAAAAAGGTGAACCAATATCTGTTAGTTATGAAAAAATTTAATACTAAAAACTTAATTAACTGGCAACCCCAATTTGATTATGATTATGTTGATGATAAATATAAAACTTCAATAGAATATAGTTATCGTAAAACTTTGACACATAAAAATAGTGTTGAGTGTGAAACTATTAAAAAACTTTACAACAAGTATGAAGTTAAAAAGTTTTTTGAAAAGTTTGAGTTGAACGTTCCAAAACTTTATTATTATACAAATATAGAGAGAGATATTGCACACATTTTATCATATCACAAAATATACGTTGCAAAACCAGCACATATGTCTGAAAGTGATGGAGTTTTCATAAATGATAGGAATTATGAAAAAGTTAATAAAAGTCTTAATGATAATCTAAAAAAAACATCAAGACCAACAGAACCTAAAATGATGAAAGAAACAGAAAAAGGAATGTTAGTAGAAGAGTTTATAGACTATGATTATGAGTTTAAAGTATTTGTATTATATGGTTGTCCTATTGTTGGTGATTTAAGAGACGGATCAAAAGAATGGGATAGGGTAGATATCATAGATAAAAATAATAATTATTTTAATTGGGATAAAGAATATGACATTTGTAAAAAAATTGCAAAAGAACTTAGAATAGACTTTTTTAGAATAGATTTCTTTTACAGTAAAAAAGAAAATAAGTTTTATGCGGGCGAAATGGCATTTAGACCTTCTACATTATTGGGGGTAACAATAGAAAATTTTATACTTTCTAAATGGAAAAAAATGACACCTATTAAGAAATAGGGTTACAAAACTTTTACAAATCTATCTAAATAATGGTAATCATACTTCCTATTTATTTATATGAAATGGAGTGGATACGAATGGATAAAACAAGAAAGATGGGGAAACATTCATCCTGACAAACCTATTTGTTGGTATGATCCTTCCGCAGTGTCTATTGATGATAATGGACACTTAAACCTCAAAACACATCACAACCCTAAAGAATTTGAATCATTAAACCTAACTAGTAATATTGGTGTTGGTTTAGTATCTTGTACTGAAAAATTTGGGTATGGATATTTTGAGATAGAAGCTAAACTACCGAGAGGTAAGAATTTATGGCCAGCGTTTTGGATGTGGTCTTGGGATTCTTGGCCACCAGAAATAGATATTTTTGAGGGTTACACAAGAAGAACTAATGGGTATTTTTCTTTTGATTTTTTAAACCCCTTTGGGTTTTGGAATGTCCAAACTAATTTTCACTATGGTGATGTACCTAATAATACTAGTGAGGGTGCAGAAACTCATTGGATGGGATTTAAAGATCCTTCTAAAAATTTTATAAAGTATGGGTGTTTATGGGATAGAGACAAAATACAAATATTTTATAATGATAAAATGGTTAGAGAAATAACTAATACTTATGTGTTACGTCATTTTAGACACACTAATATGAATGTAATAATAAATAATAGTGTAGATACAAAAGCAAACCCTAATAGTAAAGAAGAATCTAATTTTATAGTCAAATATTTTAAATACATCCCTAAAGAAAATTTATAATAAACTTTGTTTATTTATTAATATTTTTATATTATATTAGTAATATGGACGAAATAGATTTACTAAAACATATGGAAAATGCGATGAATAATTCCTATGATTTACTTACGAATCATAAGAGTATTGAAGAATTAATAGTTGAAAACGGTATTTCAAACTTAGTATTTGCACATAATATAGAAACTAATCCCACTAAACAAGATATTGAAAATATGTTAAATTATTTTAAAGAATCTGAGGATTTTGAAAAGTGTATTGAGTTGTCTAAATTGATATAAATTAATCCCCTACATAATTTTAAAAATTAACAAATAATTAATGTAATTATTTTACAAAATGTTATATTTAAATAAAGGAATAAAATAAATTATATGAATATAAGTGGTATTATGTTTAATGAAATTATAACTATAACGATGACGTTATTTGCGGTGATAGATATATTTGGTTCTATACCCATAGTATTAGATTTAAGAGAAAAATTTGGAAAGATAGAAAGTCTTAAGGCAACTCTTATATCTTTTTTTATTATGGTTTTGTTTTTATTTACTGGTGAAAGAGCTTTATCCTTTTTAGGGATTGATGTGGCTTCATTCTCTATCGCTGGTGGACTTATATTATTCTTTATGGGGTTAGAGTTGGTTTTAGGTTTAACTTTCTTTAAAAGTGAACCAGATACGGAAGGTTCATCTATAGTACCGCTAGCGTTTCCCCTTATTGCGGGACCAGGTTCTTTAACTACCATAATATCTTTTAATTCTCTTTACCCTTTTTGGACTATATTAATTGGTATCATTTTAAATTTAATTGTAGTATATATTACTTTGAAGTTTAGTGACAGACTATCTAAGGTATTGGGTAAGAATGGTATGATGGTATTGCGTAAGGTATTCGGTATAATATGTTTGGCAATTGCAATCAAAATGATTAAATTCAACTTGTTTTTATAAATAGATAATATTTATAATTATGAGTCCTAAGAAAAAATTCATAAAAAATGTAGTAGATAGTTTAGTGGGGGAATCCAAACTATTATGGAAACCAACTAAACTTACTTTTCATAGAGATGGTGGATGGAATGATGTAAGAGTTGCAGTACCATTTAATAATCATAAAACAACTCCAGCACAATATTTTAAAGGTGAAGGTTCACATCAAGATTTATTTAAAGTAGGGTTTGAGGATTTTGTAGAAGATATATACGTATTATCTAAAGGAGAAACATATTACGTTTATAATTTATATTTAAAAGAGATGTTTACCAGAATAAGTAACTTCATAAAAGAAAATACCATAAATGATGAACCTGATGAAAATCCTTTTGCAATTAACGAAGACAACATGTTTAAAAGGTTCGGTAGAAAACTTTATTCCAAATATTCAAAAATACCAAACGTAAGTGAAAAGTTCGTAGAAAAAATGGCTAACTACATAGAACAACGATATGATGAAGTTATTAATGTAACATGGACTTATGATATCTATCAAAAAATGGAATTAAAAGTTTATATAGATGAAGATGACGGACATAGAACAGATATTGGTGTACACCCATTAGAACAGAAAATTAAAAAAGAATTATATACAGATTGGCATATTGCAATGGATGAAAATTCACATCTGTGGTTAGATATTAAAGTTATAAACTTAAACAAAGATACCAAACTTAGAGGCAGTGTTAGAGAATCAATAAATGAAGATTTTAATAATTATGACGAAACTATACCCAATGAAGAAGTTAAAAACTTTATAGATAAGGTGGTTAAAAGAATGGTTGACAAAACTGAAATGAACTTATATATGACGGATTATGATGCTTGGTCAACAAGTAGTCCTTGGTTTGGAAATTTTATCACCCCACAATTCCCTAATGATAAAAGGTATAAATTTAATATAACTTGGTTATTAGACGAACATTTTGAAAGAATGTCTTCTTTTATTAAATACTTTGCCAATGAATTAATTGAGGCTTATGGTTTTTCTACAAGAGGAGAATTAGAGTATTTCGATTCCGAATACCTTAAAAAGTTAAAAGAAAAGGTGGAGACATTAAAAATTCCTCTTATAGAAAAGAGACGAAAACAAAAGGAAGAATATAATAAAAAATATAATATATGGGAATCTAAAAAGGATGTTAAAAAAGAAATGGATGAGATACAAAGAGTAGTACAAGATTTAAGTAGACACCATAATTTTAATACAACAGTAGAAGATGTATCAAAAGAGATAGAAAACGCAACACCACAACCTTTAAAATATCAAATATGGAATCAATTAGAAAATAGTGAATCAGTAGATATTAACAAGGGAGATTTTGATGAAGTATTTAAAATTGCAAACAAATATCAAAAAGGTAATCCATTAAAATTAAAAAAGAAATTTAATGAGGGAAATTATCACCCACCTATTATTGCAAGATTTGATGATCGATACTGGTTAGTGGCAGGAAATACTAGACTTTGTACCGCTAAAGCGATGGGAATTAACCCTAATGTTTTAATTATAGATTTAAATAAAACTTACCCTGTTGATGAGTCTAAAATACCATCAGTAATTAAACAATATCTTAACGAAAATTTAATATAAATTTTTAAGAAAAAATACCCCAAAATACACTGAAAAGTAAGGTTTTTGTAATTGTTTTGTAATATTTAAATTACGCCCTTAACCTTTTATATTTTGGGTATACTTATATAGTGAATTGAATAAATTGCGCAATAATAAAAAACAATTCAAAATAATAACAATCAAATAAAAATAAATAAATTATGGGACACATACCCGAAAACGAAGATCCTTTTGAAGGAAATTCAAAAGTACCTCAACAAGGTACAAGATTAAATATCGATGGACAAACTAACGCGGAATCTTCTCAATTTAAAACTCGTTTACAAACAGAAATTAAAGAGGGAGATGCTAAGTTAGGTCAGGAGATTACAAGACAAGGAGAAGAATTAGGCGGAGAAATCGCAGAAAATAGCTCCAAAATTGAAAAAGTGGCAGGTGAGATAGAAGGTATAACTGATGGTATTGCTAGCTCTATTGATAATATCGAAAAGGATTTAAAATTCTTAACAGGTGATAAAGAGAGTGAGTTTACTGCTGAAGAAATAAAAGCTGATATTGAAGTTTATTTAACAGAACAAGCAGAAGCAATTAAAATCATTAAAGCCGGAGATGGTGCAACACCAGGTGAAGCAGAATATGCAAGATTATGGTTATCAAACTTTGGTGAGACTTATAGTGCAATCCACTTCTTAGCTTGGAAATTGAAAGATTTCAGTAACGTAGTAGATGACTTAGATTCATCTCAAATGGAACAGTATAATCAACACGTTGAAAAGTTAAGAAAACAATTAGTTCACTTATACGCTGAACTAGAAAAGACGGATGTAAACAAACCTGAATACGCTGAACTAGAAGATAAAATAACAGATATTGTTCAACAATTTGTAAGAATTACAGATGAAGATGAACTTTACCCTGAAGAAGTAACAAAAAGAATTGCAACCTTAGAGAAAGGGATTCAATACTTTTTTGATATTGATACAAATGCTTTTGAAGAATTTCAAGAAATTTTAGAAACTAGAGCATTAGGTATTGGTGTTAATGGTAATACTGAATTTACAGGTGCATACTATAGAGAATTACATGCTGAATTTAGTGCTAAAGCTGAAGAAATGAGAGCTATACTTGATATGGCTCAAAAAGCAGATGAAGATGGTGTAGAATTAGAGGACGAAGATATGTTTAACATAGAAAAAGCTATGTGGTTTAGAAATACTTTTACTTTAACATCTACATTAGCTGCAGTATTTTCTTACGATGACTGGAGAGATAGATTAAATCAAGTAGATTTTGACGAAGGTGTGTATAGTAAATATGTAGAGTATATTGACATGCTAAAACAGTTATTATCTAAATTTCAAGGAGCACTTTCTGGAATTGATCCAGATGATCCTGCAAGAGCAAAGTATGAAGATGAAATCACTAGAATTGAAGAAGAGTTATCTTCTTATACTTGTGATACAGAGGAAGATGAATACTCTAAATGTCAAGCTGGACATTTTGCTTGGTATCTTAATCAGCATGATACTAACGAAGATGCATACAGAGTGGCAACTAACGAAGAGATAGGATTGAATCCTGCGGAATCAGTTGTAGATTTAGATGTAAATAAGACTGTATTTAGATTAGTAACAGAAGAAGCGCTTGCAATTTTAAAATCACCGATTGGTTCACATCCTGAAAGTGTAATAGAAGCTGCACGAGCACATATAAATAGATTTGGAAAAGATTCTAACTCTACTGTTGCTTATTCAGAATGGCAAAACTACGTTTTAGAGACTAACGTTTCTGACGCAGTAGGTGAGATTTTGAATGCATCTGACTGTATATCTGAAAGATTGGTTAGTGAAATCAACGAAGCCGTAGATAATGTATCAATTGAAGAAGCTTTAATATTTCCTTTCCCTGACGGTAATAGAACTAGTTTTAATATCGTAGTAGAAGGACAATATAAAATAATTCTTGTTACATTAAATGGTTTGATACAAAATGGATTTGTTGGTCAAAGGGGAGAATTAGAATTTGATTTTGCACCGGCATTAGGATCACAAATTTCTGTTTTAGTAGAAAAAACTACGAATGTTAACTTAAATACACCAGTAGTAGACGATTGTGAATTTTCAATTGATGATATACTTAAAAAAGGTACATACAAATGTAGTGAGTCTAGAAGAGCTATTGTTAAACTGCGAAGAATTTTGGATTCTACTCGTTACAATGTTGACGAAAGTAAAGAATCTAAAGAGGTTAAACAAGCATTTGTAAATGAACTTACTGCAGCAATTGAGGGGTATACTAAAGCAATAGATGAAGCTGATGCAAACATAAATACACTTAATTCAGAAATTAAGAAACTTATGGAAAAGTTAAAATCATTACAATCTGATTATGATGTGAGTATAACAGATTTATCTGAAAAGAATGAAAAGTTAGATGATGTTCAGAAGGATATTATAAGTAATGAAAGTAATATTGCAGAAGCTAATAACACTATTAAGTTAAATGAAACTTTAAAAGCTGCTGAAGAAGCTAGACCGTTTCCTGATGAAAGTGTATTAGATATGTATAATCAAAACATCGAAGATGCTAAGAAAGATAGAGAAGAACTAGACGCTGTATTGGCTGAGAATAGAGATATAGAAAAAACACTTAAATCAGATATTTCTGATCTTGAAAAAGAAGTTAGTGGTTTAGATGCGGATATCTCCGAAACAACTACATCAGTGGATGAAAGAATGTCTGATTTGGCATCAAACAAAACAACTAAGTCTGCTTCTGAGAATAATAAAGCTTTTGCATCTGATGTAAAAGCAGAGTCGGAATCATTAATAGAGAAATTGGATTCCATTATTGATGAATTGAATCAATCTCAAGCAAATTTAGAAAGTAAGTTAAAATCAGCAGAAGAAGCGGCAGAACAATTTTGTTCTTCTGCAGAATCTGTCAAAAATTTAACTTCAAGATCGGCAAATGTTGATGATGTAATCGGAAAGACATACGGTAAAGTATACGAAGCAATTATAGGTGAAGAACCTAGAGAAGTCAAAACTACAGGATATTTTAATATCGGAGTAGTAGGTGATGGACCTAAAGCAATTGCAACGAATCCACCAGAATTTGAATTAATGGATGAAAATTTAGATATTAAAGCTTTAAATGAAGATGGAACGGAAATGGAGCCTTAATAAGGACATTTTTATATAATCTTTAATTAAAAAGTAATAATACATAGTTTTATAATAAAAAGGGAGACTTCGGTTTCCCTTTTTTTATTTATATAGAATCTATTTTTCTCACCTTCAACCAAATAGTAATAAGACAATCTTTATCCATTTGATTCCATTTAAGATATTTATCTTTCCATTCTTGTGATTTTTCTCCATTATAGTTAGACCAACTACCATCTAAATATGCTTGCCACCTAAAACCTTCTCTAGGGTTATAATTTTCTACTTCTTCCCAAGTGACTGTTTTATCACCCAATAAAAGTCTACAAAGGTAGTTTTCTTTCTCACAATAACTTAACATCAGTTTAGTATAAAGTTTCCTTAATAATGGATTATAATCTTCTGGTAGGGTAAAAATTTCCCAACACGCCAAATGAAATGCAAAACCGGGATAATATGCTCTTGATAGTTGTTTTTGAAATCCATTCCATTTTTCTTTTAAATCATAATGAACTCTAGAAGTATAATCATTATTTTTAATTACATTTCTTTTAAAACCACATATTGGTGCAATAAGTTTATTTAATCCAATTGCAATAGATTTTTCTATCAAACCTAAACCACATGTGATGTTGGTATATAATTTAATATGTTTGTTACAGGTTAGTGTTTTTACCCATGCCCACATACCGGGACCCATTACGAATCTTCTAGAAAGTCTGTAGGGTAAATGACTAGCAATTTCATCTAGTTCTTCTAAATCCCCATTTACTTTTAATGCTGCCAAAGACATAATTGTTTGATCTCTTGAAACATCGTCTTCACCATATCTACCTGTGTGTCTTGATGCTTGATACATTTTATTTTTGAAATGATAGTTCTCACCAAACGGACGATAACATTCTAATATACCTTCTTTCATTAAAGGTTCTTTCCATGCAATATATGCCAACCCTGTTCTCCAAAGAGCATCACCTTCACCAACATTCATCGCACCTTCTTTTTTTGCCCATTCCCATGCATGTTCACACATCATTTTAGTTTTAGTGTCAAAGAATTTTTTAGATTTTATTTTTTTACCGGCTTTAAACGTATTCATTTGGCAATAAATATGTTGATTTTATGAAAAAAATTAATTATCTTTGTATAAAATATAAATAAAATGACTAAACAAAGAACGTTAGAAGAATTAAGACAATCAAAAGGATATGGGTATAGACCACCTGTTTCACATAATGATTATGAGTTTGTAACACATAGATTTACTGAAAGTAAATTAATTGAGTATATTACAGAGTGTGTTGAAATTGTAAAAATGCAGGTAGATGAAGAGGATATAAAAGAAATAGAAAATTTTGTAAAAAATAATAAATCATAATTATGCCTAAAATAGAAAAATTCGTTACACAAACAGATTGGCTTTGGTATGAAGCTGAAATTACCAAAGAACAAGAAAAAGAATATTTAGCTTGGGAAAATGATGAAACTGGTGAAATAGAAGAACCAGAATGGTTATGGGACTTAGACTATGATTTATTAAGAGACAAACCGGCTACAGATGATATTGATTTTAGATTGATAGAAGATGAATAAGTTTTTTTTTATGTTCCTATTGTGTTCTTGTAGTGTAATAGAAGACTATAAGTATGTCGGTGAAGAAATTATTAGTGGAACAATGGAACATGAATTTCATTTACACGAACATTTCAAAGGAGAAGATAGTTCCCACCAGTGTTATTACTATCACGATACTATTATAGAAAATTATGAATTAACTATAGAAAACATAAAAAAAGTAAAAAAAATAGTATGGTACAGAAGATTATATTAAAGTTTAAAGAATGGTGGAAAAAACACATTGCAGATGTTGTTCCTCCACATTTGGATGATTTGTTTGATAATAAAAAAACCAATTAAATGAGAAGAAGATTACATTTATTAAAAGAATATTTGAAATATAAAAAACATCAAAATTTTATTGAGGAAAGGGTTGTGGAACTTAGACGTAAAATAACTAAAGAGGCAATAGAAACTGGTTGTGCAGATGAATTAACTAGAACATTATTTATTAAGTATAATAATTATCTGAAATCATTATCAAACAAAATTTGACTATTAAAAAATAAATTATTAAATTAGTAAAAAAAATAAAAAAAATGGAAAAATTAGAAAAGTATTACCCAATATTATTAGCGTTTATTAGTTTTTTGTTCTCAGTAACCTTATGGTTTATGGGACATAAAGATGAAGGTATGTTTGTAGGGATATGGGTCCCTTCGATTTTAGGGTTAGGTTGTTTTTTTAACACATTAAAAAAGTAGAGTTATGGATATTTTAATATTTGCAATAGGTTTAGTAATATTTGTTACTTATATGTATTTTCTGGTTAGGATGATAAATAGAGCTCATAAACAACAAGAAAGAGAACAAGGTAGGTATAACTATAAAAAAAGAGAAAAGTTAGGCTCAACTAAAGAGTTCGCAAAGAAATACAAAGTAAGAAAAATTGAGGACGAGAAATGGGATTCTTAATTTTTATTATTGGTTTTATAATATTCTCAACATATGTTATATTCTTTATGTTTACTACTAAGAAAGAAATAGAAGAAAAACCAACATTAAAAGATGATATAATAGATTATGATGGACACGGAAACTGGGGTAGATTCCCCCCAATCAAAAAAGAAAGAAAAAGAAAAATTAAAATATAGTTTTAGTACTATAGAAAGTTATCCCGCTAAAGATTATTGTCATTACAGTGGATTACCTTCACCTTCTGCATATGAACAAAATGATGAAGAGGCTGATAGGTAAGATATTATTATGGTGGTCATATAAAAAACCAAATCGTAAAAAAAGAAATTCCATTTGGGAATTATAAATACTTATATAGAGATGAAAAGGTTTTTATATTCAATAGGGTTATTATTATTTTTTATTTTTTATAGAAAAATAGATCCTTCTTTAAAAAATAGGTTATTTATTTTATATTTTACACTTTATTTAGATGACTCTTACCAAAAACCTATTACTATAAAATTAAAAGATATTACTACCGATTATCAATTTTTTAATAATTTTTTTTCTAAAGAAGTTATTAAAAAATTTTTAGGTGATGATGATATACCTTATGAAAAAATAAATTTAAATGTACGTGATCTTAGTTGGTCTGAGGAACAATTAAAAGTGAAAGATAATATTATTAAGGGAAAATATGATGAAAGTGGAAAATATGAACCCCCAATTATAAATAAAAATAATTCATTAATAGATGGGTATCATAGGGTAACTACCTTAAAGGATGTTTATGGTGGAGAACACGCAATAATCGTAAAGAAAATGAGAGTAGAAGACTTCAAAATTATGTGGGGGTCACT